AAGAAAAATCAGTGTTAAAGTTAATTGATGAAGGTGATTTACTTGAGGCTGAAAAGTTGTTCAACAGTGCTATACCATCCCCTCCCGAACCGTATGAGTTCGGTGAAGATGAGCAAATAGCGCAATGGGTGAAATGGCAGTTCAATCGCTTGGTTATCACCAAAGGCGAGCAATGGCGACCCGTCGCTATTGAAGCAAACATACAGGCCACACGCTTCGTTGAAGTTGATGGTGTTCACATTCCTATTCACATGAACGGTTTCATTGACGGGCTGTTTGCTGATGACGATGGCTTCGCTCTTATGGAATTGAAGACTGGGAAGTACAACAAAAACAAACCCACGGCCATGCGTAAAGAGATGCAATTTTACAAGATGATGCTTGAGCATAGCCCACACTACGAGTTCCTTCCTATCACCCATTGGGGATGGGAGTTCCCCGGTGGTGGTATCAACGGCGGCGATGGGCCTACCATGTTCTATGAAGATTCAAAGAAAGGGGGCAGACACGCCTCCAAGAGTATTGAGAAGGGTTTGGTGCGCCTACTTGAAGCACACCTAAACATGGAGTTTCCACCCGACCCCGGTAATAACGAGTTCAAATGTGGGTGGTGCAGTTTTCAAGAACACTGCGAGTATTGGAATCCGGCCAATGATTTAGAATGGCTGGAAAGTTCCGGTGCGAATAAGTTCTTGGACAAATTAGAAAAAGATGGAGAAGATGAAAAATGATGGAAGCAATGATGATTTTAGAGCGCATGTTGAATGACAATACTGGTACATTTAACATTGAAGTGAAAGTAAACAAAACGAGTGGTGGGCGTTTACCCAACCGTAAGATGTTCACTCGCCAAGTTATACGACAAACGAAACTAAGCGAGTTCGTGGACATAGGTGGAGAAGCAACAAAGGAACACCCCTTGTTGGTCATCTATACGCTTCACCCCTCACACCTACGGGTGACGGCAGTGAACAAGTTGATTGATGCACTTTTGAAAGACCTCGAAGTTTTACTACACGAAAAGCGGTGATAGCGTGCCCTTCGTACCTATTGACTACCCTCGTGAGGTACTCGAATTGCCGAGTAATGGTGAGCGGGGCTGGCGGCGTATTGTTCGTAGTTCAGCCGAACTTGAACAGTATTGGGCTGGTAAGAACGGAAGTGGTAATGTGTACTTTACCGCTTACGGTTTCAATGAAACACAAGCACCTAAACACCACAGGGTTGACTACAACACACCGAAGATTCACCATTTTGTATTGGACTTCGATTGTAAGGATTTCAAGAGCAGGGGCAAGGATGTTCCATTTGAAGTTCCACAAGCGGAAGTTAGAAAACTTCACAGTTATTTAATTGAAAAAGATACACTACACTACATTTGGTTTAGTGGGGGCGGCTACCATGTATGGGTTCCTTTGGCTAAGACCCTTGAACCTAAAAACGGTAATGAACTTTCACGCATAAAACACTCCGGTAGGTTGCTCATTAACAAATGGGAAAGCAAACTCGGTGGCCTACGATGCAATGACCCTACGGTAGCGTTCGATACAAGCGGTATGATACGAATACCCAACTCATACAACGCCAAGCGGGAAGTGTGGGGTGTACCGTTGAGCAGTGACCTTGTTATGAATGCATCATACGATGACTTGATGGATATAGGTCAAGAATCTCACACAGGCTATGTACAGTTAGGTAGCATCCCTATCGAATTAAACATTGTCAAAAGTGCCTTTGCTAACATGACACAAATAAAAACAGTGGAAATACCTACAGTATCACTCGATGACATTCACATGCTCCCCTGTCTTTCACAGGCCGCTATGGGTGGCGGCAATCCTACTCACAGGGCGAGGTTTCACCTTGCCTCCTACTTAGCCGACCGGCTTCGTATGTTCTTTCCCGCTTGGCGTATAGCCGAGAAGGAAAAGGAAGAGCATGTAGGTATGATTTCAAGAATCATTTCCGGTCAAGGTTGGGTGGATTATCAAAAAGAAAAAACAGAAGAACAGGTACGCAGTATCGTGATGGCTGGTTATCCACACGCCACTTGTGCCACACTGTTTCAAGAAGGGTTCTGCATAGGTAAATGCAAATACTATGATGGAACTGGCGATATGGAGTGATACTATGAGCAATATATTTGACGCATACGATGATAAAATTAAACCTAAAAGAAGAAGAAACATTAACACGATTAAAAGAGTGATAAAATTACTCAAAGATGGGAATAAAAATACACGAGAGATACACTCTCATCTCCATGAAACTTGGCCTCGATGGTGTCCAAGTATGCCTCGACTTGGAAATATTTTAAGTAAAAATCGTGAGTTTATTGAAGTCGGTAAAGAAAGAGCAGAAGCGAATTTATCCGGTGCTTACAATTTAGTTATTTGGGGGTTGGTTGATGAAACCGGACTTGATAATTGACAGTAATGAGCGTGGCTCGTTGTGTGAAGCCATTGAACGAAAGGCGAAGAAGGCTGGCCTAAATGTCGTAAGACAAACCCTTGTCGTAGGTGATTACCTACTCGGTGGTGCGTTAGTTGAGGCTAAAAGTATTCCCGACCTTTTCCAATCATCCCACTCCGGTCACCTATGGCGACAACTCGATAACATGGATGCTAACTTTGAGCGTTTCTTCCTTGTCATACATGGCTCCATTGAGAAGTACATCACGATGGCGAAGCGCAACGGTAAGCAAGTAAGTTATTCAAGAGTACAGGCCGAAATGACAGGTACTATCGCTCGTATTATGAGCGACTTTGAATGCCAAGTATTCTTCACCCCCGATGTGAGTAGTGCATCTCAATTCATTGTGAAATTACATGACAAGTTGCACAAGCCAGCAAGCAAGCATGGCGCACAAAGCATACGAAGGGTAGCAAGCAATGACCTACGACTGGACATGATAATGACCGTACCCGGTGTTGGTCGTGAAGTGGCCGAACGCTTACTCGAATCATGCGGTAGTATCGAAGAGATGTGCTTCCCCGAATCACTCAAGCAAATCAAAGGCTTGGGTGAGGTAAGAAGAAAACTACTCATCAAGATACTTACAAGTGAAGAACCAGTGAAGCAAGAACGAAAAGTCCGACGATAATATATAAAGAACAAAAGAAAAAGGAAGTGAGAACAATGAAATCATTCGCAGAAAAACAAGCAGAAATAGAGCAACATAAACCATACACGGCTTACAAAGCCGTACAGAAGTTCCCCGTTCTTGAGGGGTACTTACACCACTTTTCACAAACTTCCATGATGAATGAGATACCGGGCCTTCTTTCTTTCTTTTTTATTCAAGGGCAAGTTGCCTTACCCTATGTTCGTATTCCTACCGGTGACTCCCACCTTGACCCCCGTGTACATGTATTTTGGATTCAACCTTCTCGTACTGGTAAGTCAATCGCTTGGAACTTTATCAGTGAAATTATGGAAAGAATAAATGTCCCGTATGATTCATTTGCATCCGGTACAGATGCCGGTTTGATTGGTTCCACCAATGCAGTGCTTGATGAAAACCATAAACCCACAGGAGAGTTTGAAACCGTTCCCGGCTTACTCGCAGGGCGTAAGGCCATCAACTTCGATGAAGGGTCTATCCTACTCACTCCAAATAAACACAGTCAAGAAACTGTACTGTACCTACAAACAGCGTGTAATGCCGTTGGTAGCAATAGCAATGTACTGGTAAAACACATGAAGGGGAATAAAATTGAGTGTGATTCTTTGGTATCTTTATGGATTACCACATACCCACCAAAGGGTGTTAAGGACTATGTGTTGACAAAAGGTATCTTTCAGCGTGTATTGCTGTACTGGGCGCATTGGGACATGGGTATGCGGCAAGAGGTGAGCAATATTCGTCTTGGAACCTTTTGGCAAAGGCCCAAAGAAAGCGATTTGACTAAAGACGATGTTTGTGATTACTTTGATGAAACACAAAAGCGACTACAGACCCGATTAAGGGACTTTGCACAAATACCGTGGTCAGTTTGGGATGAAATGAATGATGAAGACCGAGAAGCATTGGTACAACACCACATGTGGGACATGTTCAAACCGGGCTTGAATTACACAAAAAGTTTGAGAGATGCATCGGAAGAGATTTACGGAGAACTCGTTAAAATGAACCCTACCATGTCGGAAATCGTAGCATCATTCACACCGGGTATTGAGAACTACCTCGGTATCATTTCCCTTCACATGGCACTACTCGATGAGTCATGGGAAATCAAAGAAGAACATGTTGAGATGGCTCATGAGATTTTACACGACCTGTTCCTAAACCTTATCTCATGGCTTGAAGACTCCGTTGAAGTGAACGGAAACAAGGCCAAAGAGGGTAAGTTGCTTGAGCAGATGCTCAAAGCGTACAACGATAGCGTGGGCTATGAGATTGAAGGACATAGCGGTGAGTGGCGTAGGAAGCAAGCGGTACTCACAATGTACACCGAAAACACCGGAGTATCGAAGAGTACAGCAGAAAGACATTTCAAAGATTATGCTTCCAAGATGTTTAACAGCCGCAAGCAAGGCAAGCGGATTTACTACCAACACAAGGCGGCGAAGAAATGAGTGACATAATGGCATTGGATATTGAAACAGGCAACTACTCGTGGGAAATTGGAGGATGGGATAAGACCGCCTCCTTTGAGCCTACAGTTGTTGCTACATGGAACGGCAACGATGGTACGGTGTATTGCAATAAGTCACTGGACATTGATGCCACAGTGAAAGAACTTCATCCTCGTACACTCGGTGAGGACTTAGCAAAGCATGTGGCTGGCGGTGGCGTTGTCATCGGTCATAACATCAAGGGATTTGACTTACCTGTACTTCGTGATGCACTCGATTGCTGGACAGCGGGTGACATACTCGGTAAGGCCGATGCAGTCATTGACACAAAGCACTTGGTACAGAAGGCGGCAACAGCCGTTGGTAAGGTATCAACAACTCTCGGTATGCTAACAAAGACCACTTTAGAGGACAATAAGTTAATGAACAGTGAAGATGCGCCTTTAGCATGGAGAGCGGGTAAATTCGATGAGGTAGCCAAATACTGCCTTAGCGATGCCCAACTTACATTCGACCTATATCAATTCGGAAAGAGTGAGGGGTATATCAAATCACGAGATTTGGAAACTGGTGAAGTGGTCGAAATAGAAGTGGAATGGTGAAGACATGACGGAGATAGAAAGCACAAAGAGCAAAGCACAGATACACAACATCCGAGCGGCAAAGACGGTAGCAGATACCGTCAAATCGACCCTCGGACCTATGGGTATGGACAAACTGATGGTTGACGGTGGAGGTGGTGTTATCGTGACAAACGATGGTGCTACCATCTTGCGTGAACTCGATGTATCTCACCCCGGTGGTAAGATGATTGTTGAAGTAGCGAAGACACAAGAGAACCTATGCTATGACGGTACTACAAGTACGGTCATTCTTGCAGGTCAACTACTCGGAAACAGCGAAATGCTGTTTGAGAAGGGATTGCACCCAAATGTGATTTGTCGTGGTTATCACGAGGCATCACAAATGGCCGTTGAGTACCTTCGTACTAACATTTCACTCACAAGCAATGAGCGAGCCGTGTTGGTATCAGTTGCTAAAACTGCTATCACAGGTAAAGCACTTGAGAACTCACTCGATGCCGTCGCTGAACTATGTGTGGCCGCTGTCGAGAAGGCTGGCGATGCTGAAAGCGTGAAGGTCGTGTCCTTCCCCGGTGGTTCACTCGATGACTCGTACTTGTACGAAGGGTCGATTGTGAACAAGGACTATGTGCTTGAAGGCGAGGATGCCTACAGCAACATCGTTCTGTTGAACACCGGCCTTGAGAACGAGAAGAGTGAAGACAATGTACAGGTCCAACTTGATGCACAGTCATTCCAATCATACAAATCATCGGGTAAGGCAAACCTCATCTCAACGGCTAAATTGCTTGTGAAAGCAATGCCGAAGGGTGGCGTAGTCTTTGTCCGTGATGCGGTCAATGACCATGTTTGCGCCCACCTCAAGAAGCACAACATCATGGTTGCTCGCAGGGTTCCCGAATCAACACTACGCTCATTGAGCAAGGTCACTGGTGCTACTGTGTACCAAACAGCCGAGGAAGTCGATACCGCTACCAAGTGTACGATTGAACGACAACGACACAACGATGTGTGGTATCTCTTCGTACAGGGTAATGTCAAGAGTGATGAAGCAACACTCGTGCTAAGGGGTGCTACTACGCATACCCTTGAAGAAGTTGAGCGTGGTTTCGATGACGCTCTTGGTGTCGTATCATTAGTGTTGAAGAACGGCAACTTTGTTGTCGGTGGTGGAAACGCATACGCTCGTATGTCAGCCCATCTACGCCAACACGCCGCACAAATAGGTGGTAGGGCGCAGATGGCGATTGAAGCCTTTGCTGATGCCTTAGAGTGCATCCCTGCTACCATTGCCGAGAACGCTGGGCATGACCCACTTGATACAGTTCTCGCCATCCGTCACGAAATCCTACAGGGGAACCGTGAGATTGGCCCCGATGTACACAACGGTGGTGTGTGTAGTATGATGGAACTCGGTGTGTATGAACCCGCCGAACTTGTTCGTCAAGCAGTGTTGAGTGCCAGCGAGGTCACCAACTCCATCCTACGCATTGACGATATTATTGCACGAAGGCCAGCACAATGAACAGATACATTTGCCCATTTTGCGATGAACCATGCGAAGTATTGGTTGATGGAGATTTTTGTGAGGCTTGTTTCGATGGGGCGACTGTTGGAGAAGTTAAAAGTAAAGTGTAGGGCTTGTGCCCATTGGCACATAGCACGACGCATATCGGCTCGCTACCTTGATGATGAGCGTGAGCGATTCCTGTTGCTACAGTGTAGGCAATGTGGGCACTATTGGCAAGATACCGCAATTAAGAAAAACAACAGTGAAAGTAGTTGAGAATAATTTTTCTTCTTCTATTTTGAATCGCCCTATTCACACTAACCGAACAAAGGTTGGGCTATTACCACTTACTGTACAGACGAAACGACCGTACCCACTTGCGGCAATAGTAGCACCTGCAAAGGTGGCGGTGTCACCAGTGTCTTGATTCAAAATCTCAACGATATATCCCGCAGGGAACGCACCATTGGTAGTAATACCACATGTACCACTTCGTGCGGTCAAAATCAAAATGTTAGCATCAGTTGACTTAATTACCAATGTTGTAAGGGCTGTTGTCAACACACGGTCAAACACTGAACGAGTGAAACGGGCGGCGTGAGTACCACTGTAGTACAACACATCCTTATCGTTGTCACCTGCTGTAGTGCTGGCGATTTGTGCCCCAAAGGATTGCCACATTGCACCAAAGCGTGAGCCAGTAAGACCACCCACTTCACCACTGTGGAAGTTATCGAGTTTTGTATGTGATTCAATAGAGTCAGTGGATGTAATGTCACCACTGGTGACGGGTGAGAAGTACATTGGTGATGGTCGAATGAACACACGCTTGTCATTCACTTCTGTGATAGCCAATTGTATGTTATCTCCCCCAGCGTCATGAACGACACGGAGGACAGCGAGAACGAGTGTTTGTTTATTTGCTAAAGCGGTGTATGAGGAACTTACATTTCTTGAAGGGTTATCAAGAAAACTTTTAGGGGAAGCAGGGTAATTGTTAGTGCCTACAGTAGTGGGTGTGCCTAACTCCCAATAAATATGTTTTACATCAGTATGGTCATCAGCACACACATAGACGACAACGAGTGCTTCTTGACCACTGGTAAGGTTTGATGGTCCACTATTATGAGAATTACTGGCACTGCTTGTATTCAGTGTGTAAGTTGTTGTTGCACCCACACCACCTGCAAATTGATACATGACACCATCAAGAACAGCGTACCCACCTTTCACAGTGAAAGTAGTACCACTGGCATAATTGACAGCACCGGGTAGGTTGGCGGGGGTATTCCTGTCACCTTCGCCTACGGAGGTGTCGTCGTACATCATGATACCATTACCGTGTACACCCTCAATCATGTTGGTGAGTGTAGGTGATATGATGTGTTCACCATCAGTTAAGCCATCAGCGTTAGTCGCTGTTGTCACTGTCAAGTTCTTATTCGTATGTCCCGATACCGGATTGCCGTTTCCCATGTCATGCCACCTCAATTAAAATTTCAATGTTAATTTCATTTGCCGATGTTTTGATAATCGGCTTTGTCGTATAACGAGCGACTGGTGTGAAGTCGGAGGTGCTACGATTCTGTATGTACACCTCACGAATCTTATCATCGAATGCATCATCAATACTCATGGATGCTTCGACAAGGAGAGCAGTGTCGTCAATAATCGTCACTGTCGGCGTGAGGACAACGGCAGGGCGACCAGCCGCTCCATCCTCCGAAGTAGCCGGTGTACCGTCGAAACCTACCACTACTTCGTTGATGTTATCAGCGATGGTCTGTAGGAGCAAACGGCGTATGTGATTCGATACTGGCATGTCAATAACTCCTGTACTCGGATTTGTTTACACCTATCGGTAGCCCTTCTCCACCAATTTTGCCTCTTGTCTTCGTGCCTTTAACCCCTCCGATGAGGAAGGCGGTGTTGTGTACACCTCGTTCTGTCACTGTGGAAGTAATACGCAACTCAATCTTACCAAACATGGATAGGTTCTCTTCGACAATCTGTACATAGGTGAGTGGTGCTTCTGTGCCGGAAACAGCATTTGCTCCCTCGCTTATGCCTTGCAGTACCCCTTCTATACCCGACTCGATGTTAAGCATGGTTAGGTCGGTGTAGCCTGTGAGTGGTGTGTGTCTTGCTTCTGTGATGACACGGTTTACCCCACCGTACTCGATGGTCATACCGGGGCGTAGGTGGGTCAAACCCGGATGCCCCTCACTGCTGATTGCACCAGCAGAAAGCGTATTACCTCGTAGGATTTGACGACCCACACTCTTTGCCTTTCTGCTTGAGCGTACAGTCATATCAACGATAGGTGCGGGTTCTTCTCGTATCTCACCGTTGATACCGCTTTGTCTTTCAGTATCATTAACAGTGACAATAACCAAGTCATTCAATGCCATTGGTTGTCCTTGTACTGTGATTCGATTGGGTGTGTTGTCCACGGGGTCTGTGCGGGTCGAGCCAAAGTGGAAGTCAGCATCCACTGTAGCAGTGGCTTCACTGAATGTGATAGGTACATAGAGCATATTACCAAACCGGTCCATCAACACCATACGGCTGTCGTGTCGTCCAATGAAACGCAGTGCTGTCATCAAGTTGACATTAGCGAAGTCTTGACCGAGGAAACGATTGGAGTGCATTCTTCGACCATTGTTGTTGTTTGTAGCGGCCATGTTGCGGCCAATGTTGAAACTGTTCATGCTCGTAGTAGCCTGTTGACCTAAGCGAATCGCCATGTCGGTAGTACGAAGACCAACATCAATCGGCTGTCCCAACTTAACTTCACGCTCAAAGAAGCCGAGGTCGTTAAGTGTTTTACCTTTCATATTTCTTAAGTTCATTAAGATACCAACAGTGCTTGACTCAAGCGTTGAGGTCACCAAGCGTTGGGCTGGGTTGTCGGCGTTGTAAACAAGCATTGGTTTGTTGGTTGAACTCAATACATTGTCGCCTAAAAAGGGTACTGCGGTACTACTGTGGCCCGGAGTTTCTTTATGTGTGATTTGAATTGACGACTCACCCTCAACGATTTGATAGCGAGTTTCGGGCATGACTTGGAAGGTGGATGCGTTGCTGTTTTCAATAGTGACCTTCGCCTGTACGCCTGTACTCGTGTCCACCTTTGCATGATGAACGGCGTTGTCAACAAACACTGGCTTACGCACATGGTCCATCACTGCGGGCATGTCGGTATTGAAACGACCAACAACTGTGTTCTTGATTACCACCATGTCACTGCCCCGTTATTTCGCCCCTTGAGCCAAAAGTTCTTGGTTGTCGTTGGTCGTGAGTGTAATAATCTTTAGGTATTCGCACCAGTCTTTCGGGTGGGATATTTTCGGTCACCCATGCTTCCGGCCCTTCAATTCCCCATCCTTTATTTCTAAATTCACCCTGTACTTCTTTAATCGGTTTTCTTACACCGACCCTTGCACGATAAGGAAAATCACTCATTACATCTGTTCTTCTTATCGGGCTAAACCAATTACCGGGTTTATCAAAATCAAACAACTTAACATGTGATATGATACCGGCATCAGCCTTTTCTCTAAAATACTTTTCCCAATCTCTTGAATAAGAAGAAAGAGGTTCGGGTTTTAATCCTTGACGGAACACTTGTTCTGCGGGCTGTTGCATGGAAACCGGCATAGGGCGAACAGGGGTATTCCTATATTCGGGTATTCCCGAATCTACCATCCTTTGCATTTCATTGTTTTCAAAAAATTCAGCAGTAGGGTGGCTTCTTTGCATCGTCACCGGCCCATACGAACTGGGAAAGTCGGGGTGGAACTCACCCAATTCTGTTTGGCGTGAAGCCTTGAGAAAATACCATGCCTTCTCAAACACCATATCAAGCCTCATGATTACGAATTGGGAGTGTATGGTGCTCGTTGTGGTCCCATTGTTTGTAATTCACGAGGCATAAGTTCGTCGGGTGGTGCCCTAAAAAAATCCCTTCTTGTGTCACCCATTGCTACTTCGGGTTTTTGACGACCATGATATTCTTGACCCTCATGCCTATATGCGTTCCATTGAGGATGAAATGAAGTAGGCGTGTCAACTAGTTGCCTAAATCTAAACGCTTTATTGCCGGTCGTGGGTGAACGGTGTGGGTCGTCGGGACTTGTATATGGCGCAGGGAACCCTTCTTCATCCGTTGGATAACCCTGTTTAGTTGCAGTAGGCACATCCCTAATTCTATTTTTATTCTTTAGTGAATCTTCATACAACTCATGAGGGAAATTTTTTGGGTCTAACTCGTACCCTTCCGTGTCTGTTGGTTCGGGGATTATCTTTCCTTTACCTTCCTCATAAGGATTTCTTCTGTTTAGCATACCTACGATTGCAGGGTGCATAGTTTTCAATCTTTCTTGAATCCTCAATTGGTTTGGTGCTACTTGGTAGCCACCTTGATTTGTAAAAGCCGTGTCCGGGTCTATTGTTTCAGTATAAAGTGAATCTTCGGGCAAAGCCTTCAATAATTTCCATGCTTGTTCAAACGGTTGATTCATTAACAATTCCACCTTTTTAGTGATGCGCCTTTAGGAGTAAGTTTACCCTTCTTGCTGGTTGCTCCTTTCATGCCACTCATTCGAGCGCAAAAAGACTTTCGCCTCTTAGCCTTTTTCGAGCCGGGTTTAAGTTTGCTCGGTTTAGTCGTTACAGGGGGTTTGAGGTTTGCTCCGCTCTTACGCTTGGCGGCGGCACGGCCTTTAGCGTTCAGTCCACCTTTTTTGCTGTGCTTGTTTGGATTGTAGCCGTGGAATGGTTTCTCTTTTTTGGCTTTTATTACAGCGAAAGCAAGGTCAGCAGGTGAGCAACAATTACAAAAATCGTAATCCGTCATGCGCCATCACCTGTGTGGTCCGTTGAATTGTAGTCAACATCTCCTTTATGTCCTTTTGGATGAAGGGATTGGGAGAAGCGTGGTTGTACGGTGAAGTCCTTACGGACAACGCTCTCATCGCTTTCCACGGATGTGCGACGGCGTGATGCGTCAGCACGATAATGTTCCAAAGTATTTTCACTGATAATTACACGAGTGACTTCATTGTCAATTTTACTGCTATCAAAGCCGCTATCGCCCGTTCCGATAATCTTTGGTCCTTGACTCATAGGTACGGTGTCACTTGCGCTAATGTCCATGTAATACGCAGGTGTGTAAGGTGGGTTAGTGTCGGGGTTGGTGGCACGAATGTACGAACCAACCGATGCCTTACCGTTATCCACATCATACACATAAAGCCCATACTTTCCGCCAGCGGTAGCACCGAAGTAATTGCTACCATACTGCGGGGCTGATGAGTGCAAGTTGAGGTTGGAACGGAACATTTCAGCGTGTTGTTTGTCCAGTAATCGAACTGGGCGCATCATGTATGTGACCTTCTTATCTGTCACATTTGTACGCACATGTCCGTTAGTGTCCGTTTGGTATGGGTTGCTGGACTTCCACGCAGATGCCGCAGTGATACCATACTTTTCGGCAAGATAACCTTCAACTTGTTGTAGTTCTGTAGTGCTTAATGCTCTATTGAATTGAATAATTTCAGCAATCTCACCCACATACGGTGCTGATGATGTGTTTAATGTACCTATGTTTTGTGCATCAGCCGTTGATTTGTAAAAATTAGCAGATTGAGTGCCTATTTGAGTACCATCTACCCTTAGCAATTGAGTAGCAGAAGCACCTGCGCCATCACCACCGCTTATTTGCATGGTGATGATGTCGGGTGTGTTGAGTGTAATAGAACCCGTAGCAGATTTCAACGCTTTCCAAGTTGTATCAGCACCAGCCCAATACTCCCATTGATTATTTGAACCTGTCATATCGGCATATAGATTGTACCCCGACCTCGTGACAGGAGAGGCACTTCTACTTTCATAACCTAATTGATTAGCATTGTTATCACTGTTCACAGCACCTACGAAAAATATTGTAAATTGATTTGTATTCAAATTAGCATCGAAAGCCAATTCAAGTTTATCTCCACCATCAAATCTTAACACAGGCATGTTATTAAAATCGGATTCACTTGCGATATATGTTGGCTTTTTACTACTTGTAGATTGAGTAAAGTTTCGATTATTTCCACTCGTATCAGCCCATGTTGATACACTTTCACCATCAGTCAAATCGAGGCTGTCGGCTTTAAGCCACAACACCATACCCGATGTTGGTATGCCTCCCCATTCAGTGTCGTCAATAGGTGAAAGATAGTTGCGGGTTTCAGCGAGGTAAGTACCACCAAGCGGGTTGAAGTTTGAGGTGTGACTCATACGCAACACACCGCCTTGAGGTTGCCCTCCGAAGTCGAGTGCAGTGAGGTCGTAGTTGCCTATAGTTTGAGAGCCAGTTTGCATACCGCCCTGTAGCACAACACGCTGTCCTACATTGCGGTCTGTGTGTAGGCTGTGCGCCTCGGTGTTAATGATGATTTGATTGGTGTCCACACCTTGTAGGTTTTCGGTGTCAAGACCGATACGGGGGCTACTGCGGCTTATAGCATCCTTGTGAGGTGAGTCACCAACGATGTTCTCCATGCGGTCACTCACTACTGCTTCGGGCTTGAGTAGTCCATCTTCTGCAATCTCCAAGCGTGAACTGATACCACGAGGTACTTCATCGGCTTGCAGTGTATCGTTTCTTGCACGAATAAATCCATCATTGAGGATAGGCTCGGCGGTGTGATGAGAGAGGACAAGACCCGTGGTGTGTATTGGTTCACTCAATGCGGTGAGTACATCTTCGTTGAATTGAGTTGGGTATCGAATACCTCGACCATTACCCATGTCACCCACACGCTGTGCGTTTGATGGCATGAACACATCAACCAGTGTTGTTGAGTCACTACTATTGGTGTTGTTTAACCGACCACCAAATCTCGGTACGGTCGCTGAAATATCCAATGCCGAGTCTGCCGCATTGGTAAGTCCCTTCAAGTTGACAAGGTGCTTTCCGTTGTTGTGTATTCGCTGATACGGTGTACGGTTGTTGCGTCGGTCATACTCGTATGCGTCACCCGCATCCCATGATGGGCGAATACCGAATGAACGGACAGGGAAGCGGCGAACATCTTCACCACGGGTGTTGCCCCACCAATCAACGAGGTAGTATTTTGCCGCACTCTCAATCGAGTCCAAGCCCTTACCGTTGCCATCGCCCCACCAATCACGCAGTACAGTAGCACTGTTGCGTAGGGTGCGTACAGGGCATCCGAACGGGCGGGTGAAGCGTACACCGTCGCTGTACCGAACTTGCCATTCCGGTTTGTCAACGCCGAGCATACCGGAGAAGTTAGTTTGTCGTTCCATAATACCAGTGTATGTGTTAGGGAATGTTGGGTTTGAACTACCGTTGCCGCCAGCGTAAGTCCATGTTTGAGTTTCTTCTTGTACAAACGGACCATGCTTGTACGCAACGCTGGCGTTGGTTGCTGTTATTGCTGTTTCACGCAATGCTCGCAAACCGTACATAGACCACTGCGGCTTGTTGTATGGTTGGCGTAGGCCAAAGCGATAACCGAATGGGCGTGGCCGTGTTGGGTTGCTGATGCCATCATACGATGACTTGCTGATACCACTACTCGGTGCATAATCACTGTTATCAGCATCATAGTCACCATCGGTCCAAATTGGCCCGTCAAAGCCGTAATCCCGTGGGTATTCCCAAGACGATGAAACATAGGCGTAGCCATCAAGACGGCTCACCAGTGGTCCACCACGGCTACCACTCGGCCAAAAGTGATTGAGCATACTCTTGGTGGCTGTATCACTGCTGTCCGATTGTCCACCTTGCATAAGTCCTGTTCCTATTGTGGTGTCAATGGTTTGAGCAGTTTGAGGTGTACCGTCTGCACCTGTGTATATGACCGAGCCTACAGTAATTTGAGGTGGTAAAATATCAAACACTACTATGTTCGTACCTCCTTCTGCTACAGTACCATTGACTTGATACATGTGACCGTCAACAAAGATGTAAGCCCCATCTCCAATACCTTCACCACCGTTTGTTGTAATTGTGTGGTCAGCGGTTTGAGATACTACTTGACGAGTATGTGAACCATCAGCGGCAAGGTCAGCGGTCTTGTAGTAGCGCAGTGAATGATTCCCACTTGCCATAGTTGTCAACGGTGTACCCTTGACATTAACACACCCTGTCAATGTTGTACCACCAGCACCACCGCCTGTGTATGTGAAGATTTCTTCTTCACTACCACTGTTGACATACACTGTGTTTGTACCACTCGTAGGCCATCCAGCCATGATAGTTCCAGTAGCGGTGACCGTGGTGCTACTCACACTTGCTGATGTAGCGGTGTAGTATGTTGATTGTGCTTCGGTAGGAGGCATGGCTGTCTTCATTCGCAAAGCAAACGGACCCATGCTGGCGTAATAGGTAGCGTCATGGTAGTGAACAGTTTCAAAGTGTTCCGGCATACTGTTGAGTGGTTTTTGATTGATGGCTCGGTCAGTCAATGGGTTTAACCATGTTCGACTTGCATCACTGTAAAAGGTGTGGGGGCGACCAAGATTTGGATGCCATAGGCAAAGGAATGCATCAGCCATGTGTAGGCTGTTTGTGTCACGAGTACCCGTAATCAAATTATCAATAGAGTGAGCCAAAACACTTGTTTCAGTTTCACTTAAAATCGTATTTGCTGGTCGGAAGTCGTATGCACGAGTCAAGCGAATCTTTGTCCCAACGGTTAAGTTGCTGGTAAAATCACTATTGGCTACAATGGTAAATTGTAGTGGTTTGTTCATGTTGCTTGAATCATAACCGCTTCTTTCAGTGTAAGAATGAGTTCGTCGTGTACCTGTAGCGTCTGTGTACTCAAGCAACATACCGTAGTAGGGTTGCTTAGGGAAACCACGAGCATCATCAACTTTTATGACTGTACTCGATGTAAGGCTTACAAAAGTACACACGGGCGTGAGGCTGATGTTCTCAAGAATCTCGGAGTATAGGTCGGGGTAATTACTTGGATAACCAGCCAGTGTAATTTGTGCGGCAACGGAACCGGCGTTGGCTCTTAGGAACTCGTAGTAATTGTCAAGTCGATGCAAAGACAAGTGGTTAAAGCGACTACCATCGGCATCGTCGGGACCGACCTTGTGGACAATGGACCACCACGGGATATTGATAGTGTACCCCGGAGATGCATCTGCGAATATTCCAGTAGTGTACGGTAGTGAGCGACGAACGAATGCTGGTGATTCTGTGCTTTGTACACCAAGAGGGTTGTACAGCATGAGAGGGGGAATGTTGGTGAAATGGCTACCGTGGTCCGGGTCGTGGTCAATCATCAATTCATTGATAAACACTTCACAACCTCGCACATCTGCCATTGTAGCGTTAGCCAAGACAAGTGAATAAGCACCTGTAGTAGCATCGGGTTCACGAATACCTACGACAAGTGCAACTTGTTGGCTTGTTAATTCATTCACAGACTGATTAGGAATATCATTAGCAGGGCCATTTTCATGATAACCAATAAACTGTGAACTGTGCATATTTGGCTGAATGATGATTTGATAGGCTCCAACTTCCGCAGGGTCGGGGAAGTGTTCTTTCAGTGTGTAAGTACCTGCGGCTTCAAGCACAATGGTGTGCCCACCAGCGGCGTTTACTACACCTGCTTGTCCTTCGGAGGCAAGTACGCCGTAGCCGTCATTACGCAACTTGGTTTCAAACATCAGTGAGAACCCACCACCGTGAATATCGCTTGGCCCACTCGGTGTAGCGGTTAGCGAACCAAAGACCAACAATGGGTCATAGGTAGGGAATTGGTCGGGTGTGCTTGTAATCAAATCATCCATATCATAACTTTCTTTAAGTATTTCAAACTCACGAGATTGTAAGGTGGCCGAGCGACAGGCTCTATGTTTGTCGTATAATCCTTGATAGGCAGGGTGCGCCCAATGTCCGGGTAGCATAGCCATTGTAGCGTTGACGAAGTGATGGCCCATGCGAGGAATAGGCGCAGGGGTGAGTTGTGGTTTACTGTAAATCGAATAGCCAGTCATGGCTTCTTCCGCTGTCACCGAGTAGTTGACATAATGCGTATGTGCCATGTCGGGGCTGTTTCCGCTTACTTCGGCGTGGTCACGAATGCGGCGTGAACCATAGAATCGTGTGCTACCAGCAGGGATATAATACGATGGAACTACTTTCAGTGCTGTAATACTGCTAAGAACGAGTTTGTTGAATGTTTCATCACCCACACAACCGGTGAATGTGGACCCGCTGATACCGGTAAAGGATGCTACGCCGCCTTCATCGGTGGTAGGATTGTACAAGCGAAGGAATCTGCGCTCCCCAACACGCTCTTTGTTTCCAAAGGTCGAATCGTACACAGCGGAGTTTACAGTTGTATTTACTGTTAAAGTAGTGCCACTAAAAGACACGCCTGTGAGTTCGTGATTAACAACACCATCTGCATGAGAATAGATAACTGGGTGCTTGTGGGTGTTGGTATTACCCATCTTTGTCACATGGAAATACAGTGTTCGGTCGTGTAGTTCATAGGCTGTTTCAAGAGGTGCGTTTCCGGTGGAACTTTGCCAGCCCGACATTGTGCTTTCGGGGCTATCTATACCTTGCTTGAGGTGTTCCCAATTGTGGTCACTGTAGGTAGGACCGAGGTTAGGGCTAACTGAATCAGTGTTAAACAAATGCTCAACAGTTGATTTTGTCATCATACCGCCTGTACCCATTGATTCTGTTTGATAGGCTTGGAGTCGGTCGAAGCCGGAGCGAATGACTAAGTTGCCGGGTATTGAATCGGGGTCCGGTAGGCGAATCTTGAGGTTAGGGCTTATCCCACTACCACTAACGGCTGGTGCTAATCCCTGTGCCCCACGGTCGGAAAGTTGAGTGAAGGTGCGAATGATTGTACCAAACGGTGAACCACCCTCGATTTTGTGTTCTTGCCCCGTATCGTCAATAACAGTGATACTTTCAAATTGAATTTCTTCATTTGGAATTTCAAGGATATTCCGCAACAAGTCGGGGTGACGAGCGGCTAATTGAGGGTGTGACAATTCTTGCGCTTGGATGATTGGGAACATTGCGCTGTTAGTTGACTCAAAGGTGAAGCGGTTATTGCCGTACAGTTTTTCACCAGTGGTGTATGCGTTTCCACCGGCTACACGAGTGACAAATGGTACAGCACCCAACCCTCGTGCATTTGAAGCAGGGAGGCTAAGGTTGCCACCATCCATACGCTTCCACACTACATGTTCAACACTGAAATTCTTAGCAGGTGTGCGTTGTGCTAACTTGTACCCATTGGTGTCACCAAGCCAAAACTCCGGTCCAGTCACGCCATCCACAGTGGTTTCTGTGTAATCGTAATTGTCAATTTCAGCATCAGCACTCGCAATTGTCAATTCCTTTGTGATGTTTCGTAATACATCTGTAGCAACTTCAAGTTGAACTGAACCGGGGCTAATATCGGTGTCAAAGAACAAATCGCCTGTTTCAGCAAAACAAGGTTCAGCGTTAAACAAGTTGGTATCTTGGTCACCGGTCAGTGCGGTGTGTAAGACATAAGCACCGTTTGGTACATCAGCAGTAGGGGTAGCGGTTCCTGTAGCAATCAACGCTTCAACATTCGGACCAGCATTAGCAGGTGCAATGTATCGTTCAGCATTGTGGAACCGCTCATCCCATCGTGTAGTACCAGCGAATGTGATAGCAGTAGCGGCGGCTACACCAGCACGAGTCTTTGATACGACCGACAACCAATCACCGGTTGACTTGATACCGTCACGGTCAGTCTTGGCTACAAGAGCCAATTCACTTTCGTTGCTAATGACAAGCATTGCTCGACTGAATACACCCTGTTGGTGGTGTAGTTTTGGATTGAGTACAAAGTTTGTATCTGTGTCTATTTCACGCATGTGTGCTGGTTTAGCACTGAAAATATCCTTTGCACTTTCAACATCAGTAAAGTCGTAATTGGTGTACCACGAAGCATTTCCAGCCAAACCAATGTTCCAAGTGTACGGGGTGGTGAGGGCAACATCGTATGATGTATTCGATGCTTCTTGCCCGTTGACTCTTGGGCTTGATTCGGGACTGTTGTACATTGGGTATGAACTTGGCAAGTGACCTAATGTACTCATACATGAGGCTGATGAGCCGTATGGGGTGAATCCCATTTTAGGATGCCAAGCACCTTTTCCGGCGGCGTAAAGATTCGTAGTGAAAGTGAGTGTACCGTTTGTCACAGAACCTCCTGTTGTTGATGCCGACAACTCAAATCCAGTGCTACTGGTGATGCTACGAACATAAGCACCTGTAGGAATACCAGTTCCACTCACTAACATACCAACCTTCAATTTTGCAGTTGAATCCATTGCAATAGTAGGGTCGTTGTTGTAGTCACAGGTAGCATCGGTAAATGCGCTTGTATCGACCTTGAGGGAGTTGAGGTAAGAATAACGCTCTCCCGCCCATCCTACGGCTCCTACAGGGCGTGTACGGTCAATAGCATCCACCAGCCCACCAAAGTGTGCTTGGGTCATGTGACTACGAGGTGTTTCGTTTTCGTTATTGAAGCGGTGAACACCAGCCTTTGACCATACATACAATTGAGATGGAAGTGGATATTCAATAGGTTCGGGTTGACTTGGTGGGTTAGGGTCGATAACATGACCCGGACTTGGGTAAGTCAAAGTAGCACCTTGACATTTATTATGCCAAGTTGTACGGTCTTCAAGTAAGGGTAAACCACTGATACGATTTGGTGCAAGGTAAAACCGCACTTTGAAAGTACCACTGTCACTGAATACCTCTCGACTATGATAACATCCCCATGTTGGTCCAGCGTGATAAGAGGGGTCACTATGCCCTCCACCTACTGTATGGTCACGACCACCAGTAGGTGTACGCACCCACCCACTCATAGGTAATTGTTCTAATTCTTCTTGAGTAGCACCACTGATACTTGCTTGAATGTAATTTCTTGAGTTAATGGCAGTTCCCAAAGTCCCAGCATAAAGATTACCAATCAGCGTATCTGCATTAACAGTTGGTCCTGTACTTGCGGCATTGGTGTACGCTTCAAATGTCATTTCAACCCAACCATAGCGGTCTTGTCGAGATGCATTACCCATAGATGGTAGGAATGTACCACCCATTGCTTTAAGTGCGCCTTTACCGGGGTTTTCGTTGATTGCTTGACCGATGATAGTCGCCAGTTCTTCGCCATTTTGACAGCGTGTACCGTCAACTACAATATAATCAGTGTCAAAGTTAAGCGCAGTTTCACTGTTCGCACCTTCAAGGATGGCTTTACCCATTACTCCCGATACACGATAAGCAGTAGCGTTGACTTGGTTCCACGCTTCCAAAGCATAGCGGTAGTTGCTGTTTGGATTTGGTGGGTTGAAGGAAACTTGGTTGTCCAACCACGAACCGCCGGGGTGGTAGCCGCCGTCCATGTGGAAGGTCATATCCGCACTCATGGCAATACCATAGTAGGCAGTTGCACTGTGTTTGTACGGGTGGGCCTTCCAATAATCTCCTTTATTATCACTGGTAATTTTACCACTTGTCGGGTTGGTAAATACTTCACCATAGTGGGAACCGTGTTCGGGTCGCTGTTGTAGGTAGCCCACATTTGGAATACCCTGCGGTGGTGACCAGTTGAGTGTGGTGCGCCAGTGATAGCGGTTTCTTGCGGTTTGGTAAGCCGAATCGGGTGGGCCGTACAAATTGTCACTGTTGGTAATTTCATTTGGTAGGTACTTGCTGTGAGGTACTTTGCTCCAAGTGTTGCCGGTAGTGACGACATATCCGGGGTGTGGCTCGACAGCCGCATTGGAGTTGTCGTCTTCGGTGAATGGGAATGCTTGACCGGGGCCATAGACAAGGTAGGTGGTTTTGTTTTCAATGTAATTGAATGTTAAAGTACCGTTTGAAACCGAGCCGCCAGTAGTAGCCACCGATAACTCAAATGTAGTAGCGTTGGTAATGGATGCTACTGTAGCCCCATCGGGAATGCCTGTACCGGTGACCGTCATTCCTACAACAAGTTGGGCTGTCGAATCCATTGTAATCGTTGGGTCATTGTTATAATCACAGGTTGCGTCAACAATAGGCTGGCTGTCGTGGTAGCGAGCAGTAGGATGAGCAAAGCGAAGCACCAACGGTACAGGCTGTTGGCGAACAATACCTGCGGAGTATCTTGCTCGTACATCACCAGCCGCCGCCGCATTCAATAAAGCAAAGTTGTCATCCAAGTTGCCGCCCCGTAGGTCGGGCGATAGGATGCTGTTCTTGTTAGACACCGGACTGTTGATTGAGCCTCGGTGTTGATTGAGTAGGGCTGTACCGGGGAAGAAAGCGAGCAGTGCATTACAATCCACCATAGCGAATGACCCGCTGATTTCATTGGCGTTTTGAATACCAGCAGTACCAGTAGGTCCACCGGAGTAAGGATGGGTATAGAATGACGAGTAATCGTTTTGTGTACCATCGTTAATGTCAAGCGTGACACCACTGAATCCACCACCGAAGTACAATGGTATGCTGTGGTCTATGCTGTCCCTCGCACCACGGAAGTAAATGATAGGCTCACTGTCAACGCTACCGTGTGAACGATAACCACATATAGCCTCGAACTCTATGTTGGCAAAATTAGTTAGACTGAAACGAGTGAGTACGAAATCATCAGTAATGTCTTGATAGAAATGAGTCTTCCAAAAACTATGTCCATCACCATAGGGGTTTGTTAAAGAGGTGTGAGAAGTAGCACCCTTGATTGATTCTAACCCTGCTACTCCAATTCCTGTAGCAGTAGGGTATCGGAATGTCATTATCTCACCAAATGAAGGGGCTTTGGCGTGAGTGTCGGCATCATCAGCATCACCCAAAGCATCTGCTTCTTGTCCAGCGGGAATCATAACATGTGCAATTTTATTGGTTTTTGAAAGGAATACATTGCCGGAGTGAGTGTATGATTCAAACAATAAAATTGGATTATTTAAACAAGGCAGAATATGGTCGCCATTTATTGAAGTGTAATCTTCTCCTTTGAGGTTTCTTCGCCAAGAATTAACTGATACGGGGGTGTTAGCCGAATCAACCAAGACAGGTGTGGCTGTATTTGCATTATAACCTCGACCCTTACTTCGTAATTGTAGTACAGTGTATGGGAGGTAGCCTACATCCATTCGACGGTTTGCATCAAGTTCATTATCACTGTATGGTTTGTTGATTGCATCGGTGGATGTAATAGCCCAACCAGCAGTAGTGGGTTTGAGAGTTGTGTATTCACCATATTCAAGATGAGCGGCATGAATACCCCAATCTTTGTGTAGCGTAGCCTCAAACATGTTTGCAAGGGGTTTTGTGTTTCTAAAGGGGTTATGTGCCCGTATTTTGATAGCGTCACCGGCTACTCCCCATTGTCCGAATGTTCTTCCATCAGCGGCATACATTCCTCGACAATCAAAGTTGAGTGTGCTACTTGGGCTGGTATGGTTAATCGCCGCCGCTGTCACAGCCGCCATCAATTCATCAGTCACAAGTGTTGTCCAGTTAATTCGTGGTGAAAGTAAAACACGCATTGAGTTATTGCTTGCGTGAGGTTGCACTGTTGCCACATCATGAATTTCAGTTCCTTCGGCGGTGTTTGCAACATAGTGCGAAGAGGTAAAACCATCACCGCTTACACCATAGAAAATATGCGTACCATCATTATCATTTTGACTACGATGAGTGTAAGAAAAGGTATTCCCAACAGCCCCCGGTGCTGTAGTACCAGTGAAGGGGTCGTTAATTTGAATCAAGCCGTTTGTTTTAGGGAACCCAAGATAACCAAGTACATCGGGGTGATTACCTACTACTCCGTCACCAACAGTACCAGTGTCAAACGGTGGATGAAGCACGACAGTAAGTTGACTCGATGTGAGTGTAATACTTGCATCAATACCAACAGAAGGCGCAGGTACGCCATTCCAGCGATTACCACGGTATGATGCTTCTGTGAGTACACCCGTGGTATCAATTCGACCAGTAGCATCACCAAATCCAAGCATGTGATTACCAATGGTAAGTCCACCCTGCCCTACATCTCGGTCATCGAAATACACACATATTTCATTGTCGAGAGTAGGGGGTAAGGCTGTATTATCATTGCTAAAGTTGTCACCCATTCTGCGATAAATGAACCTCACGCCGTATGTATTTCCACGATGGTCTTCAAATTGGAATCCATACAGTTGTGAGTCACCCACATTATCAACTTGAGAATCAGTGACATAACCGGAGTAATTGGGAATTGATGATGTATCTGCATCGCCTGTAGTAATTGCATCGGAGTATCGAGTATCAAACAAACCAGCATCACTTCGGCTACCAAGACCCCACACACCAGCATCGGGGGCAAAACCCGGAATACCACTGGCGACCATACCACCAAAGTTGACTCGACCAAACGCTTGAGTTCCTGTCCTCAATCCCTCAACAAGAGTTTTTGATGGGCTTTGAGATTCAAATGATTCATCATTGATTGTGTTTGCAATCATACCACTACCATTGAAAGCCGATATGCTACGCTTTTGATTATTTGATAGGTTGCTCTTTCTTGTAGCAAAATCACCATTGCTTAGGAAATTATCATCAGCATCTTCTTGCGTGACATATTCCCGTAGTGTAGTGATTGGAGCAAATGGCCTACCGTGTTTGTTGATAGGCATAGGCGCAGGGTGCATGTTCTCACCGGTAGTTTCGTCGGGTTGACACCAAAAGTTTCGGAATCGCCCACCGTGTCCAACAAGGAATTGAGGTTTGTATTGCGATTGACCCTTACTGTTGTCCAACCATGTACAGAAATTGCGACCACTGGCTCCGGGTACGGTGGAGTGAATAACAATTGAGTGTCCTGTGTTTCCATCAAGGTCTTCAACAACACGCCCCAAGTGTGCCCGCAAGTACCCCATGTGACTACCACGGTTTTGTGTATCAAGTGCTTCATCAGCAAACCACCACGGTGCAGGGTCAAATATCGAACCCGTATCGGAATCCTTTGCACCGGTAGTAAGTGCATTCTTGGCTCCACCTTGATTGATAAGACGAACAATTTCTCTTGCGGCGGCTTCAATATCAGTGACACCTTCTTTGATACCTACTTCACCACAGTCGATGGTAAGACGGCGCACGAAATCCATATTGGTCCAATGCTCAAGATGTTGCAATCGACTTTCTTCATGGTCTGCAAGTGTAAGTGCTTGTGAGCGAATACCCTTCAAGCAAAGGAAGGCGGAAATGGCTCGTGTACCATCCGGTGTGTCCATCATTGTACTGGCATCACGAAGCGAAAATGTATCGGGGTTGTTAATGAATCTTGATTTCTTCAAAGCACCAGCAAGTGTTTGTGTAGCACCAAGTGTTTTTCTCGATAAGGCATGTAAATGGTTAGCCCAGTAAGGCGAGGCTACGGCTGGTTGAACACGAGGTAAGGTACTGTCTGCAATGGTGAATGAATCACTTGTCCCTTCATTCATAAGACCGGTATGAACATAATGCCCGTGACCTTTACCCATGAAATACGAATTGTTTGTCGTAATGAAGGTCAATGTTTGATTTGAATTGGTTGCCGTAGTGTCCTTATCAAGATACAACAAACTTGCATTGGTATCTATTTCAATAATTTTAGAACCACTCGCTATACCCGTTCCGCTTACAGTCATACCGACTGTAAACTTATCCATTTTTGTATAACCACCGTTAGGTCGTATAATTTTATGATTACCAGCGAATAAATGAGAATTTGGTGTAAAAGTAATGGTTTGATTATTATTTGTAGCAGTTGTATCTTTATCCACTCTAAACAAAGTCCCGCTGTCAATTTGAGTAATAACTGAACCGCTTGCTACACCTGTACCACTTACACCCATACCTACTCTTAGTAAAGAAGTTGAATCCATTTTGAGGATTTTTGCATTACCACCACCAAATGTCGAAGCCGAAGGCGAACTATTGTTATGGTTTGTATCAACAGTAGCATCTGTAAATACACTGGTAGGGGCATTATGGTCTGTATCGCATCCCAAAGTAAACGAGTTTCCTATCAGTGCTAATTTTGTTTTACCTTCTCCGGGTATGGCATAAGAATCATGAGTCAAGAAATTACTAATCGGGTTTTCACCGCCAGCATTGGTACTCATCACATCCTCGGATGTATTACCGGCTATGTTATGCACATACGCACTTTCAATAAACTTGGATTGCTGGTTCCTACGCATGTATGGGTTTTCACTTGGGAAACCATTTGCTACATCTATTTGAGTAGTAAAGTAGTGTGGCGCACCACCGTTTTGTTGTATTAAGTATCGGTCAAGGTCAACAATACCATCTTTGGTGATAATGTGCCGACCAAATCCGATGTGTGGTGTAGCGGCACTGGATTGAACCTGCATGTGCAAATCGTGGAATGCAATGAACTCACGGTCGTGCGCTACATCGAACATCAATACTCGTGCATGTCCTTTCTTAGCAAGGTATGGGTCGAGGTAAGCAACAGTGGGTGCTTGAGATGATGATAGTCCCATTGATTCGTAGTTCAACTCAATAGTTTTGTTTACATGTTGAACAAAGTTGTTTGCAGTTTCAAGACACGAATTACCAATCAAGAAGTTTTCAATTGGTATAGAATCACGAGGGCGGTTAGCCAAAGCACCTTGCCCGCCGTTGAATCCGGTCCAAACTTGACCTTCGTTAAGCACACCACGGGACTTAGCAAACAACCCCTCGACAGCATGGGGATTGTTCATTGTCATGTTCATCCATACAGTGTCACCATTGCGTAAGCCACCTTGAGCATACGGGTACAACCAACTGCGATTGAGTACAGCATCGGGGTCATTTTCAGTGACAGTTCCGATACTCAATAGCAACGGGTCACCACTTGCAATAGTGGTTGAATTGCCACCATAAACTCCGGTGACAGTACCACTACTCGAAGCATTAGCACTCATTACAAAAGTAGTTGCGTTGGTGATACTAAGCACTGTTGTTGCCGCTGGTATTCTTGTTGCTCCATCACTTACAGACATACCTACACGAATGTTAGTTGTATCAGCCACAGTTGCAGTAGGTGAACCACTTGATACTACAGTGGATAATGAAAAGGTATCAAGTGTAATTACTGTGTTTGTGGCGTGTCCACTACCAGCAAGGGGTGATTCACTGAAAGCGACCTTTCCTACATACTTAATGTTGCTATTGTCACTTACATCTTCCATGAAGATTTCATCACCCGGTCGGAGATTGATACCTACGGTGTTAGCCTGTGGCATAAGAGTAGCAGTTGCGGGTGCTAAAGAAAGAGTGGTAGCCCCTACCGCACCCGCCGCTGTAAATGTCCATTGCTCACCACCCACTGATGGTTTGAAAGTAGTCATTATATTTTCAAAGGGGTCGGCGTAAAAAGGGTCTGTGAGTGTGTACAAAGCCCGACATGCTTTTTTCAGTCGTATTGTTTTACCTTTCATGTTTGTTGTTGAAAAACTCAAAGGGGCCATACAAACAAATTGATTTTGTGTTTCACTCGCAGTTGTGATATTTCCAAGATAAATCATTTCAATCGGTGTATCGGCAAGAACTTCAATTACAAATACCATATCACCCTTACCAGCAAGAGGGTTATTTGAATCACTTGTATATCCCCCTTGTTTAGAAAATTGAATTTCGGGGAATACAGACGCATCTTCAACCGTAAAATAATAAAATCCTCTATTACCAGCCGAACCATCACGGTCAGTCACTTTGTTCACTTCTAAGATAGTCGAAGATGCAGTTTTTGATTGAATACGAGGGGCGTGGGGATTGGTAAGTGGTCCTTCTTTGAACTCAACTGCACTCACATATTGCCGCAATCCGTAATCAAGATTGCCACCTTGAGTTTGCATGTTTGCGTTATCGTAGTAGTAAGGTGAGCGACCTTCATAATCGGATGATGGTGTAGTCACATCCGAAGCAATAGGAACGAGTGTTTCGTTTCGATAACCACCGGCTACATAGACTAAAGCACCCACAGTAGCATCGGTAAAGAAATCATCCGAAAAACCACCAGTAAACCCACCGGATGCGGTAGTGGGTATTCGTAAATATCCAGCACCAGCCACAGTAGGGTCATTGATGTATATTGCCCATTGGTTATTCGACAAGAAAACACGACGATAGCGTGTCACATCTTTCATGTTTCGATGAGCGTTAGCAGTAGTAGTACCTTCGGCAGTTGGGAATATCTTCGGATGAGATACATACACATCAGTATGATTTGTACTCACTTTAATTTGAGTGATGGTGGCTGATGAAATATGTGCGTCGGTATTTGCATTAAATCCATACGCTGAATGAGCATTACGGTCGCTTACAGCAATATCGTTTGCACGACGACCTACAGGGGTGGGGTTCCATGAATGGGCTGTGTAAGTAGCATCAAGGTGAATTTTCATGCTGTTATCGGGACCGGGAAATACGCTGTCCGGTGCGTGGTCAAAGAATTGCTTAGGGAAAAGTGGGATTTCGACCATTGCACGAGTGCTGGCATACTGTGTACCAAGTTGATAATCGTGATTTACTGTGTCCATACTTTGGAACAATCGGTCATTGACTGTGCTACCGTCTTCGCAAAGGTTGTCATCATTGAAATCCGGGTCATTGTATATTTTCACACTTATTTCATACTCATTTTCTGTGGCATTTGCAAGAATACCAGTAGCGTTTAGCCACTCATGGAATGTTGCATACGCTACACCTTCTGCATCTAAAAACGACCTTTGCTGTAAAATACCCGGTCCACCGCTTGTATCAACAGTGAAATTAAATCCAGCACCAGTTTTTGAACTGTAGGCGGCACTTGCGCCGTCTGCGAGATAAATACGACCTATCTTTGGAAAACAATATGTACCCCATGAGGCCAAATCAGTTGATTGGTTATTGAGTGGCTGAACGGACATGTAAATCCTATCGGTATCAGTATTCACCTTTACGGCTTGTACAGCGCAGTTGCGGCGGGTTGAACCCGGTAAGCGCATCAGTAGGCTGGGGTCATTGGTAGGCTTGGTGTTGACAGCACCCTGTCCCGGTCCACCAAGCGTGACAGTGACGACAGGAGCGTTAGGCTCAATCTCTTTGACGATGTGCGAATCGGGTGAGCCGCTACCGGTGATGTTGACATTTTGATTGGCGAGTCCTTCCGCAATACCGGTCGCCGTGATTGTGATGATTTTAGTGTTGTCTTCGGGGTTTTCATCTTCCTTAATTGAGCGAATGCGTGTACGACTCATCAAGAACAACAGCGATGCAATGCTGGGTGAGTCGCCTTCGGTAAGGTTTGTACGCATCTTTGACAGTTGATTTATTCTTGTTCTGTCCGATGGTTGTACATAAATTACCATTGAAGTTTCGTGTGTATCTTCAAGAACATTGTCAATAATGTCAAACATTTCAAAGGTATTGCTTGCATCGCTTGTGGAGCCTTCGTCAAAAACACCAGTACCAGTATTAGTGACAGCGGCCCCTTTGACAAATTGTATGCCTGTATCGGTGGTGTTCCTTACAGTATCACTGGATGCTGGCTCAATGCATAATTTGTGATATGCTGAATCATGTATGCCATTGTTGTGCGAAGCAGTAAGATATTGAGGGGCTGTATTACCTTGTGCCGTGGCATCGTTAGGTGGTGTGTAGTTGACAGGACATAGACTAAAATCAACTTCACTGTCAAGTTCATATCCACCAGTGTTGTCACCAACTAAGGAGTGAGATTCTTCTAAATGAACCGACCCTGCAATTTGACCTAAGCCCAAGAACAACACTCCGCCCGGTGAGAAAAGAGTGGTATCTTTTGATGCATCAGCCAAATCTGCTTCGATAACATCCAGTACCGTAGTTGAACCTGTGAGTACAAAATTACCACTCGGTACAGTCTTTTCAATCATCAAGCAAGGTGTTGTTTTACCCATACTTGCACCAGTCAAGTCAATGGCGTTGTAATGAATTTCAACATACGGTGCAAGATTGTGGGTGCTTTGAAGAGTAGGAACTTTGAGCAGTGCGATGCGACTTACGCTTTCCGGTCGCAAGTGATACAAGCGAGCGTCGTCATCTATGTCACCATACTCCGGTACTGGTCCTTTCATCATAAAAGGGCGATAATCAAAGTTAGTTCCACCAATAGCGATTGCTTGTTCCTTGCTTGCTGGTAGTCCATTGGTGACTACGAAATCAACGGCAGATGAATTATTAAACTTAGCAACATCGACTTGTGTACTTTCTTCATAAAAATCGGATAGTGCGTTCATGGCAAAAAGTCCCGCTATTCCCTTTCCTGTGTTTTCATACACCATTTCAACAATATCTGCTGAACCATCCATCTTTTGGTCAATAGCGAGATACGATGGTGTTGGATAACGACGCATGTACTCGTGGCCGTTGATGTGTGAGAACTTGTGCCGCCCACTGTGACCCACTTGGTAAAGAGTGTCGAGTGTAGCGGGCCAAGTGACAGCAAACGGATTGTTTGGTGAGTTGTCCGTTGTAGCCATTTGTGTTGAATACACCAAGCCATGTTGAGCAAAATCACTCTCATCAAGCACCATTTGACCTGTTTTATCAAAGATTTGGCTACCGTAGTGTGGGGGTTGATACGGCCTACCTGTGCCATTGTCAATCAACAAATCAGCATTTACAATGACAAAATAGTTGTCAACATTTGCAGTACGAGAATGAAGAAGACCACGCTTACCACCAGTGCCGAGGATAAAATCAATGTGAATACTGCTTACAGTAATTACCCCTGTCGAGCCATTTATTGACTCTATTCTTGCTCTTTCCGGCGGAGATGCGTTTGGTTTTTCCGTATTCCGGTTAATCGCACCGGGGTTAATGAGAAGATTATAAGGAGTATGTGGTATAGCAAGTGTGGCTTCTGTGCCGGGAGTGGTGACAAAATCAGTCACCTTGTAGTTCCCCATGCTGTATGGTGTGGCTGTGAATGTAGTAGTGACACTGGTGCTGTCATACGGCTTACCAGTCAAGCGAGCGATAAGGGCTTGAGCATCAGTGGCGGCTACGGTGATTGTAGTTGTCGTACCATCAGCGGCTACAGTAAACGCATTGAACTCGTATGACTCACTCACAATATCAAGTGGTTCTTCAAAGCGATACATACCAGTTGTTGTATCACCGTTGACAGGCACAGTGCTATCAATCATTCCCGAATCAAAATCACTGTTAAAGTGAAGTGCTTCGATAGCACCACGGAACTCTCCACCCTTTCCACCAACATACACATGCGCTGTTGAATTAACAATACTGGAATCCTTTTCAATAATCTCGCTTGCTACCCTATTACCATTGACATACAATGATACTGAACGCTGTGAAACAGCGGCAACAACATGATACAAACCTCGATGCTTGAAGTTAAGATTGGTAGCATCGTTGTACAAGTTGGGTTCTGTGGTAGGTGGATTACCCGTTAAAAAGCGGTTGTAGGTGTCGTGTATGCCCCCAACTTCTTGTGGGGGGTACACTACCCCCTCCCACCGGGTGGAGGTCAATTTAGCGGTGCTTAGGACTACTTTTTGCGTACCGCTTGGGGTTTGAATGAAAACAGTAAATTTGGCTGGACCGGGCGTATCGACTGTACCAAACTCAAGTGTAAACTGGTCATCACGATGAGCAATCACGCCACCGCAATCGGGAACAACCCAAGCCTCGATAGCAAATTGGTCATCGACTAAAGAATTGATAACAGTGATTTCATCACTACCACTGCCGGTTTTACCGAGAATATCTCGTGCTGGACCAACGCTTGTAAAATTACCTTGAGGTAGCAGAATAGAATCACTAACACCATCAAAAAAGAAAGCGTTGCTTGTTCTTCCAATTCCAACCATAAACTCACCTCAAAGAATCCTGTCAATTGGTAGGAATTGAATATCGAATGAATAGATTGGCTCGCCGCCCATTTGTACAAATGTGGCTTTTGTGACGGCTCCTTTGATGAATGAAAATTCGTATGAATCATTTGTGTCTTCAATGACAGTTGAAGCGGCTTTAGCGGCAGTTGCTTCTTTTTCCGATGGTTTTACCAACCTACCAGTGGGCATGAAGAAATTCATTGCTTTGTATTTTTCTCCATCTGCATTTACAGTTGAATTAAATGGAATTTGTATGCCTCCTATGTACATACCGTGTTTTGCCTTTGCATCAAATCCAAAATTACCCACATGTGTTCTTTTGTTTTTACCATAAGTAAAGCCTATTCCGTTGGTAAATCGAAATCCACCATCGTTAGAATTGTTAAGCACAGCGTACAATTCAGCCACTTTATCACCAGCACTCTTGCCCGTGAATCCAGCAGAATCATCAACACCGTTTTTGAAATTCTTAATTGAAGGGGTGTACAACGATGAACTGTTCCAAGAAACAGGAGTGTTTCCATTTGCACCTGTCACTTTTTGTTCAATTTTGACAAGTGTGTTTGCTTCGTCACTCAATGTTGATTGTTCAAGAGTAGCAGTAAATCTGTTGCTTAACAATACATTATCTGCTGTAGCGGTACTGTTGATAAGGTTGACTAAGTTTGTAGCAATTTCAACAGCAGTATTCATATCCGAATTATCATGAATTGACACATGGTATTTACCACTACTGGCTGTATTGTGGGCTTGAGCAGTTGAAGATTTGATAAAAAGAATTTCGTACTCTTCTCCATCTGTTGCTTTTAAAGTAAGTTTTGGAATAAGAAAACTACCAAAATCATTGTGTGTTAAAGTAGCCGCTAATGAGGTAAGGTCACCACCTGCTCCGGTGCCAACCAATGAGAAATCCGTATTATTTCTTCTTGAAAAATCAATGCTGGCCGAAGCCTTTTGTCCAAGCGACACACCAGTTGAAAGGTCATCATCGACAATATATCCCTTCAACAAAATAACCGCCTTTGGTCTGTTCAAATCAATCGCAAAACGCTCCGCTCCGCCTCTTAATCCAGTACGAGCGTTCACACCACGGTCCACATCGAGTACCAGTTCGGTCACATCGAGTGGGATTAACTCACCGTCTTTACGAACTAAACGGACAGGAACATTTGTCACCATCAGTATCGCCCTCGCATGGTTGAGCCACCGATACTGCGAGCAAGTTCTTGTTGAATCATATTACCAATCTCCCTTGCTAATGCTCGCTTGTCTGTGCGGTCTGTAATACCTCCGGCATTGACGGTGATGTTGTATGTACCACCACCCATACCAGCCCCACCGGGGTTGTTGCGTTGGCTTAGGGGAACAACCGCCTCCGGCCCATCCTCACCAATCATGGCGAGCGTAGGCTTGTTGACGATACCACCCTTAGCAAGTGCTGGAATACTCCAAGAAGTTAAATCAAAACCTACAGTCATGGGGTCAAGACCCGGTAAATCAATTGTTTTACTGAAATTGATTGATGCAAACATAGAATTGATTAAGGAAATAATACCGTTAATACCCGCTTTCATTCCTTCTATGAGGAAGTCACCGATACCAAGAAATGCACCCCCAATATCCTCAACAAGCCCTGTCCAAAAATCGAGTGTAAAAAGTTCGGGGATGGAGGGTAAAGAGTCCCAAATGTTGCTTATTTTGGTGCTAAAGAAATCATAGATACCTTGTACTTTTAGTATGGCTTCGTCTTTCAAACCACCAAAAAAATCTTTGATAATCTGCAATTTTGTCTTAACAGGTGTAATAAAATTGTTGTTAATGTAAGCCTTGATTAGTGTCCACTTCTCAATAACACTTTCTTTGAATCCAGTAAACCATTCTTTTAGTGTACCCCATTTTTCTTTAATCGGGTCAACGACATTATCACTGATAAAATCCTTGATACCCTGCCATTTTTCTTGTATGGGGGTGACAACATTATCATTGATGAAGTCCTTGATACCCTGCCATTTTTCAATAACGGTTTCTTTAAATCCAGTCCACCATTCTTTGATTTCGCCAAGTTTTTCTTTAAGTGGTTTGATAAATTTGTCACTTACAAATTGCTTAAGGGCGGTCCACATTTTCATTGCTGTTTGTCCTATGGCTGTAAAGGCTGGCCCAATGGCATTGACCATCGTTGACATAGAAGCGAGGGTCGCTACGAGTGTCATTCAGTACCCTCCCAATCTAAAAACGAGTAATCCAAACTTACCATTTCCCTGTCACCCGCCTTCGCCTGTTGTTTGCTATGTTCGGTTTTCTTTTTGTCTTCTTCGGTTGCAACCATCGCCCATACGAGTGATTGCTTGAATAAGTGAGGTGGCATTGAGTACACTTCAAGCAAAGAAATTGAGTAGTGTTTAGCGATGGTATAAGCCCAAAGTTCAACTTGAGATGTTAAATCACTTTCACTGTCAATTTTATCTTTGCTTAGAAACTTTTGCACCCTCACTTTGTCGGCTTCGTAAACCCCCCTTGCAAAGCCTCCGCCATGTCGTTAGGTTGCGGTAGCACTTTCGAGAGTTGCTCACCGACATAGCCCTTGAGTGACAGCATTTCTTCTGTAGTCAAGGATGGATTGGTTTTAGTGACCCAATGGGTAAATGCAAATTGCCAGTAGCCTTTCAAGTTCAATGCTACATCCCCGTTTGCTACGAGGAACATTTCTTGAGCGGCGGCTTGAATGTCAAGGAAAGAGATTTCACGAACCCAAACTTCGATGATTGCACTTTCGTCATCGGGGTCAACCCGAATCTTGTGCTTGGTCACATCGTCATTCTTCAATAATAGGCTCTTGTTCATCACTACTTGTTGTTTGGTCATCTATTGCACTTCCATTGGCTACAGCCACCTCTTCGGTGGGGGCATCCGGCGTTTCTTCGGGGGCTACCTCTTCGGTAGGGCCGTCAGTCACACCCTCGTCGTTTTGCTTAAGTCGGAGAACTATCTCGGCTTTTGTACCGTAAACGGGCAAGCCTCGTTCTTTGCATAGTTCTCGCAGTTCAGCGACGGTTAGGGAATCGTATTGTACTTCATCAACGATGAAAGGGGATGGTGCGTCTTCTTGCACCAGTGGATTGATTTCTTCTTCAACGGGTTTACTATTGAGGTTAAACAAGTTGATAGCGATAGCGGCGTGAATGGTGTGGTTTGAAGCACAGTCGATGTCTGTTTCCACTATGTCAAGACCGTTTGCCTTAATCACCCACTTGGCATATCCAACTGGTCCGAGGCGGCGGTATTGTTGTAGTGATTGCTTCATATTTTCACCTCAATACTTTGCGATAGTATCACGAGCCAAGACTTTGATAGCCTTTGGCATAATTTTCAGTGTGGATTTTACCACACCTTTGTCTTCGGGAATTTGAAGTGGTGCTTCAATAATGTAGTAATCATCAATCAAAAGCACCATTTTTTCGGTGTGTGCGTCTGCTGTACTACCCATTTTATTCTTTTCAAAAATGATACGAATTTGATTGGTTGTTGAGTTGTTTTCACCGTGTACACTGAACTCCGTTCCTGTACGCATTTTGTGGTAAAACAACGGGTCATCCACTGCAATTTCCATTGTCATTTCATACGAAGTTTGACCTTCAACCATGAGGTTTGCGTTTCTCGCACCAGCAAATGGTACTTGGTCCGTTGATGCTGATGCTGATTGATACTGTCCATTGATGGTATGGAATGCTTGCATACCTGTTTGTCCGGTTAATGAGAAGTTCATCACTTGAGCAACCTGTTGTCCAGCCAAAGTAATGCTACCGTTGTAAAACATAAACGGTTTCTGCGTTCCCTTACCAATACCCGATTCAAGACGCTTTGCTTCAGTGCTGGCAGTATCATCAAACATGCGATGTGCGCCATATCTTGTCAACGGTGTGGCTTCTAAACGACCAGTATCGGTGTAGCAAAGAGCCGCATTGAAGTTGACTGAAAGGCGTAGTGCCGCATCGTTGTCAGTTGTCATGGTAAAGTCAGTGACCTTACAGCCACGGAACACACGAGTCAATTCCTTTGAGTCATTAACTCCACCATCGGTACTACCAGCATTTGAGTCAATATCTCGGCGGCGTTGTGATACTTCAAGAGCAAATGATGGTTGGGTGGTGCGAGAGAAAAGAAGATGTGAAACAGAATCAGTAATGGTATTATCAGTGCCAACTGCTACAGGGTTTGTATCAGCATCACCGATAATTCGTACTTCAACTACTCTTCCCGAATCGTGAGCATATTTCAAGGGTTCATCCAAGTACACAACATGGTCGCCTGTGTTCTCCGAAACTCCGATTACTCTTCGGATTTCATTTGTTTGCGCTAAATCAAAATCAAAGTCAGTAAGTGTTCCATCCCATTCAGCCGAGCCTGTTTCCGGCTCATGGTCGCTTACAATAGGAACTTCTGTAGGGTCTTGAATTTCAATGTAAGTGCCTACAGCAACTTGAGCATCGTGAGCGTTGAGAACAATGTGTGATTGACCAGCAAAAGAAGCCGAGCCAAGAGAAAGTGTCACATCACTGGCAAGTGAAGTTTGAAGTTTGCTTAACAATTCATGTCCAAGACAGTATTTGAGCCAGCGAGCAGAATGCATAGCGACTTCAAATGAGCCACCTTCGTTGGTAAGTTTGCCGGGAACTTGCACGCTTACATCACGACCAAGCCCTACAACATGGAACCGCTTCAAGTCCACCTTAGTTTCGGGTAGGGTGAGGGCCGTAGCAATACCCAAGAACTGGTCTGTTTTGACTGATTCAGTACCCGGTAAGGCTACTGTGGCTTGAGTCATTGCTATATCCATTGGTGGTGTTTTGTAAGGTAAAATTTCTAACACATTGCCCGCTCCCATAGTGACCATATCATCTGTTATCATTGCGGGTGTAATTTGTAAAGAACAACCGTTATTTTCAACAATGGTAAAAATACGCCCATTGCTTGCTAAGTCACCCGAATCAACATCATCAGCCCCGCTTCCACCCGAAGTGGTCCAAATAAGTTGAGAGCCAACAAGCATATTTTTTGGGTACTTTAAATTAGTTGCTGAAAAAGTTAATGTTTGGTTGCTATTTGTAGCAGTAGTAGCAACTGAAACAGTAATTACAGTAGCACTGTTAATTTTTGTCACTATGCTATTTGAACCAATACCTGTTCCGGTCACTACCATACCCACTCTTACAAGAGCAGTTGAGTCCATAGTGATGTGTTTTACACTGGATGTAGTACCGTCGCTTAAACCGGATGTATGGTTGGTATCGCATGTATTATCGGTAAATGTAATTGCCTCTTGAAAAAGAGTAGTGTTTACTTCTGCTTTAAATGCCAAAGTGGTGATATTATTACTCGATACTACAGTTAGCCCCACATCGGAGTTTGCATCCGTACCAATTCTTATTCGCATACCCGCTTCCGGTGCAAATGATACTTCTGCTAAATCGCCCTTGTACACTGTGCTTGGCATGTTAATCAACTCATGGTATTGCTTCTGCGAGTATTACTACTTCAACTTGGAATGTCATACGGAATAATTGCTTGCTACGGTCGGAAAGGTCGGTGCGGGTCTTGAAAACTAAGCGGTCAAAACTTACCCCATCCCCCTTTCTTTTCGAGTGAATCAGCCTTCGCACTTCGTTCTCAAGTGCTTGCAGATGCTTCCTCCCCTTAACAGTTCGCATATCAACCGTGATATTTATACGAGAAGTGACGAAATCATAGAACAATTCCGGTGCTTCTTCGTTGTGTGCGGTTTCATAGCACATGATATAATCATGGCGTTGTAAATCAATACGCTTTCCTCTTTCCGGCGATGTGGAAGCAATATCAATTACTATAGGGCGTATATTGCTGGTATTTCCCCGATTCCAGTCAGTTTGAAACAGGTTGATGATAACATCAAGTGATTCAGTCCAAGTTGCAACCATCAAATACCACCACTTATTTTGTCGCTAAGTTCTTTGAAGTTTAAAGGAATAATAAAACCATCTTTGAATTGCAAATTGTGTTCCACCATCTTCGGATTCTGCCGTAGCATAGCATCATCGGTGGCTTTGAAGAGTTTTTCCATCTCTTCATCAGTGGCTTGTTTTTTACTTGAAGTGTTAAAATATGCACCATCTTTTTGTTGTAAACCTTGAGCAGTAGCCTCAATATCCATCATTCGCTCACGAAAATCTTTGGGTTCTTGAGTGAACTCTTCACGCATTTGCTTTTGCAATTGCTTGTCTTTAATGTACATTTCAGTAATTCCAGTATGAAAGTAATTACCTTGTTCTGTGAACTCTCGGACACTCACTCAAACACCACCATTTCGACATACTTTGGTAGGGTTCGGTCGATTTCGGCTTGATACAACTGCACCTTGCTCGCAAGGTCAATGTTCTGTGTACCTTCGGGAATAAGCACCGAGCGGTCGTCAGCCATCAATAATTCAATGGCAACCATCTTGGTACATACATCTTCAATGGCTTTCTCAAGGTATCTTTCACCGTAGATATAACTGGTTTTGATAGCGTTCCATTCAAAGAACGGGTAGGAGTTGTTGAAGTAAACAATCCCCATTTCGTGGTCAAGCCACCAATCACGGAGTCGGCCACTGTCACCACTGCTTGAGCCGCCTTGTAGGTCAACCAAGAGTGATTGTTGGGTGATAGCCCCTGTAATTGCTCCTAAACTACCGGTGACAGCCACGCATCCTGTGAAGGAGGTAGCCGTCTTGCCTGTGTATCGGAACACATCACCACTGGCATCAATAGCAACACCAGCGTTTACGAATCCTTCTGTTGATGCTACATTGATAGTTGTACTGTCAAGGCTTGTGAATGTAGTGCTGTTGGTCTGTGTTTGGTCAATAGCAATAGTTGATGAATTGGTGACCATACTACACACCTCACCAGCCTTTACACCCCTCATGCTGGTGACTTTGACCACACCTGTACCGTAATCAGCGTTGGCAGTAGCCAAAAACTCATTATGAATAGCGATATTTGATGTAGAGCCTTCAAGTGTAAATGTTGGTGAAAACTCAACAGCCGCTTTGCTTACACGGTCTTCCTTGTTTATGAGGTCAGCAAAGTTTTGCGCTACCGTAGCGGCATCAAAGTCGTCACGCCACTGGCCTGTACCAGTGCCTTGAGCAAGAGTAGCAACACTTCCATTACCGGGTGAAAAGTACACTGCGGCTGAACTAAGCGAAGACACATCCTCAAACTTTACACGGGCTTCTGCCGCACCAATTTCACGATAGTCAGCACCTTGCCATAGTTCAAGGCGAAGAATTTGCTGTACATTCCTAAAAAGAAGGGGTGCAGTACCGACATAATCCGTATAGTATCGTCGTCGGTATGGCTTGTAGGTATCGAAATTAATGTACTCGGCTGATACCAAATAAGGTCGCCAAGCGTTGCGAGTAAGATTGTCGATGCGGTCTTGCATCTTAAGAATAACATGGTCCACTTTGGCCTTCGTCATTCCACGAGTGCGGCCATCGGTAAACGATGCTTGGTTTTGCACATAGGTGTTGTCAGCCACTTGATAATCAGCCGCCGTAATACTACCACTAAAAGCCAGTTTTACACCGCTGGCTGAACTGGTGATAGCAGTAATGACTTTTTCAAAACCCATAGGGTCTGCATCGGAGTAAATTAAAAGTGTGTCACCAACACTGTAGCCGTTGTTTCGATAGTCGCCACCAGTGATAAAAACACCATCAGTAGCACTGTCGGCACTTACGAGGACAGCCTCGCTTGGTCCAATATCGAGTAGGTCAGCGACTTTTTGGGCGGTGGTGTACACTACAGCAGACGGGTCAAGTGGGCGGGTTTCCGCCTCACCGGGACTGAACACTACTGGCATACATTACCCTCCCTCATTCAATAGCCTAAATCCTGTGAATAGTCGGGGTTATTACGAGCATTTTCCGTCATTTCTTCGAGAGAATTAAACCCACCAGTTGGGAACATTTCTGCCGGGAAACGAAGTCTTGGTGGTTGGCCTTCGCTTTGTATCATCATTTGTGCTGGACAGTTCGCATTCATACAAACCATTTTTCCTTCACCGGGGTGAACTTCTTCCAACTTTCCTTGACAAACTTTACAATTTGAAGCAACAACATTATGCCTCGCTCGCACTTCTTCGGGAATCTCCACACCCGCTACCGAAGGATAGCCAAATTTCAAAATATCCCAAGCATCACGCATAGGAACTTGGCGAGAGGTCATGATGCGGCGCATGTGTTCAGCCTCGGCATCGGGGTTGAACTCTTCTTCGGGCGGCATACCATCACGGAGTTTACCTTCACTGTCAAACAAATTAGGCATTCGTTTTTTATCAGCATCTATGTCTTCTTGGCTTTCATTAGGCGTTGTACCTTCTTTCATAGCCTGTTCTAATTCTTCTTGTCTTAGTGCGAAGTCTGCCTCCGCTTCACCGCTATAATCGGGTTCACTCAACGAACTTTCCAAGTTTTGCCCCTCAAAGGGTACTCTTTCGTTCATGAACTTGAGTCCGTGTTCCTCCGGGTTCGCTACAGCGTCGTACATGAGTTTGTCACGGGCTTGAGTAAACTGTTCACCTGCGGCATCACCACCAGCACCACGAAGTTCGTTAGCGACTTTTTTGTTTGCCCACCGTTGAAGGCGAACTTCTTCACCATCTGCGGTAAGCACCTTTTGTCGGTGGGGTTGCATTGCTTTAATCAAAATCTTCATAGTATCACATCAGTATTGTGGTTCAAAACCGGGTTGTTGCATCGCCGCCCTACAATGAGGACATGCGTTATGGGCGTTGCGGCCCATACCTGCGGGTGCATCAAAATGACCGCCGCAATTCTTACATTCAAAACCGACTATTTCATCTTCACGGGCTTTCAAAACTTTCCATGCCTCATTCATTGCATTCTTCATAGTATCACATTCTGTTCTTTTCGTCACGACTTGCTAAGTTGTATTCCATTGGTTTGTCACAACTACCACAAGTGGCTCTCCACATAAAATGAAGGAAGCCACAGTGTGTACAGCGTGTACCCGAACCTATGTTCAGCACATCACCGATATTACGATTACGGTTGCGTTGTGAAGATGTAATACCCTTGAGGGGGTTTTGCTCGTCAGTCACAGCGGCAATGCTGTACTCACTATCGTTCTTGACACCTTGCTTACTCGACCGCACCATGTCGCTAAGGTCGAGAGTTCTTGCATCAAATCCCATACCTACTCACCTCAAGCGAGTTGGTATGTCACCATGACAAAGATATTTCCCAATACAGGGAATACTTCGGTATCAATCACAGAACTCGTACTGCTTGAATCAGCAACCGCTTGAATGAGGTCTTCAACTGCCGCCGCCCATGTAGCCGCCGCATTTACCTCTTTAGGCGAGAAAGGGCCGAAGCACTTTACGCCAATCTTGGTTAGTGATGCCATCGTTAGTCACCTCAAGAGCGGCGACCAATTGCGATGAATGTACCTGCTTTGACAGGGAAACCACCGTTGCCAGCGGCAATGAGTAGGGAAGTACCGTTGATAAGACACAAGTTGTTGAAGTGAACATCTTGTGCATCAGCCGCACCGCCTGTGTCAGTGATTCCCACTGCTGAAAGCGCACCAGTACCGTTAGTGCCAGCAAAGTCAATGCTTGCGAGTTGAGAACTCAAATCAATAGTGAGTGTTCCTGTGTCACCTGCGGTATAACTACCTGTGATAATCATTCGGTCACCGAAAACGGTTGGTCTTGGGTCAATTGTTGCTGTGCTTGCCGCCATTATTGTTCATCTCCTGTTGTTTCTTCGCTGGGTTCAACTTCACTTAAAGATTCCTCAACCGGTGTAGGGTTCAAATGTTCCTCAACCAGTTTGAGTGCGGCTGTCTTTGTGAGATAGCCAGCACCCATAGGTACTTCTTGTGCTTTTAGCCAAGCAAGAATGTCTTTGCGACTCCAACCCGTGTCGGGCAAGCCGTCATTGTCTGCATCTATGGTAATACCATTATCACCTTCAATCAAGAAGCGTGATGCGGGTAGTGTGTGTCGCCACTCGTCAAGCCAATGTTGACTTACTTCAACAACTTCACCACGAGTCCACATACCCATTGTATGTCGCATTGGGCGTTCAAAGAACGGTCCTAAAAAGGTCACAGTAGGCATTTAGCCCACCTCAAACAACGAGCATCATCAAGACGACTGATTCAGTGCCACCGCTCACATTCTTCAAGATGAGTGGTGTTCGCTTGTAAAGTTCTGTGTTGTCGTTGGTTTGCACTGGTGTGTTGCCAGTGAGTGTAATCGAAGTTGCTGTGAGTTCCTTGATAGTACCAAGATGCGCCCCCTCAAGAGTGGTGATAACATCACCAGCACTGAATTGAGTGGTTGCATCAACAGTATCAACGGTAGCGACACTTTGACTTGTCAAAAAGTGTGAGCCATCGTTAATCAAAACACCTGTTGCAACGGATTGCATCATCAATGGGTCGAGTGAAGCACTGTCACCCAACCATTGGCAACTTGTGTGAACAATGTCACTGCAAGAACCGGAAAGGGTAAGAGTTGCGTTGTCAGTAGCGTTTGACCACTTAGCGACAATCAATCGTGGGTTGTGAACTTGGCCGGAACCATCGGAGTTCGATGCTTGGAAACCGGTAATGCTACCGGGGTATGTTCCGTTAAAGCCGTCAAGCCACTTTGTTTTGTCTTGGTCAACACCGCCCTGCAAGGGTAGGTCCATCATTACATGGATTTCGCCCGCAGATGGTGTGTATGTCAAATTTCGGTATGTAATTGCTGCCATATTATGTCATCTCCATTATTTTTTTCTCATCCACCATCACTTAAGGTCACGAATTGAAGCGTGTCCTCCGAAGAAAGTCGTCCATAGTTCTCCCATAGTTCGGTACATTCCTTCTTGTCCAAGACGGTTGATTGCGAATGGGTCACCAGTTTCAATACCACTCTCGAAGTATTGGGTCGGGATAGCGGTTGAGAAGTACAAGTAGTCCGTATCAAGGAAGTACATGCGGCTCAAGGTGTCTGCTTGAACATCCTTAGATGGGATGATTGGGACACCGTTGTAGGTAGCGACGATGAATCCGGCTTCGATACCGGGAACACCCTTCACACCGTTGTAGGTAGGAGTGATTCGCTTCTCTTCCATGAATCGCTGTTGCGACTGTAGGAGTTGTTGAAGGCGCATCAAAGTGTCATATCCTGTAAGGATGACCTTTGGGTTGCCACCACGAGTCCAGCACTTTTGGAAGATGGTGTCCAAGTGGTCGAGGGAAAGAGTTCGGTCAGTACCGGAGTTCTCATCGTGTTCTGCAAGGGACCAAGAGTTTGCACTTCGGTCGATTGAGTAAATGTCTTCGTTAGCGGAAGCAGATGCACCGGTTGTGATTCGGTCAAGTGACTCGAAATCGTTGCCAGCGGCGGTAGCCTTGTCAACAAGAAGCATCTTGTTGATATGCTCGGCGTGGTGCTTACCCATTTCTTCCTTGAGGATTGAGCGAATGTCGCCCAGTCCGTCATCCTTGTCAGCAAGGAACATTGCGGTTTCGCTCATGTCGAAGGTGTGAACCACAGTCTTCGGCTTTGCGGCAATGTGTTGGAAGGTAGGCTTGGTGGTGTCCGGTAGGGTTGCGTTTTCTGCAACACCGCCGCCAACAGTAAACGAAGGTCGTGCAGTGATGACTCGCCATCCACTGCGTTCCCACGGTCGCTTTGGTAGGATTGAAAAGGCGTTGAACTCTTGGTTCAATTGGGACCAAACTTTGCGACCATAAATCGCTTGGTAAGTACCAGCAGTTGTGGACAGCATAGGGCTGTCAGCCTTGAGCAACTCACTACCGGAGTAGGAATAGCCCATTGCGTTCCCTGCGCCGTAGTAGTATCGTTCCATGTCAGTTACGCTTCGGATATAATCTCGTGCCATATATTTCACTCTCCATTATTTTTTTTGTTTTTCAAGCCCCTCGTGTTACCGATGCGGCGAGATTGTGTACTTCATCCCAAGACATGTTGCCCAAGTCTTGTGTGGATGGGACTTCAACATTAGATGTGGAAGCCGACTTTTGAATTGATGTGCCGGAAATGGCGATGTTGTCAATTCGCTCACTTAGAGCGTTGATGGACTTCATCACTTCATTGATTGGGGCACGAGCATCGAACTCGGCTTTTTCAGCCTCATGCTTTGCGATTGCCATTTCTTTGCTCAATCGGTTAGAGAATTGAGATTCAAGGTCACCACGGAATCCTTGTTCCAATGCGGCGGCTTTGTACACTTCGTATGCGGCTTCAATATCACTTGAAGAAACATTGCTGTGGTTAAGGTAGCCCTTGCTCATCGAAACAGGTCCGAGTGCGCCGGATGGGGTCTTACCACCGGATGAGGTGATAGCGTTAATTGCACCAGTGGAAGGTGAACCGTTTTCTTGTCCACGGCCACGGACTTGACCAGCAAAGTAGTCAGCACCGTCAACAGCGTCGGGATTGTCAAAGCCACCAAGTTGTGCCTTCTCCAAGTTGTCGAAGTGAGAGCGTGCTTGCATTGTGTCAACACCAGCAGATTTGAGGGTGTCTTCCATCCAGTTCAAGTATTCAGCGGTGATTACATCGCTGTATTCACTCTTTGCGTAGTTCATCTTATCATCATCATTAGTCATAGGTTCATCATCCTTTTTGTCTTCGTCTTTTTTGTCAGCGAATGGGTTTTTAGATTCTTTCTTTTCCTCTTTGGGGTCGGAATCATCTTTTTTGTCGTTCATGTGTTCTTTGAGGCCGGGGGGCATTTCGCCTTTTTCCATTGCGTCAAGTCGGGCTTCGAGTCTGCTCATAACATTGTTTAAGTCATTTTCTGTGGTCATGTTGGTGTCCTCCTTTAGAATGCGAAATTGTGCTTCGGGGTTAATTCCTTTTTCACAAATCGTAATCTCATGTAGTTCCATCTTACTAATTTCTTGGTAATCTCCATGTTCTCCATCGGACTTTCGCACTCTTTTGAACGCTTGTCCTCCAATGGAAAATCCTTGCAAATTACCCTTACGGATTTCTGCGGCCACTTCACGAGCCTTTTCAATGTCGTTGCGAAGTGAAACAACCACAAACATACCAGTATCGTCAACTTCGGATTTCCACATCCTTCCGTTTGAGTCAACATAGGAGTCAATAACTTCTCCCACTTGAATGTTAGAGTGAGCGAGTTGCACATTGCGGAACTTGTCACTCTTCATAAATCCGCCAAAAGCATCCTTTAGTGCTGAACGGGTAATGAGGTCGCCTTGCTTGTCCACCAGTTCAACTGATGCGTAGCCAGCGATAACCATGTCGGAACTGCCCTTGATGAGAGCAATGCCGGAGGTAGGTCGCTTGAGGGACAACATTACCCTCCGATTCATTGTCATGGTATATAGAATGATACTATTACACTGAAAGAGTTGGAGTATCGTTTTCATCGTCATAAACGATGGACTCGTCTTCATCGGTCTTCATTTCAATGTGTTTTATTGGCTTTTTCTTTTTTTCTGCGGAATCGGGTTTTATTTCCCCTTCATCCGGTCTTTTCTTTCCGTCATAATCCGGTAAGTTGCTTTCTTCGGTTAATTTTGTAGGACCGCTTGGAGATTCTATAGGTGTAGCCATATCAATTCCTAAGCCTCTCGGTCCAGTCCAAGTCAATTTTTCTTTAGCAAGTTGGTCTAAAGCCCTACTGATTACTTCAAGTGCCTTTTTTGTTGAAGGTTTAAGCAAACGATTGTCGTCTTTTTCATCCAACACCCCTGCCGATTGCTCATCTTGTTTTTTACGACTCGGTACATCTTTTTCATCCATTTCTAACTTCATAAGATGACCTTCAATCATCAATGGAGCAACGGTATGCCAATACGGGTGAAGACTTTCTGCTAATGTAATTGAGTAATTTGACTTTCTCAAATCACCCAAAGCGGAAGAAGGTGTGTGTAAATACCAATTTTCTCCAATTCTTTCAACTTGATATGTCACTGTGTCGATATTTTTCAAAATTACTTGAATAGTATTGTTGTGATATTCTAAATCGTGTGGTATGAGTATAGGTGAAAATGATTTTGTAAGTAAGTCGAGGGATTCTGTGCTGGCCGCACCTTCACCTTCACCTTCACTTTCTATTTGTCCCACTTGTACATTGTACACATCTCGACTTTTTCTTCGTTTTTTAGAAACACCAGTGATAGTTGCTCGAACAATATCGCCAACTTTGAATGCCTTTTGTTGATTGTGTGCTGTTCCTACATCCATGTAAAATTTGTTTTTATGTGTCACAGCCCGGTTGCCCAATGATTCACCATCAAGAATTGGACCAGCACCAAGTTGGTATGAGAATGGACCATTACCCTTACGGTTAAGGATAATAAAATTGAAGTCACGAGTTTTACGCAGTAATAACCACTTTGGATGACGACGCTCTCCTTTCATGTATGTAGATTTGTTGTCACGCAGAAGTACAACTTTATGTTCATTCTGCAAAATTTTAACAGCATCTTCAAGTCCTTCTTCATCAGTCATTTTAGTGTCATGCGGGCCGGGAATAATGACATTTTCATGGCTATCAAACTGCCCTCTTAGCACTTTCATGCGTTCATGCATCAACATTTCACTCACATTAGTATCATCATAATTGATAATGTCGATGATGTTCAAATCTTTTTCACCTACAATACCATCAATAACAAAATTATTGTCATTTAGTTCTGCAAGGCTTTCTTTGAAGGCTTTCTTCAATCCTACTTTACGGCCATTCTCGTCGTAAGTGGTAATTTCATTGTCTTTTTGTACGATAATAACACGCTTACCATCGTACCATTTACTTACAACCCAAGAACCACTGAACCCTCTTAAGTGTTCAAGGTCGCTTAAATCAAAGATACGATGCATGGGTCGTACAGGTGGAACCCATTCAGCATCACTACTCTTTGTTAAAAGAACATCCGGGTTCAAAAGAGAAGCAATATATTCTCCCATCTCCCCCAAAGCAATACGGTCTTCTGCTGTTTCGTAAGTTAATGGATTCATTGCTAAAGCCGGTGATGTGGCATTTTGTACTGGTATGCTTTCTAAACTTTGAAGCACTTGACTACCTACTTCTTTCCCGTGTAAACCAGTAATTGCATCTTGCCATGTATTTTGAAACAACTTTGGTTCAGTAAAAGTTCCGACTATGGGTTCACCATCACTTGAAAAATCAATTCCAAATGTTGATTGTTGAGGATTAGCCACTGAATGTACTACACCGGCTCCGGTGTGTGTTGGAATAATACCATAGGTATCGGGGTTTATTCCACCTACAGGTACAGGTTCTTCATTAAAACCAACAGACAGTGTGGTTTTTTCTTGAGGTGCTATATTATCAATGTTAATTTGATTTTGATTCAAGGCAACAATACTATCAAGTCGGTTTTTTGAAGCACGAGTCTTGTATTTTTTCTCCCCCGAACCAACACCAAAACGATTGTGAATGTCAAATTGCTTACCACCAGCATCAAAGAACGATAAACCAGCAGGTGACATAAGTGAGTCATCGGCTACAGTGCGTACAACATTGCTTGTAATACTGTGAACTGGGTGTTGCTTCCATTTTTCGTGTTTTGGTTGTGCGTTTTCCATTGCAGTGTGGAAGCCTTCTTTTACACTGTCTTGTAAAAATTCATCATCACCAGCAAGGTGATGCAAAAAGAAATCATCATCAAATTTACCGCTTTCCATAAGTTGGCCCACGGTACTCACATGCAAGGGTTGGTTTGTATTGTTAGATTCGTCAATTATTCGTTGAACATGTGAAGCCATGCGGTTTTTTTGTTCTGTGGTTTTTGGAGTAAGACCAAGACCTTCTAAAACTTCATCGGTGTTCATAGTACCGTCAACGGTAAAAATTTCGTCACCTTGCAGGTGTTCGGTTATTTTTGGATGTACACCCTTTTGTCGTTGGGGTACTTTTTCAGTTGTATTACCAAAACGGTATGCTTGAGTTTTGATACCGTGTACATCATGCGGTACTATACCCAACATTCTTTCAGCCTCAAACATCAGTCGATTGTGATTTGCAAGGAACTGTTGAGGGTCTGTTTTTGCTAATTCTTCACTAAAGTGATTTGGGTCATGTTCCAATACACGAGGTAGTAAAAATTGTGCGGCTTGAAATACAGACTCACGGCTTGCTTTGAGTAAGTTATTGAAAACTTTAGCATCTGCCTCAACAGGATTGGTTTTACCAAGTGCCCTCTTTGCGGCTTTACCTTGTAGTTGATTAAGTTCAACTGTGAGTTCTTGTATTTCATTCATAATGCGCTTTGCCCCTTCGGGACTAAACTCTCCTTGTGCCGCAGGGTCATAGAGTGTTGATTGAAGTTTTTCAATTTCTGTACGAATATCTTCTTCTCTTTGAACAGAAGGGTACATACCACCCATTGATAACGCTCTATGAATAGTGTGAGCATCAAATGGTAGTAGATTACCTTCCTTATCAAGAGTTTTAATTTTACTCTTGCCAGTCAAACTTTCTTTTATGTTTTCTTTTCTTTTTTCTTGTGCCAGTTCATAACGGTGGTTTGTCAGCCAGTTATGTAAACCTTCAATGTCGCCAGTATTGAGTGCTACATCTTGTTGAGTAAGAGCATCCTTAAGTTGTTGAAATTCTATGTTATTTTCATCGTCATCAATATCCCCATGAAGGTGATTAAAAACTTCGGTTGCTGAATTGTTGTTCAATTTTGCTAATGCAGTTAAAATCCTCATATTTTTAGCATCATCGGCGTTTCTAATGTACCGCTTAGTATGTGTAAACGATGGTTGTGTTTGCCCCATTCCTTGAAAATCTATGAAATCGTCATGGTCAGCACCATAAGTGACAGGTACATTTCCATCTTTTAATGCCTTGAGTTGTTCTATTGAAGTTTTGTTGGGTGCATGGGGTGAATTACTTCGACCGAGCATAGTTTTGAGGTAATGTAGTTTTCTTTTCTTTGCTAATATAGGCGTATCACCGCTATGTGATGAATATGCTTGTTCGGGATGAGTAGTTTTCATAGCGTTAGATGTAATGGATGGATGGAAATACCGTGTTTTAAATTTCTTCCTTTCTGCACTGTTCATATTCCTTATTGCATATTCTGTTTGAGGTGAAAGCGTTGTTTTATGAAGAGTCCAGTTATGTTTTTCACCTGCTAATGTTTTTGTAAATACATTGGCTGGTGAAAATATGTTTTCCAACAAAGTGCGTTTATCACCTTTATCGAACTTTTTTGTGACCGGGTTCCAAGTACCAACAGGATTTGCTTTTCCAGTACCAAAATGTAATCCCAATGACATATTTTCGGGGTTTACATTTAATGGTTCATACTGTTTTGAACCTGTCATCGTATTAGTGTGCGGTATAGTTTCAAACATTGAAGAAAACTCCGGCATAGTATCGTCTTCCTTTATGCTTGAAGTTTGTACTGGTTTTTGACCTTCACCGGTAAAGGGGTTAAAAGGCTCATCAGCATCTATGGAAGCAGGTAATAGTTCATCGAGTGTTGATTGCATTCCGGGCGATAAACTGTGAATTATTTCGTTGTAAGCAGAATGAGTCATACCTGCTCCACCACCTACATCAAAACCTTGACTCCAAAATTTAGCCGGTCCTACGGTGAAATTACCATTACCACCAAGTTGCCAGTGTTTGGGTACATCTTCATCGGGATGAGGGCCATGTGGGGATTGAAGGAAAGTAAGGTGTTCCCTCATTTCCTTTCCTCTTGATGCGATATTACCGCTTAATTTTGCTTCTTCTTCCATATTTTCTATGTCTTCTAATGGTATAATAGGACCATCCATGTTTCCGTAAATAGGGTGTTTTAACAGTGGTTTACGGGTTTTAGGGTCATAACCGGCAAGGAAAAGAATATCTTCCATTGACATAAATGTTTCATGTGGACCTTGCATGATACTTTTCTTTTTTGGTCGATGGTTTCTTGATGATGCCCATAGACCCTTTACTCCATCTTTTGTTTCAAGAGGGTAAGATTCCGCCATGTCATTTTTGTCAAGATTCAATTTTGGTAAGAAACTGAATGGTTTACCTACCCACTCACCGTTTTGGTCTTCTTCGATACCATGAGCATCATGCAACGCTTCAATGATATAATCAGCAATAGAACCAGTTGCTTCTTTTTTATCATCTAAAAGTTGGTATGTATGTACGCCTTCACCAAAGGCATTTTGCAAAAATCTGTTATTACCTTGACTATAATCTTCCATACTTTCCATACGATGATGTGCATTAGCACCTCTATGTTCATCACCTCGTGTAGCCCAATTTAACTCCGGTGTACGACGAATTAAGTTATTCCAAGCAATGCGAGCAGAAGGTATTGTTTCACCGTTAGGTAATTTTAGAAGAGGGCTTTTATCAAGACCACCTTCTTCATGTATTCGACGCATAACTGCTGTACGCTCAACAGGGTTTAGCCATTCAAGACCATACATGTACCCCTCATGACCAAGTGCTGATGGGTGTTTATCACCATTTTCATCAACAACATAACCGTCACTTACCCATTGCTTGGCTCTTGCTTCAAAATGAGCAACTCGCAAGCGATTCTCATTTTCTTCTGCCGAACGACCCTCGGAAAGATTTGCCTCATTCATTTTGATAGCATCAATGTTATTTCGTTTCCATCGTTGATAATCTCGTTGATACAAGTCATCTTGATGAGAAACATTGCTACCATTTACTCGGATTGGTCCTAAAAGTGTTTTTTTGTTGTGACCAAAAATAAGTGGACTTTTGACCTTTTCAAGTTCATCGTGTAGTAAACCTTCCATTCGTGCTTCTTCTTTTGAGTGTCCGTTGAAAATGTGACTTCTAAACTTCTCAACAAAAGCCGGATAACCACTTGTGGAATTAGTATGCAATAAAGGATAAACGGAAGAATGGAATGGAAAATGCATTTTTGTGTAGGGTGAGCCGGGTTCGGGGGTAAAAGAAGGCCATACAGCATGAGAATGCATTATGTCTTTTGCACCACGCAGACCTTTATTCCAAATATGATTTGTAGGTTCATTGTAAATTTCTTGACGACCAAGAAGCATACCCGGTCCTTCTGCTACTCCCGCTTGGGTATTTACCGTAGCAATATCTTGACTTGCTATTTTTTCTCGTTGTGCGTCATCTTTGACAATCATTTCAGCACTGTATTTCAAAGTACGAAGAGTGTCATCGGTAGGTGCTTTTTCTAAAGACTCCCACGCTATAATGTATTCTGCGGCATTAAAGGCTAAATCCTTACCATCGGCTAATGACAAAAGAAAGTCATCTTTTACAATGTTGAAATTTTCTGCCACCATAATTTCACCGCCTCATTGTAGCGGTTGAAATTTAGGACAAGCAAAAATATCCATACCGGGATGTAATTTACAACCTTCTCGTGGATTACCCCCACAAGTTAGGCAAGTCATTGGTTTACCCTGCTCGACTTCTTCACGAACTGCCGCTTTGGGTGACTTGATTACCATGATGTAAGCCATGTGACCACATCACTCGCCTTGATTATCTTCTCGCTCAACACCAGTACCAACATGTGGGTTCATACGACCGCCAAGTTTACCCAAGTCAACTTTTTTGTCATGCTTGTCACGCTTTGGTTTACCATCTTCATATTCAATGGTGTTGCCATTTGTGGTGTAGTAAGCGGTTTTGGTTTGCCCACCGGATTCGGTGACCAAGTGAGGGTTCACATCGGTGATTTTTTCTTTTGGAAGTGGCTTTGGGTTTTTGATTGCGGCTTTTGCCATCTTTCCACCACAACCCATTTTCATGCAACCCATCTTGTTCATTTTAGAACCGCACTTAGGACAGTCTTTACACTTACAAGGTTTTTTTCCACAGTCACACTTGCCTTTTTCAAGAAGACCTAAACGATTGTTCATTTCTTCTGCTTTTTCAAGTATCTGCTTAACTTCATAACTTATTGCTTCAAATCTTGGCTTCATACTTACACCTCGGTTTCTTTTGCTGATTGTGCCATTTCATGAATATCTTCCCACGACATATTGTGGAACTCTTCATTTGTTTGCGGCACAGAAGAGTTTACACCTTTCATAATTGAATCATCATTCATGTCATTACGAAAAGCATCGCCAGTGACATTTTCAGTAAATGGTGTTGTTGCTTTCACCATGCCCATTTTTTTCAACATAATAGTTGGATTGTTAATCATCTTACGAAGGCGCATGTTTTCTTGCTTGAGTGATTCAAGGTCGCTGTCCATGCTTTCCATCTTTGTAATTAAAACACCCATCAATCGTTCCGCATCCGATTGTTCAGTCATTTAAATCACCTCATTGAGAGTGTCGGCCAAAGGTTCCGGTGACACGGGTATAGTTTGATGGTCGAACTCCGTTTGAAACAGTACCAGTAAGTCGTTGTCCTTGAAGGGATTGAGCCGAAGCAGGTCGATTATCGAACTTCATAACAGGTGCGCCACCAGCGTAAATATCGTTAGGACCAATAGTAAGACCACTTTCAGCCTTAGCAATAGCGGCAGACAAATCTTCCGAAAGATAGTCTGCTACCTTACGCAATTCATTCAATTGTTGCTTTGCTAAGTTAGCATCACCATCTGTCAAAGCACTAATGAATGCTTTTTGATGTTGTTCCATCTTTCTTGCCATTGGGTCCATTTTGATTAAATCCATGTTCAGCCCTACCTTATCCCATGTTGTTGCTCTTTAAGAGTCTTTATGCACCTTTGAAATTTCTTGCATTCAAAAGAGCATTGCTATTCTGTTGCCCAATAGAGGGTTGTGGACCTCTTTGTTGCACACTTGTTATTGGAGAGCCACTACCAGCCGATGTACGGCGTTGTGGAGCGGCTGGTCCTCGATTACGGATTCCCATACCTTGACCGCCGGGTTGTGGTGGCGGCATCGGCATACCACCCATTGGCATACCCGGAGGCATACCTCGCATCATTGGTGCGCCACCCATTGGCATACCCATTGGCATACCCGGTGGTGGCATTCCTCCACCCGGCATAGGTGGTGGCATTCCTCCACCCGGAGGTGCGCCACCCGGAGGTGCGCCACCCGGAGGTGCGGCAGGTTGTGGTGGAGGCTTACGATACACAAACCGAATATCGCTACTCGACTCTCCATCAACCAAGTCGGCTACAAAGCCAAGTTGAGTCATTCGCTGTGCTACATTGAGTTCTTGCTCATCACGGCGTAGTCGAGTAATTTCATCTTCTTCTTCGTTTGGATAAAGAGTGAGTTTCCAATCATGAACCCCCATTTCTTTCAGCATCTTAGGGAATAAAACATCAGTGTAAATTTTTTGTCCAAATTCAACAGCACGATTTGTGACAAGAATTTGCATACCTTCATTACTCAAGCCACCCGACTTACCGCTATCAACCATGAATACACTTGAAACACCAAAGTAAGCCGCAATACGATTACGAATTTCATCCCGAACTGCAATGTACTGCATTTCTTCAAGAGTGTCCATAAATTTAATCCAATTCACACCACCACGGCCAGTTTGACTTTCAATACCGACCTTTGGAATATAATGCGGGTCACGCTCCATTTTTTCATCAACAGACTTCCAAAATGATTTCATTGACTCAAGGTTATCAGTCGTGACTGAAATAATACCCTTTGGCATTCTTCGCTTTTGATAAGCAGTGTACATGTAGTTATCCATCGCTGTAAGTGTCATTGCTTGTCGCCACATTGTATTAACTGGTGAACGACCGTACAATTTAGATGGATTGTATTTACTCAAGTGAAGAACTTCACCTTCAATGAAATACTGTGTTTTACCACTACCAGCCATATTGACATAGTGAACATCATGTAAGTCCATTCCGCATGTTTCACAGGTATCACTTTCGCTGTGTGTTTTTACTTGGTCCCTGTGTATTCTGCAAACTTTGTATCGCCCACCACGGACACCACGCTTATCAGCAACAATACGCATAAAGATGGGGTCACCCCGAATCATTTCTTTAACACGGAAAAATGCAACTTCTTTTGATTCCGGGTCAATGTAGTATTCTTTTACCAAAATTAAGAATGCATCATCAACAATGTTTAGGTCGTTTTCAACTTCATTAAGAATGTGAATGAATGCTTGGTCCATGCTATTGTTTTGATTTAACAACCATTTGACATAGGTAATTTCATCATGGTCGGGGTCACGCACCGGACCCTCGCAAACATTACAAACTTGAACTTCGTGTTGGTATTCTTCACCACAGTCAGTGCATTTTTTATGAAAACGCTTTTCAAAATAGTGTCCTCTTCGGAACATTTCTTGTCGAATTTTTGAAAGAACCGTTCTTAAAATCAAACACTCGGTACTTACTGCATAAAGCGCAGGTATGGTAATACCCTGTGCCATGACTGGTTCTTGAATACCACTTGTCCAAAGTGGCATGGTTGGAGTTGGAGATTGCTTACGCTTGAATGGTTTTCCAAGCGCACCCAAAAATCGGCTTATTCTGCTATCGTCATCTGCCATCAAAGTCCCTCCGCATATCCACCTATGGTATCAGCATCCAAGCCCCACTTAGTCAAGAGGTTGTCGGCCTTCTTTTTATCATCTTTCCAATTACTGAAAGTGACAAGTTTTTGTAATTCGTTTTTTCTCATTTTATCTTTAGAGTCAATAAAAGTCAAAACAGCCTTTGCTTGCAATGATTTCATTTTCAAGTGAGGTAAGATTCCTTTGAGTAATTGTCGTAAATCATCCTTTGATTGAAAAACCAATCTGTGAAGACTCCGATTACTGTTTTTATGAATTTTTTGATTCAAAACTAAGCGACCACAACCAAGGGCTTTGTGTAAGTTTTCACAGTGGTCTTTACCCCTTTCTCCTGTAGCAACAAATGTTGCTCTTGGCTCACCTCTTTCGCTAATAAAAATACTTCCATCAGCATCAAGAAAACCAGCCGCATACGCCCAAATATCCTTGATAATTAAACCATCAGTGCCCATTTTTAAAAATTGTCCACGAGTCGGTGAACGATAAATGTCGAGTTCTTCGCCGTACATTTTGATAAGCATACCAAGTTTACTGGGAGTAATGGACTTGTTTAAGACACCAACACCACGACGCACAATCTCACGGCTACTTAATTCACCGCTTTTTTCTAATTGCGTCGAAGCAAACTCTAAAGTTGTTTTATCGTCTTTTGAAATAGAATCAATTTGATGCAAAGTTTTTCTCCACATCTTTTGAGCATCTTTACGCATTTGCATTGCGTCAACCCAATTTTCTTGTTCATCAGTACCCCAATCATCAAGTTCGTTTAGCATTGAAAGTACAGAAGTAGCCTTCAAAAACATTTGACATGCTTGTTGTAAACCGGTACTTCTTGACTCACCAAACTTTCGCAGTGATTTTAGTGAGCGGTCATTTATTCCCATGTATCGTATGGTGTCTTGCAAACCGTCACTCCAAGTTAAATTATTGATTGTTGCTTCAACTTCCATTGCTTTAATAGTTCTCACATCATCAATAATAGCATCAATCATATCTCGATTACTTTTGTCGTTTCTACGCATTTTTCGACACATACGAATAATTGAGTCGGCATCTTTACCGTATGTAGCCTCAAGCCACCCATCACCATTTTTTGGAAAACCGTATGATTTTATGTCTTCTTTGATAAACAAAGACGACTCCTTGACTACAGGGATTTGTTTATTGTAAAAATGTGGATGTTGTGCTAATGTGTTAAACACGCTTTTGGTGAAATCATCGCCATTAATTTGTGGAGTATCATACTCATCACCGACAATTGCACTACCCCACATATTGGCTACCTCATTGTCCTATCATTTAGAGATTCCTATGATGTTGAAACACAGGAATTTTAGTATCTCCATGACCCATTTGACGAAGGGCTTCCATACGATGACCACCTTCTTGCATTCCAGTGTAATTATTATTGTTAAAACTTAACTCCGGCATACCTATTGGCATCCCTGCTTTTATTCCCTCTATGATTCGAGCGATGTTTTCACGGCTTCCTCCTTGTGAGGTAAACTGGCGACCATCCCATCTGTATTCAGCATCTCTTCCCCCTACGGGTGGTTCATTGTGTTCTTCTGCACCTTGTCCTACAATGTCAAAATAATCATTCGGTGTCATTTGAGTAATTTTATCATTTTTACCATAAGCATAAGGTTGACCACCAATCACGGGTTCGGAGAAATCCATATTGTAAGCCATTCGTACACCCGGTATATCAGTATCAACAATAGGTGCTTTGACTAAGACGCTCTTGACAATTGTAGGTTTACCGCCTACGCCTTGTTTTTTTGCACGCTTGCGTTTGGTAGCGGCTTGCTTTTGACCCTCGGACATTGAGCCGCTGGTCTTAGGTGTTTTACTTGATACTTTGACGGAAGGACGACACTTTGGATAACCCTTGCTTGATTTACTTGCTTTAGAACGCCCACATGGTGGGTGCTTGCCGTCTTTGTCTTTGCGTGACACATCAACCCACTTTTCTTTGAACCAACGGTTCAAATCCTTAACGATGAGAACATCGTAGCAGGTACATCGAGTCATTCAAAGTACACCGACCATTTTCTTAATGTCTTTTTGCTTGTCAATAAGAGCGTAACAGGGACACTTCGGAGAAGAAGCAGAACACTGCATAACACCTTTAATCATGCAAACACATGGTGTTTTTTCGGTTCCACCACAGCAACAAGATTTTCTTTTAAGTTTCATTTTTTCTTCCCCTTCTTCTTACCTTTGAACTTACCTTTGCAATATTGAACAGCCCATCCATTTGCATAGGCTGATGGGTAAACATCGAACTTGCGCTTTGCCGCCGCTTTACCAGCGGGACACAGTTTCTTTTCTAATGCATCCCACGCTGTTGTCATTCCGACACAGTGACCGCAATAGCAACTCATATCAATCACTTCTTTGCGTAAAAGGATTTGGTGGGTCACTAAAATCTAAGACTCTTTCTTTAGCATGTTGCGGAGGGGGTGCTTGTGGCATCGTACTTCGAGTCATCTGTCTTTGTTGAGCGAAAGATGCTGGATTGATTGTACCGCCGGGCGTTGAAGGTGTGGTAGGTACATCATCACCAAGTTCCGGTGATTTAGTTTCATTCTTTTCTGCATTAGGGTCATTTACATTTCCCATTTGCATACGGGCTTGTTGATGTTCTTCTCTCCCTGCTCGCATTCGTGCAATAGGAGTTGAAAATGGTTTACCTGTTTTATCAGTTTCTTTCATCTTCAAAAATTTCCAAGCGTCACCCATTGGGATTGCTTTCTTTTTGCTGTCCGGGTCTGCTGTTTTTTCCGGCGACTTAGGCGGCTTACCACCAAGTGCAATTACAACAACCATGCCTTTCTTTTTCTTTTTATCGTCTTCTTTCATGGTACTAACCATCCGTCGCCAGTTCCTTTATTTCGATGTGGCATACCACCGATGTACTCATCGAGTCCCGGTAGTATGTCATCGAGTAGTTGCACTGAACCTTTGAACTCTTTTGTTCCCCAGTTCGCTAAAGCAAGTGCCATTGCCAAGTCATCGTGAGTACCGACCGATTCAAGTCGCCCATTCTTTTGCATACCGAATCGGTTCAATTCTTCTTCTAATTTGTGAGTGAATGTACGACTTCGCTCATCACCATACGGCAATTGAATGTGTCCTTGTTCAAAAGCCATAAGCAAAGACATGAACATACTTTCTTTGCGCTGGCGTGTTGTCATAAAAGTACGAATAGGAATATCGTTTCTCATGTCTTGAAGTTCAGCGGCAAACATTCGCTGGAAGTTGTTTCCTTCAAGTTCAATCAAATCCGGCTGGAAGCGATTGTTAAGAGTGAGAATGTGTTTTTTCTGTGCTAATCCACCAAGTCCTTTTTCGTGAACGATACCGACAATTTGCTTTATGTTTTCACCGGGTGGTGTACGAAGCACAAGCATGGCTGTGTAGTCAGCGTTCTTATCCGAAGCAATCGCTGTGTCCCATCCAATGAAGTGCTGTCCGAACACACCAGCGGGATTACCTTCTTCGTCGTATTCGGTATCAGCCCTGTCAAGTAATACCAGTTCATTGTTGCGAGCCTCATTTAGAATTGTAGCAGGGAACATACTCGCAACATCGTGAATAGGTTCACACAAATACTCACGGCTGAATTGGATAGCGGGCATGGACATACGCCGTTGCTCAAGTGCCTCAAGATTCCACCGTTCCGGCCAAAGCGCATTACCTTCCCCATCAATAGCAGGGTATGTTTCGACACGGAATGTTTCTTTTTGCTCAAGTTCTGCGTACAAATCGTTGTACGAAAACGGTGTACCGACCATCATCAAACGAGAAGAGTGGTGCAGAACAGGCAAAAGAACACCATAGAACCAGTCAGCGGCACGCTGTAGTTCTCCACCTGTAGTACCCCAAAGAATATCGTCGCAAACGACCACATCGGGGTGGAAACCACGGGTAGCACCACCAACGGACTTAGCCATCAATCGGCTACCGTTAGTGAACTCAAAGTACGACTTAGCCCACGGTCGGCCACCTTCGGGCTTGAGGTGTCGAAGAATATCGGATGATTCAATGTTGTTGCGAATAAATCGCATGTGTTCAAGCGTCTGTTCAAGAGAGTGAGAAAAAATCATGATGTGTGTACCGGGTTTGAAAGCGGCAATCCAAAGAGCATAGGCCATGAACAAAGTGGATTTACCGTGGTCACGACTCGCTTTAACACAGTAGTATCGGTGTTCGTTCAATCCTGTTTCCCAAGACTCGTGGTGATGACTGTAATGAAAGCCCAAAATTTCTGTAAAGAAATACTTGAATGACTTGGCCGACATTTTGCTATCCATCTCGTGGATAAACGCATTCATGTCCTCTCCCATTGTATCACCGTGTCTTAATATACATGAAAGCGGCGAGTTCACCAATTTCATTTGGTGTCATTTTGTAAAGATTATCGGGTCCGAGTAAGTCGAATAACATTCCATTAAACGCTTTGGTGGGCATCAATACAGGTCTTGGTTGTCCGGTCACGGGGTCTATGGATGCTTGATACTGCGCCATCCCCGATGGATTCATTTGTTGTTGAACGGTACTTGCCATATTTGACTGATTCAATACATTGGGAGGTAGTGGTGGATTCATTTGTTGTTCAACGGTACTTGCCATATCTTGCTGATTCAATACATTGGGAGGTAATGGCACAGCAGGTGCGGCAGTTGCGGCAGGTTGGGGTAATGCAGGTATGGGTGCGGCAGGTGCAGATGCTACAGGTGCAGGTACGGATGGTGAAGTTGATACATTTACAAGACCAGTGGATGAAGGTAATGGTACTCCACCTTCATTTGCCGCCATACCCGGAGCGGGTAATGGGATAGAATTGGGTTTAACCCCGACATGAGAATTTCCTTCAATTTGTCTTGCTGTGAATGCCCCTGTTGGGTCAAGTCCTTGATAGGTGTACCCTGCTCCAAGTGGAGCGGCTATGTTGCCACCTTGCATTGCATCAGCGGTGCTTAAAGCAGTAGCCCCTAAAGCCGCACCTTTACCAGCAAGTCCAGCAAGTCCAACCAATCGACCTGTTCTGCTAACTTTGGAACCGGGTTTTGTACCACGACCACGAACCGCATTGAACAAATCCATTGCCGAAGGACTACCTTGACCCACTGTTTGAAATTGAGTCACATCTGCTTTTACCAAAACTTTGTTGCTCACCATATCACCCCATGTTTGTTTTTATGACTTTGATAATCTTAGCATCAACATTGTAGGACTTAGCGATGTTGTGCCAATCTCCCATTGTTTGATTGATTGTCACGACCTCACTTGCGGTTAGCCCGACATGTTTCGCCAGTGCGTGTGGATTGTTAAGATTACTGTTAATTTTAATCCCCTCGAATCCGGCTTCTTCTTGTTGCATTCGCTCTAATGCTTTCATCACTCGGTCCATTACCGGTAGGTGTGCATCTTCGCTTCTTAGGTACTGGTCAAGTAATTGCTGTCTTGGGTCGGAAAGTGATTGTTGCGCCCTTCTTTCAATCGGTGTTAAAAATTCATCCGGTGCTGGACTTGCTCGACCTCCACCACCAGCAACCATCATTTCTCTAAATTGCTGTGGTGTTTGATTTGCAATCTGTGGTCTAACTTGCTGGAACCGTGGGTCAAGAGGCGTAGCCGGTGGGCCTTGTGGTCTTACCGCTACAGGAGGAAGAGGTGCCGCACCGGAGGGAGGTGGTGAAGAAACCGGAACCTGCGAAAGAGCGGAAGCAGGGGATTCCGGTGCGACTGTATCACCACTTGGGCGAATTGGCATGGCTGTACTTTCTGCAAAGTCTTCCATAGGGTGTAGGTATGCATCCATGTGAGGGTCGAGTGTGGCATCAACTCCTTCTTCGGGATAATCTAAAAATTGCATATTTTTTGCTGGTTCTGTTTTTATGTCACCAATGGGCATTTTTACTGGCAAACCCTGTGATTCTGCTTGGTGGTCGGCTAATGCTTCGATAATACCACGAAAACGCTCGACTTGACCCATAAGCCGCTCATCGTATCGTACACCAAATGCGTTTAACTGCTCACTGTCAATTGAATGATTACTCAAATTACTTCGCTCGGAGTCATCATCACTTAGACCGGACCTGTGAGCGAGTGCCATAAGACGGGCGGCAGTGGTGTCTTTTCCTTTGCTACCACCCCTACCGGGTTTGAAATGACGACTTTGTTCATCATAGGACAAACCTTCTTCTCCTTCACCATAGATACCCATGAGGCTATTGAAATGCTTGTTAAAATCACCTTGACCCGGCCTACCAAACAAATACATCATTGCTGGTACATTTGCCATATCTTGAATTAAACTTCTTCGTAGTTCACTATCTTGAAGAATGACACGAAGTGGGCGTTGAATCATTTCGGGACTCGCTAAAGTGCCCACATTGATTGTAGCGGGTACATCGGGAATTGCATCTATGTTGCCCAAAGCGTTTGTAATGGCCCTTTCAGCCATTTGATATAATCCATTTTTGTGTTCCCAACTACCTTTTTTTCCGGCTTTTTGTCCACTTGCTTTTGTGTTAGGATAAAAGAAAATGTCCGGTAGGTGGTGAGTAGTTGATTCAGTGTGTACCGCAGTTTGTTCACTGAAATAATCATCGGGTGCCCTTGACATGTGTTGTGTGCTTATTTGATTCGGATGTTCTTGATATGAAGCATCAACTCGACCTTTAGGTGCTGTTTCACGAGCGTAAATGTAAGGTCTTTTTACAAAAGTTAAATCCGATGATACTTCAAATGGAACTCCATGTTCTCTTTCAAGAATTTGACCAAGTTCGTGATTAAAAGGAATAGAATATGATTCAATAAAACGACCCATTGGGGTATAGTTTTTGTCACCGGGGGTGAAATTTTTGTTAGTGTAAGTGGTAATCAAAGAACCATTTTTGGTTTTTGTTGGGCGTTCGGAGTGGCCTTCTGTGCTGTCACCCGGAGGTAGCATTCCAGCCCTAATTTTTCTCCACGCCATGTTGTCAAAAGGTGGTAATGCGTGCATTCCATTATTCTTATCATCATCACCTTTGTGACTTGTATGGTTTTGATTAAACAATTGAATTGCTTTGTTAATCAAATCGACAGGATGTGCTTTGATACCATGTTTTTCTAAAAACCACCCTAAGCGTGTAGCCGCCGCATCAATACCGTGTTGATAACTTCCCATTGGTGTGTTGTAGTGTAGTTCACCGTGGTCACCCGGAGCAAACTCACCTTCAAGAATTTCTCCTTGAGCATGTGCAAAGGCGGGTACATCTTCTTCTGTAGGTGGTCGAAACGCTGTTGCCGGTGGGTTGCGAATCATTGCCGCACCCTGTGGGGTAAAATGCTTCATTCCCCATGCTTTAATCAATGGAAAACGAACAGGTATCATCCCATGTGCCCCCGCTTTGAAGTAAGATAACCAGCGGGGTCAAGTCCTAAACGACTTGAATTGGTTTCAAGATTTTGAGTAGGACCGTCATTCTTCTCATCTTCATCTTCATTCTGTTGCACACCGGCTGGATGCGCTGGCACTGCCCCTTCTTCAAAAGCCGACGCTGTACCCGCTTTTTTCATATTGGCTTTTTTTCTTTGAAGTTCAATTAACTGCCTCATCAATTGAAGCATTTCAACACGATTAGCGTGACGATTACCTTTGAGTAAATCACTTTCAGTACGCTCTTCACTCATCATCATTGTTGACGATGGTGCTGGCATACTCGGAACGCTACTCATCGGTGGAGCCATCTGTGGCATTTGTGGCATGGCTGGCACACGAGGCATACGAGGCACACGAGGCATACGAGGGCGGCGCATTCTTCGGAGAGAAGGCTGTCGCATTTGTCCCGATTGACCCGGTAATAGACCAGTTAAACGCCCAGCACCAGTTGGTCCAGCAGTAAACGACCTTGCGCTGTGACGAGCGTGTGGAGAATATGTGTTGCGAACACCACCAAGAATTTTTTGTGATTCTTGCTGGCCCATGTATTGACGGTATTTTTGTGGGTCTTTACTCATGGGTTGCTTAGTCGCAATACCACGGTGACTCATTTCAACAGACAAGTGAGGCTTCATCAAACCTGTTTTCTTTCCACCCTTGATACCACGCATTCTTGCTTTAAATCGCTTCATGGTTGCACCAACACCACCGCTTTGCCCACCCGGTGGTTTCTTGAATTGTCCAGTTGAAGGGCGGAACTCTCTTCGTTTTTCACGGCGACGACGAGCCTCTATTGTACCCATTGTGTCACGCTTAAGTAGTGTACTCCAAGCATCAGCCATTGGTTCACTCATGGTAAAACTTGTTTCATCATTAAACGGTACATCAGTAAAATCACGATATTTACCTTCTATATCATCAAACGGAGGTTGTGCATCATCAACTTGAAAATTATGTAAATCATATAATTTCTCAAAAAAATCTTCACGAGATGTAGCACTTGCTAAGTGGTTTATGTCGGGTTGTTGGAAATCATCTGCAAGACCCTCATACAAATGGGGGTTATCTATCTGTTCTTGAATCCAATTATACCATTCGGGGTGAACATCATTACGATTTGGCATTTTGTAATCGTGTTTGTATTGATTTTCACCGGGATGAACCGTAGGTTCTTCTTTCAACAATGTACTCCAAGCACCATCCATCGGCTCGCCTGTTCTTACGGCTGAATTACCCGTACCCATCGCTGAACCTGTACCTGTCTTTGCACCTGTGGCTAAATCGAGTAAATGTCCACGACTACCAGCCGGTCCACCTTGAAGCCCTATCTCACGCTCATCATCACGCTTGTTACCGTCATCAAGACCGGGTTCTGTTTCCAATCCCGCCCCTTGACCTAACCCTTGAGATGGTTTAATTTTGATGTGTTTGATTTCTTTGGCCTTTTTCTTAGCCTCTTCTTCTTTGAGTTTTTTTGCTTCTGCCCGCTTTTCATTATCTTCGGGTGAAGTAGGGTTGTATTTACCCTCATCTTCATTAGCAGAAGAATACATGTGAGATGATTCACTACGGGGTGCATACATGCGTGTGTCCGAACCTCGACCCATAACCATCATTCCACCCCCATGTTTGCTTCAAGTTGCTTTTTAATTCGAGTCCATGTTTCCGGGCTTTCTTTACTTAATTCGATTGACAACACATTGATTGTTTGATTAATTTGTTGTCCGTCGCTTTGTGCGCCCCATTGGTCTTGGAACCGAAGTAGGTCTTTGACTGTTTCTCGCACTTCTTTATGCAATATAACAGCATCCCTTACGAAGCCATCTTCGTGTACACTCCCCTCATCAAGTAATTCGGAAAGTTTATGATTTAATTTTTGAGCGTTTGAGCGTAGTAATTCAATTTCTCGACCTGCTGTAAGTGCTACTTCTAACGCCGCTGTTTTTTGCACCAGCGGTTGAAAGTGATTTTTCATGTGACTATACACTACACTTTCACTTATTTCAAGAGCCGTAGCAATGGCATCAGTAGTTCCTCCATTGTTAAAATACTCAAATTCGTATTCAGCCCGATTAGGTGAAGCACATACAGGGCAAGATGGATTTGCCGCCATGTGGTATTCACCCATGTGATTACGATAATGACGGTCAGCGGTATTGGCTCGCCATCCCATGTTTTTATCCATTTCTTTAGGTGTGATGTGACCTTGTAAGAGTTGTTCTTCTAACTCATCACGGTCTTCATGAATGCACATTCGGCAAGAGCGTTTGACAACTTTATCACCGCCCTCCATGACAGTGCTACGAGTTGCCTTTAGAAAACTGTTATGGTAAATGTAGTGTTCGCAAAAAACATGTGGAGGGTAAAAAGAGTAGCAGGTGTGCCGCTTAACAAAGAAAGTATTCGTAGCCTTACACAAGCCGCTAAGGATGTTGTAAAAGGTGAATACGCACCTACAAATTTAGTGAAAGAAAGACTTCGTATATGTGGCACTTGTCCTCACGGTGGTACAAAATGCTCACTTTGTGGTTGTTTTTTGAAGTCTAAAACAGCATTGCTTAACTCGCAATGCCCAATACACAAATGGCCGTCAGCGAGTGATACGGGAATAAACACCAGTGAGCATAAGGAAACTACCAAATAATCCTACAAGGTAATAAGAAACGCTGGCTGAATCCATTGTTCCTCCTTTAAAAATTAAAATCATAAGCATAGTCACAATAATAGAAATTAGTTGCACCATTACCATATCAATTATAATGCTTCGATTTGGATTTAACATATCGAGTGTAGTAGCGGCAAAGGAAGTTGGAATGTACCCTGTATAATCATATTCTTTCATAATATCACCTCATACCAATAAAACTGCGACCAAGACTACCAAGCCCTCCGCCGACTTTTTCCATTACACCTTCATTAGCAAGAGCCGCTGAAAGCGCACCACCCATCATAGACTGTTGAGCGAAAGTTGACAGTTGTTGTTGTTCCATTTCTGTTTGACTTACTTTCTGTGTAGCGGCGGCTTGAAGATTGGTAAATTGTCCCGTCACATTTTCTGCGCTCATAGTTTGCAAATTTGATGGAAGTGAAGTCACATCCATTTTCATTGTACCACTTTCTTCGTCAATAGTAAAAGTAGCATTACGAAGAACTTCAAGAACACTGAAACTCACAAGGTTGCTAAACATTTCAACAAGAGTTCCCATTTGTGGGCTGGCAACATATCGCTCAATAGGAGTAATACCTCGTAAAAGCATAATTTGAATTTCAAGTTCACTTGGAGGTGCTACCGGTTGTTGAGTAAATTGATTTTGTTGACCACCAAACATTCCTTGCATAATAGGGGCTTGACTCACACCCATCATTTGCTGATTAGCCCACGGATTTTGTTGTGTTGCGGGTGCGCCTAAATTCAAAGCACCGTTATTCATTGGTGTCGCACTTCCGCCTAATCCCAACATCTCACTCACCTACCCCAATACTTTCTTGCTCAAGAGGGTTTTGATTGACTACTTGGGCTACTTGTTGTTGTACAAGTGCTTGAAAAGCCGGTGTTGCTTGTTGTTCTAACGCTAATTCATGTTGAAATATACGCAAATCAAAAGAAACCGTAGTAATGTCATTTTCTCCTGTAATTGGGTTGGTGTAATGATTCACATTGATGCCTTTTGTTTTGCGAGAATCTTTTTCCAGTTCAGCAAAAAAAGGCTCATATTTTTTCAACATAGTAGGAGTAGGGTCTTTTTTGGTGACAGCCGAAACAGGAACAGTCACAATTGATACACCCTGCTTGACTCTATCTCGTAGTCGTTTTGGATTTGATTCGTTAATGCGGTCTTCTTCTGCTTCCCACTTAACGAGTAAATGGTATAGATGCATGTGTTCGGGGCAATAAGTTCCTCTCATTTTACGACCACTGGTGACTCGCTCTAAAGCCACAAACGCTTCCGGCTCACCTGTCACTGGATTTTGCCAATACATTTCCCAAAGACTTCGCCCTGTATCTTCATCGCAAATCTTAGCGTACAAATTATCATATTGAATTAAAGTAGCACAATCACACCCATCGACTACACACACACTTGTTTGTTTATTGTAGTGGTATTTTCTTCCAAATACCCATCGTAAAGGATTTAAAAGCCCTCGCTTTGAGGGTGTAAGAAGTTTGTACGCTTGCTTAATATCTTTTTTTCTTGCTTTTTGTGGGTCGGGATGACGACTTGGGTAAAAATTAACTTTAGGAACTTGCAAATTATTTTGACTTGCAACTTTTTGCATTGCGCCTTGTGCTGTTGCTTGTTCCATTAAAGCGGCATACGAAAGAGTATCATTACCCTGTTGACTTAACGCCATTAAATGTGCTTGGTTTACACTACCGAGATTTGCTTGGTTTTGTTGACTAAACTGTGGTATCATTGTTTTTCACCTTTGTACATTTTAAGATAAAAACCATTTTGTAAGTCACCGCAAAGTTCCCATTTGATTTTATCACCTGCTGATAATTCTAATAATTCTGCCATTACCGCTGGTATGACGGTTCTAACACATTTACTTTTTTTATTCACGGCAATTACAGTTGTAGTTTTGTTTAACATATTTTTCCCTCAAGTTGTTAATAAGTCAATCATGGTTTCTTCCACATTCCATCCTATTCGTGTAGCCATAAAAGACCTGCGAGTAGGTATGTTTGCTTTTTGAAGTCGAATTAAATCATCTCGAAATGCATCAAAGATTTTGTGTTCACCAATGCGGTTTTGTTGCCAAAGCATAGCGGCATTTTCATCAAAAAATCGGTCGGCTTTGTTAGCCACAAGCATAACTAAACGAGGTGCGTACTTTTTACCCTTCCAACGACTTTTGAAGTTTCTATACCGATATGAGCGATTGATTAAACTATCAACAAGATACTTGAAGCCAGCAATTTGTTGCAATGCTTCTTCACCACCTTTTATTGCCCTGTCATCAAAAACAAATAAAACGGCTTCAACTTGTCTTCCTACCATATCGTCAATCCAAAGATTCCAAAACCGTTCTTGTCCTCCTACATCGGATGAATACACCACTCGCTTTTGTCCTTTCCAAGAAATGCGTTTACGAGTTGCTTTAGGCATCATGTATCGACCAAGTAATTTCATGTGTGAAGTTCGCTCTTCATCACTTATTTCTTCCATTTCACCCGGAGTTGTCATGTATCGGTCAAGTGTAGTTTTACCTACCATTGCCGCTCCATAGACACCTACTTTTCTTGGTCGCCAAGAGTTGTATAACATTTGACCATAAAGAGCCGCACCTACAAGTGCTGAACCTGCTGGGTCAACCATTTAACTTCCCCCATATCCAATCTGCAAGATTTTGTACTTTTTTCCAAACCCATTCAACGGTGTTTTCCCAAAAAGATTCACCTGTGGTTAGTTCCCATAGACTGATTATCAATGCAGTAATAAAACAAAAAAAGACTGTTCTTATCCAACCGATTCCTTTTTCGTAATATGTGTCAAGAGTGTTTTGAGTGTGCATTGCACGAAGTGTGGCCTCGGTTGAATCATCAGTAGGGGTTTTGAAGATACGACCCATTTAACCAACTCACTTTTTCTTTTCTTCTTCTTCTTTTATACCAAGATTAATTGGTTGTTTTACTTCTGCTTCATGATTTGGAATACCCGGATTAAATTTTTCAGCGTCATGCTGTGAAATTAACGACTGTGAACCACCCGGTACACCCCAACTTGGAGGCATTTTACCGGGGTTCATTTCCATCCAGCGCAATTCTTGTTCAAGTTGTGCTTCTTGCATACGCATTTCCATATCATTGCGTCGATTATCAAAACTAAGTTGCATTTGGCGGTATCGGTCTTGCCTACTCTTCTCAACTTGTGTTGTTCGTACTCTTTCTTGCATGTTTTGTTCAAAAAACATCTTAAAAAAGTAATATGCAATACCTTGAACAAAAAATGCCGCCATAGCATAAGTAAAACCATTTAACATTGGTGTATCGCTAATTAACCATAATTCTGCATCAAAAACACCAATTGCGATACCTACTAATGCCGATTGAGCCAAAATTAGCCCCATAAGTCGTATTTCTGCGTCCGAGTCTTGCCTGTTGCCTTGCATGTTGCTCGTTATTGGTCAATTTGGAAGCCAATATAAGCATTTCGCTATAATTGTCATCATTGTCATAATACCATTCAAAATAATGAGTAGTATTACTATATATTTAGTGTAGGGGGGTGAAAATGACAAACATTAGTCAATTTGTTGACTACGATGATGACAATTATGACAATTGACAATCAAAGTAAGGTTCCTTTGTCCTTGAAATGCCTCGCTCGGTTGGTATGAGGGTCTTCGGGAACAATAGTGTGCTGGCTGGTGTGGCTCATGTCCGGTCCACCCTGTCCCATAATGTGTCGTTGTCGGCGTTCACGGTTAAGTTCCTCTCGATACTTCACACGCTCCGGGCTGGACTCGTACTTCTTGTCGTACTCCAACTTATGCCGCTTGGCTTCGGGGCTTACACGCTCTTTAAGTAATCGCATAGCAATCTCCATTGGTTCGCCTTGCTGTATCATTTGCGGTTGTTGAGATTGTAAATGATTCCAATACTCATAGGTATCGGGTCTATGTTGTAGCATTTCATTAACCCCCGTTTGATTTGATTGGTCCGATTGATGTGCACCATATTCATGAGCATACACTCTTGCTTGATTAGCCAACGCAACTCTTTGTTTTTCAGCATCCATTTCGGCTTGGTTTGTAGGTTTGGTCTTTAATCTTTGTAAAAAAGAGGCTCCTTGCATATCTGTAGGATATTCGGGTTTTACTTGAGATTGTAATGGCCCATGTTGTTGTTCTGCCCATTCATTTATTTCGGGGTTAATTAGACTGTGCGTATATTCATGCCCAAGAGTGTTTGCTAATCCTTGTATAGATTCATCACTGTCGTTTATACCACGCACATCAGCCCCAATAAAATCCCCATTTGATTGAAGTCGTGGTTGAGAGCCACCGGTTGTGTAATCACCTTTATTTTGAATTTCTTGCACAGTATTTTTATCCACTCCACTCATTCGATTCATAGTTTGATTGCGAGGTATTGATAGCAATGCTTCATTGCTAATATCGGCAGGTGTATAAAATCCCTGCATACCTTCTTCGTCATCACCAATATAGAACTCTTTGAGCAAACGCATAGCAATATCCATTGGTTCGCCTTGCTGTATCATTTGCGGCTGTTGTACTTGCGGCTGTTGTACTTGCGGCTGTTGTACTTGCGGCTGTTGTACTTGCGGCTGTTGTAATGGTAATTGTTGTTGATTTGGGTCTGTTGGTTGTACAACTGGGTTAGGTTGCATGTATTGAGCCATTCGTTGATTATAGTCATCCGTAATTTGTTCACGATTTTTCCCCCATCTCATTCTGTATGGCTCTTTAGGTCTAACTTCACCTCTTTGATTTGTTTGTTGAAGATTGGGTGTATCAATTTCTGTATTTTCTCTTTGTGCTATTTGCCCTCCTATTGATAAAGCGGGTTGTGACATGGCTGTATTTATCTCATTTTGGTTATTTGTTCTCGCATGTGCTGTGTTTTCTAATACTGAATTTGTAATGGGTGTATTGGTTAAAAATTGTCTTGGTATATTTCCACCGTAATGTGTTGCATCACTAAAATCAACTGTTTGTCCTTGCGCTGTTTTAAAATTATGACTTGGGCCTATGAAATTTGGATGGTTTTGGTCGAAAGCGGCTTGTCTTATTGCTAATAATTTAGGTTTGGAGTGTGTACCTCCACCATGATGACCCACACTTCTATCAATTGCATAACTAAGTGCTTCCGAAGGATTTGTACTCATGGTGCGGTAATTATCACTATGTGTTTTTAAACCATCTCCACCCATTATTTTTCTTGCATCATCACCCGTAGTTCCGTGATAAGCAACTACAGGGCCGTAAGGTGAAGGAAAGTCTTCATGATGCTCGCCTAAATTAGTTTGATATTTAAGCAACCGCATAGCGAGGTCCATTGGTTCGCTTCTATAGAATTGTGTTGGGTTTTTTAATGCACCCGGAATTGCAGTTAATTGGTCATCGAGTAATTGCATTTGTTCGGGCGAAGTATGTGTTTCATCTAATTCTGCTACACGCCCCGATGGTCCCATAGTTCGTTCCCATTGTTGAAAAGTACCATGTAATGGGTCCATACCCCCACCTATGTTTCCTGTTAAATCGTTGAGGTTTTCTGTTATAGAAGAAATTACTTTTCCATCCGGTCCTATTTTTGTTGGTACAATATCTTGGAATGATTTTATACCATAGGCTCTTGCTGTTTGTGGGTCAATTAAAGCACCCGGAATTTCAGCATCCATTATCATTTGGGCAAGTTCACGAGCACGATGACGCTGTGCTCCTTCCAGTCCTATTCTTGATGGAGGGGCATCTTTACTTCTTGGTAAAAACATACTTGCGGCTCTTTGAAGGTCATAAAGCATAAATGGGTTTTTGTTAAGTCGGCGTACACTGTCTTCTTCTAAATCACCATAAATGATTCCTTCGGGGTCTTGATTTTTACCGTATCTTTCCGGTGTACTTTCAAAACCATACAAATTTAAAGGCCATGCTCTTTTACTTTCGGGTACATCAACAAATTCGCTACCTTGTCTTGGTGTTAAACCCATTGCATGACTCGGAAAAACAAACCTTCCTCCAAGTGGCTCATCAGTCATTATGGTTTCAAGTGGTAGTTCTTCCCCTCGACCCATTTCTAAATTATGGTCCCTAAAACTTGTATTTTCACGATTGGCAAGTTTTCTTGCTAAATGTAAATTTTTACTTGGGTGGTATTTACTGGTATTTTGTGCAGAAGTTAATCTAAGTGACCTATTTGGAGAGTATCTTTGGTGAAAACCAGCCATAAGTTCATCGAATTTTCGCTCATTATACTCACGAATAATTTCATCCCAACGCTCATTTTGGTTTTTAAGAAGGAGGAAAGCCTGTTCCATTGGCTCTAACTCTCTACGCATACGCACCAGTTGGTGGTAAAAAGCGATACCATTTAGAATGCTCGCCCGCTACGAGAGTCATGGGCCGACATGTTGCTGTGCGTAAAGCACCTACTCCGGCTGATGCTGGGGGTGCAGTTGCAGGTCGAGCCGCCGGAGGCGGTATAGGTAGTGCCATAGGTGGTGTTTTAGGTTCTATTATCCCCGGTGCTGGCACTGCGGCTGGTGCTTCTGCTGGTGGTGCAGTTGGTGGTGCAGTTGGTGGTGCAGTTGGAAAAGTTGGTGCTAAGAAAATTGCTGTTGGAGCCGCTGAAATGGCACAAAATCAAGCCAATGCTCAAGCCGCTCAATCACAACAAACCATGCAGAATAACATTCAAAGCGCAAAGGACACGGCTCAACAAGCCAAAGACCAAGCCGGTATCGAAAAGGCTTGGAAGTTTCCAGCAAGAATGATGCACCCGGAATTTAAATCATATCGGGATAGCATTATTGAGCGGGCTAAAAAAGCACCTCGACAAGATGAAGATTTTCGTCAAAACCAGCATTGGAATGAACGCATGGGTCATAAAGAAGGCAGACCCCAAGAGGCTCGCTACATTCCAAACCAACACTTTGAACATGAAGATGAAGTACACAACATTACTCCATTTCAAGTTGCTTATGCTACATTGCAACACATGAAAGAAAATAGGTTAATTGATGAAGACAATCACGATGCTGTAGCATTGCGGGAATTACTTCATACTGACCAACCACACCCCGACCCTAATCAAATGGAAAGTGGTATGGCTCACATATTTTCTCCTGTAATGGATATTAGGACTATGAGGGGTAAATCAGCACACGCTCAACCATTTATTGACCCAAAGGGTGCAAAAACACAGCATATTTACGCACAAGATGTAGTAAAACCCGATAATCTTTCATATTCATCACAAGAAAAAATTGCTGTGCGACCAAAATCAATTGTAAATGAATATATGCCCGGTAAAAGAGCAAAACCAAGTGAAGAAGAACTTATTGACAGTTTTATTGACACTCCGGCAAGTAAATTACAAAGAAATTTTGGTATTGAAGACAATAGACTTGCAGGGCAAGAATATATTGCTCAAAGAAAATATGAAAAAGAACAAGCCAAACAACAAGCGGCTCAACAGGCTCAACAAGAAGCACAGGCTAAAGAAGAACAATTTCAACAACAACCAATAACAGTAAATGATATGGGCGGTGTGTACTTTGTCACAGACCCCGCTTACGGTTATAATGGTGAAATGATGGATTATCAACAATTAGTTCAAGGTGGGTATGACAAATATCTTAACAATGATAACAAAAGTGAACCAATGGACTTAGCGTGGCAAATGTTGTTTAAAGCGGGTGTTGAAGTTCACCACGATGAACCACTGCCGCAAGAGTTTACTCAAGACATTACTACACTTGACCGTCAACACAAAATGGTTCCAACAGAAAACGGCACTATGATTGACAATATCAGCCCACACATGCTCCGTACCATTGAACTAATGGCGCAAAATCACAAAGATGATGATACTTTCACACCTAAACCATTTAAAATGCCTACAACTTTTCATTGAGGGATAGTATGGAATGGCGTTATTGGGCTGATGCTGTACTTGCTGTTTGTTTAATTCCTATTTTACTCATTGCAATAACGGTACTTTATGTTCCTTTTCGTTTAATGCAATTTGTTGTGCGATAGTTGATGCAACTTTAAGTGTGTCAATGCACACACCGGTTTCAAAACCCCATACATTAAGATGCAATACCAGTGTTTCGGTTGACAAGTTTGCTCCACTATTGTCAACAAACGGACAACCGCCGAGTCCACCGATGCTTGAGTCAAACTCACGAACACCAGCCATAAGACCCGCACGAATTAGTTGCAATGCTTTTTCTTCGTCACCTTTGTGATGTAAATGCAATGCGGGAGTCATACCTTCGAGTATAGCCATCTCGGACCACAAATGTACCTCTTCTCTTGTTCCTACCCCCACTGTATCAGCAAACACTACAGTATTGCCAAACATTTTTGCATCTTTAATGCACGATTGCATGGTTAATGGGGAAACTTGACCACTGAATGGACTACCAAACGCCATGCTGATGTACACACGCACATTTTCCTTTGGTGTTTTATCCAAGAATGTTTTGTACATCAACACAAGTTCACTTCGGGTTTTTCGCATGTTTTTCATGTTGAAGGTTTCACACGGGCTAATGACTATGTTGATTTTTTTAGCACCAACAGCAATGGCTCGGTCAAAACCACGCTTGTTCATGACAAGCGCACCGCCACGCTGATACACTTTTTCAGCATCAGCCATTTGCGGCACAAGTTTTGGGTGTGCAAAACTAACTTCTTCAATTTCTGTCAAGCCAGCGTCGTATAATGCATCAATAAGTTCGGTTTTTTTAGAAGTGGGTATTGGAAATTTAAGTGATTGCAAACCGTCACGAGGGCCAACCTCGTACACGGTCACTTTCATTCAATTCCCTTCCTCATACCGTTCCAGCACCCTTCTTCCAATTCTTCTTTAGTAGAAAAGTAAATTACATCACTACCGAGGTCATCAAATAAAAACCATACAAAAGCAAAACCCGCAATAAAAGCAAGTCCAAAAAAAAGCCACAAACTCATGTTGTAAGACAGTGCGGTGTAGAAATTAAACCTTTCGCTAATCACTGTCCACCAATAAATGGCGAAGTGCTTCTTGCGGCTCGGCCTTGCATACGAGGTGTGACTCTTGGCTCATCCATTTGTCCACGCTTGTTTTGACGAGGACTTCCTCTTAAGTTTGTTGAAGCAATGTTATGTGCCGCTGGATTGTTTTCATGAAGTGGTTCATTTTCATATTCACTCTCTACATCGTCATCATACATTTGATTTAGGTCAAAAATACTTCCGCCCTCATCGTATGTTCTATCGACTATATCCGGCTTACCCGCTTTACGACCTGCGCCAGCGGCCCAATCATGCAAACTATTTTGTAAGTGTTGAGTTGTAACGGGTTTTTGAGTGAATGGGTTTTCAAATGGGCCTAATCGGTTTAAATGACCTACATACTCGTCATGCCAATCGGGGTCATGTGAGGCCATTTCATTACTTATGTCATCACTACCAACAGGAGGTCTGCCGGAACTTCCAGCCCGGCCTTCGTTTGGGGCTGGACCCCTGCCGCCAATTGAACGACTCATAGGCATACCTGTTTCATCCATTTCCGGCATACCCATTGCATCCATTTCATCGGCTTCGGGTTGTTGACCCATGCGGGCAAGAGTTTGTCGGTCAAGGTCGTCTTGTAATCTTTCAAAGTGACTTTCTTCACCTTCATGACCCATAGCGTTAATGAGTTGGTCCTCTATTTCCTTTTGATTGAGCCTTTGGTTATCTAAAAATGCCATAGCGTCAGCCATACTGTTAATATGTGGAGTTTGAGTACCCGCCATTTCAATTTCATTTAATGCATGTTTTTGTCTGCTTGCGGCATCAACACGCCTATCAGTCAAATCTTGTGGACTCAAACTTCTTGCAGGGTTATCGCCGTCTATGGTTGGTGGGGGTAAATTTAGTTCGTGACCACGCTGTTTCAATAGCATCCACGCTTGATTAAAAGGGGCGACCATGTTAATCGCAGGTAAATCAAATACTTAACGATTAAGAAACATTTGATTATTCAATGTGATATAAGACCACGAAATAAACACAACCACTAAAAGGGCCAATGCTAATGCGTCACTGCGGGTTATTTCCTTGCCTTTCATAAAAACCTTGATTATTATAATATCCGTCGTACAACGGAGGGGATTCATTTTCAAAATTTGGGTCAAATCTTTGTTGCTTGGTATTTCTTGCCATTGGTTGTGTGGTATCATACTTCGCCGTTTCCGCTATATGACCTTGACCTCGCCTAATTTTAAGTCTGTCTTGTTCGGCTAACTCATCCATGTTTCTTGCTTGATTTTTTTGATTGACGATAGGAATTGCACCGTAATCTTGTCTGTTTAATCCACTACGCTGTCCTCGTGCATCAAGGAACTGTGGTACATCTTGCCGTTGATAACCAAGTGCTTGATGATGACTACCATCATCTTCTGTAAGGTGGTCACCTTTAATATTCGCTGGTAAATTTTGCATAAATTTACGATGGAATGGGTCGGATTGGTAGTTTCGTTCGTTTGATACTATTGGAATACCTGCTCCAATTAAGGCTTGCATTAAATTCCTGTACATATTTTGTCTTCGATATGGTTCCGGTGTACTACCGTAAAAATCATGGATTTGTGGGTTGTATTTATCTCCACCATGTCCCGATATTTGTGAAAGCACTTCACCTTCATCATTTACAAGTGAAAAATCTTTCTTACCACGATTATTATCACGAGGTGATATCTCAATTCGGGAGGGAACAGCCTCACGACGATTACTTTCACGACCCATTCTCGCATTTAATTTTCGCTGTTCCGATACCTTTGGGTCACGATTTATACTACCATCGTTTTCAAATGTGGTTTGAAATGGCTGGTTTTTGGGCCACGGGTAATCGGGATTTTTCTTAGTCATCATTCCAGCGAGTATTCGTTCTGCTGATTCTTCAATTAGTTCATCATACCTTTCATCAGTCATCCAGTGCGGTTGTGGATTTGCGCCTCTTGCCAACTCATACGCTTTATGTTGCAATTGAAGATTGATTTCTTCCACCAGTGTTAGCGGGTACGGCTCATTTTTCAACAAAGCCCATGCAGAATTGAATGGACCTTCCATAGCAGTGCTATGACTTACCTGTATAAAAAATCCGCTTTCAAATTTTTTTTTATAAAACGCCGTGTGTGGTTAAAAGAAGTGCTATGGGAGGTGCTATGGGTATTTCTCCTTCTAAGGGGGGTGCTATGGGGGTGTGCTATGGCCGCAGTACCCCGTTCTATAGACCGCACCCCGTTGCTGTGCTATGGTACAGGGCGGGTGGCACAGGGGCGGGCGGGCGTGTGTCGCTTCCCTTCTATAGACCGCCCCATTGCGGGCCTGTATGCGGGGGCGCATAGCGTTCTATAGATACCGATGTACAACTCGCACGCCCCCTTGCCTAACCCGCCATAGCCTAACCCGCCGCTTGGCGCACCCCCATGAATAGCGGCCCTTGACCCAACCCATATAGGTGCGGTTGCACCTATCCATTACCTGCGCTATGTGCTGTGCGCTATGGGGAGTCGAATCGAGGTACTGAATGGCAATTGCATATAAAGGACTAAAGAAACGGGAGTTGATGCCACAAGTTACCGATGCCATTGCCCAGCCTGCCTATGACCGAACCGCCGCTCGTGGTACACAGTTCACCCCTGTGTTCCGAGCCATTGGAGCCTTCCTTGACTCCACTGCCAAGCGTGTGTCCCTGCCCGTCAAGTTCGACGCTCAAGGCGTGATTGACTTCACCTCCACGCCGGACACCAAAGCCGGTGATGACCCCACCGCTTGGGTTCCAGCCGCTTCGACCTTCGTGACCTACACTCGTGCCGAGATGCGTACTCACATGAACACCGTTGTTGCCATGTGCTTCAAGCACGCACCATCCACTGCGTTCACGAGCAAGGTTCCCGACCGGTCCTCGTATACCTACGCTGACCTCGTTGCCATCCTCTCCCACGACTACACCGTGAGCAAGGGTGATAACAAGGGCCAAGTTCGCAACCTCGTTGCCCACACAGGAGCCTCCGCTCGCAGTGCCATCAACCGCACCATCAAGGCCGGTGTCGTTGAGTTGGCCGTCGTTGAAGGCACTGCTTGGATGGCCGAGGGAGTCGTTGACAAACAAGGCAACCCCACTCCGTTCACCTCCGAGAAGAAGGCTCGCAAAGCCCACGCTCGACAGGCTCACAAGGACTCCGGTGCTGACGGCGAGTGGTACTCCGACGCTGACCGCAAGGCGGCGTACCTCAAGAACGCCGTTGTCGCCAAGTTCGACCCCGCTGGCATTGCCTCCGCAGTGAGCATCTATGCCATGTCCCACATCCAAGTGCGACAACTCGCCAAGAAAGCGGGCGCACCAGCCGATGTGTCCACCGGTGCAGGTGCAACACAGCGTTGCATTGCATGGTTCGAGGCTGACTTGGCTCGCCTCGACCTCGCCAATGCTTGAGCCGGTCACCGTCGTTGACTGACGCTCCCTCTCACCCCCGCAGGGGGTGAGTTCCCCTCACGGGGTCGCCGCCCTCACCCCCGCTTCGGCGGAGGTGGGGGCTTTTTTTATTTCGATTTCCCCATAGCGTGTGCGCTGGGGGTTCCAGCGACCTCACTGCGCCTGTACGATTCGACAGCCTTGTTCGCATCGTCGCTTCCACCCATATAGGTTGGACTCTTCACGGCTCTCATGCGTTTCCGCCTGTGCTGAAAATGATTTCTTGTAGTGCGAGCGAGAGCCAAACCCAGACCGCTGTGGTATAACGGGCGGGCGATGACCTGCTTCTTCCATCTCATGCAGTAGTAAGTTATCACTTACTCACTTTCCTATACAAGTGGAAGCATGATGAGTGCTAAAGTAAAACCAACCATCCCCATGTTTGTCATGTTTCTCATCACTCATGTCACCGTTTTGACAATCGTACAATACTCACTACTCATAGTACCTTACTCTCTATTATTATAATGAGTGTAGGTATAGTGTAAATGACAATCGTATCGTTCGTCAAATGTTTGACATGGGTATTGACATACATGACAATTATGACACGCATTACTTGATGATGAAAACGATGGACTGAAAGCCAATCTTATTTAAAGGACTAAAGAAACGGAAACTGATGAAGCCAATCAATCAACAAACCTTAACCCCAACAAATGCGTTGGGTGCAGACATAAACCCAACAGTTGTCACATGGTCGTGGGAATCACGCATCGTGGACCGCTACGGTATGCCCACTGATGAAACCAAGACTTACCACTCCGAGTTCACGGTCATGAACTCGCTCGACCTTGAGTGTATCATTGAAGTCCTCAACAGTCCACACACCGGAACCACCTGTGTATCAGTCGTGGAGGTGACAGCATGACCATGACATTGAGATACTTCCGTGTGACATTCTATCACCAAGACTTCCACATCGCAACCACCATCAACAACCTCAACATGGGCATTGATGAGAACACAGATGTAACAAAGGCTCAAGCCATCTATGACATTCGTTATGTGGCAAGCATCAAGTTGCGTGACAACCTTCCTTTCGTTGGGTTGGGTGGCATGGGTGACTGGTTCATCAAGCACGCAAAGGCAATCACCATTGATGAACTCAAAGGCGATGGCACAAACAACTGGGTCAAGACCGAGGTGGTTGCATGAGCATCAGCACATGGGCCATGAAGAACGGACTGATTCAATGTATGGGATGCAAAGGCTACGACCAGTCGCATCACATGACATGGTATCACAACAAGAAGTACGGCACTGCCTTTCCATATTGCACAATAGAATGCCACCAAAACGATGACTGAATACCGAACTGATATAAAGAACAAAAGAAACAGGAGATGAATACCATGACCAACCAAACACCAAACCCCAAAGCCCAACCCGTCAGCCAAAAGTATGACGGCATGAACAAATTCAAGAAGATGAAAAGTGTTGATGCTCTCTATGCACCCTACTGGGACGACCTTGCCGCCGTCAAGATTGATTTGATTGCCGACCCCGAAGAGCGCAGACAGGCTTGCCACACTGCTTACAATTCTTTGTCGGACCATGATGTGTTCGTGCGTGCTTGCCCTCTTGCACCACGCCCCGGCGTGCTTGAGTCCTCAAGAGCATTGGACATAAGCGAAGTCATCACCATCGTTGACCGCATCACTATGACGATGCTTGGACCGGACCCCGACCCTACCAATCCTATGTACGAGCATGGTTTGTGTGACCCCTATGGTTGCATCATGCTCATGCCTTACCTCGATGCTACTGCTTCCTGTGTGGTAGCACCCTACTCCTATGTCACTGTTGGTGAAGGCAACGCTGGTGTGACCTCACCTCATGGTGGCTTCCAAATTGTCATGGACTTGAGCCAAAGCGCAGAACAATACTCACGGGAGGCACTTGAGAATATGGGAATTGACCCAGCCAAGATTGAACTTGAGTTCGTTCACCGTGTTCACGATGGTGACTTGAATGCAAAGGTACGCTCAAGCACAAAGAAGTCAAACCATTGGGGCAACACACGCATCGTGCAACTGCGTGGTGCAGAAGATGGACACAAGCCTATCCGTTCTCCACCTCACCCGTTTGAAATCAGTGGCTTCGTACAAGGTGGTACAATCACAGTCAAAGAAGTGCTTACACTTGTGGATGGTAGTGATGAAGAACTCGCTCGACTCGAAGAATATTTGCGTGGCCGTGACCTTGATGGTGTCGTCGTTGCACACCCCGATGGTAGTCCACTCTCCCACCATGCAGGGCAGTGTACTAAGTGGGGAGTCACTTACATCAACAGTGACAAGCCAAAGGTCGGTGACACATGGGTTGAGGTTGACGGATGGGTTATTGATGACCCCACCATCGAGCCTCAACCATTCAACCAGTACCATTGGCGTGAGTCCTTTGACCGAGGGCTTGCTGTTGGTATGACCAAGTTCTCTCGACAGTACGGTTGGTTGTCTAACCACTTCCATCAGTTCCTCGGTGGCGCAGTGATGAGAAGTCCACAAGACACAGCCTACCTTGCTGGTGTCTTTGCTGGCTACCTTCCCAATGCTATCCTCTCCGTGTCCTTCGGTGAGTTGCGCTACATGAATCGAATCAAGTCCAACACACTCCCTATCAACAACATCACATTCATGGCCTTGTCCGATGGCATCGGTATTGAGGAAGTGTACACACAGACTCGTCGTTCATACTACCGGAAGATGGAAGACAAACCACTCACCATCCACTCCCTACTTGGGCAACTACAGTGGTGCGCCGAGATGTACAGCACAGGCTGGGAAGGCAGTGGCTACGGTGGCAAGAACACCTATGGCAATGCTACCAACAAGGGTGTTGCTATCGTTGAGGGCATCATCAAGTACGGTGCTGACCCCAGTGAAGATAACTTCCGAGCCTTGCTTGGCCTTGTCAATGAGGGTGAGAACATCGTACACAACAATGGTTTCTTCTTGGATAAGTACATCAGCAAGCGTGCCTTTGACATTGGTACAAACCCCAAAGAACTTTCAGCATTCTATCCCGATGACTTCTTTGCTGTGTACGGTGCGGCATCACACGCTTACCAATACATCAACGGCTTCAAGTCCGTTGACAAGACTGACACCACCCTCATCACGAACTTTGCTCTTAACAGCAAGGGTGCTAACAATGTCCACAAGCAAATGGAACAACCCATCATGGCTGTGGATGATTCCCCGTTCACTACATTCAATACACCAAAGTATGTTCAATACATTCACGGCCACAACAGCAAATACAGTGGTGACAACCCCGACAAGTTCGTCCCATGTGGTTCCCTTCACTGTGGAAAGTGCAAGCAGGTTGCACTCGACAAGATTAGCGCAGATGCACAAGCGATGATTCAACTACCACTACCAAGCAACCAACCGCAGTACGACATGAACTTGCCACTCGATATTGAAGTGTCCTATGTCCTTCCCGAATACATCGAGGGACACAGTGGCTTACTACTCACCATCTTCAAGGGTCACTCTTACATTGAGCAGGTCATTCCCAACATCATGTCCTTCCTCAATGAAGCACACGAGCATGACCTACAAGACAATGCCTCCAAGATAGCACAGCAATTGGTGAAGCACTATGCTTCATACATATACAACGCTCCACTTGACTTCAAGGTGAAGTTGATGCAAGCATACACAGGTGAAGAAGAATGAGTAGCAAGAAGACACGAAGACAACAACGCAAGAAAAACAAACACACTAATAACAAGGAGATGAACAAGATGACCAAGAAGATTAAACACACTAAGAAAACAACGCCAGCACTACCGAGCAAGACCAACTGCCACACCGGACAGACATTGATATTCAAAACAGTCGAGGGTATCGAGGTGTACGCTGGTGGCAAGAACCGACAGGGTGGTTGGCACAAGATGAACCCACTACCTCAATTGGCAATGGGTCCAAGTGAAACGCTTGGTGGTTGGGGCGTGGGTAGCAAGACCGAAGTACCGGAGGGTTGGTCATGCGAGCAACACCTTGAGGTCGTCACTCCACCACTCATGCTCTCTCTTGACTGGCCGGATTTCAGCATCCCAAATGTGAGTAAGTATTTTTGGTACGCTGTCATTGATGACATTCGTGAGCATGGTATCACGAGAATCAGTACGCAGTGTGCTGGTGGTCATGGTCGCACTGGTGTACAGTTGGCTATCCTCGCATACCTACTTGGCACAGAAGATGAGCGAGCCGCTTGGCCCGACGCTGGTGTGCTGACTGAATGGGTGCGTGAGCAACACTGTGTTCATGCTGTCGAGGCTAAGTCACAACAGCAGTACATCGCAGATGTATGTGACATTCCACTTGGCGAGAACAAGGTTCACGAATCCACCTACACCTTCGGAGGCTACACCACCGGAGGCTGGTCGGGAAAAGCAAAGGTGGCTGGGGCCACCGATGGGTATGATGAACCACTGTTTAATTCACCTAACTACGGGCGCATCATTGACCAGTACGGTGCAGACTACTGCCCTCACTGTGGGGATGAGCCTCAGTCAATGATTGAGTACGGCGACTTGTGTGGTGCGTGTGGTAAAGACCCACAAGAGAGTACCTCAACTGACACCACCTCGCTCAAGGAAGAGAGGGTTGAGATTGAACACTGCCCTGCTTGTGACTTCGATGTTATCATTGACGATGAGTGTACCCACTGTGGGTATGACTTGAAGATTGGGGCATCTAAAGCAGGTGAGGAATGCTTTGACTGCAATAGGAAATCAATGGACCATGATACTTTCAGTGGTATTCGATGTGTACCATGTCACACTATTGAACACGCCATCTCCATGAAGACATTGAAGTTGGAAGCCAAGAAGGGTACTTTCAATGTGAAGTGTTTGGAGTGTAAGAAGTTCGTGCCTTCCAATCTCATTGCTGATACCAAGATAGGTGAAGGCTATGTTTGTTTCAAGTGTAGTGCCGAGCCAAAGAAGGAGGTGAAGGCATGAACAGAACATACGAAGACATGAGCAAGGAAGAACTGGTGACACTGGTGACACGATTGGCAAAGCAACACGATGAGTGGAGTGGAAAAGCATTCAAGTTGTGGGCTGTGATAGATAACAATGCACCAAGTCTTCTGTACATAGCAAATGAAATCTTTAACCCATACCCCAATGAGCCATCAACTTATGAACGGGACTTCAAGCATGACGAGAGTGACGAAGCAAAGGAGTTGCGTGAGCAAGTTGAATACTTCAAAGGTTTAGTTGACCACTACAAAGATGAACTACTGAAAGCAAAGGATGAATGGCAACCAAAGGAGACGATTGAATGAACACCGTCGCAGTACACCGAATGATTCGAGTCTTCACTGGCTACGGCTCACCCGACTTGGGTAAGGATGGCGTGGGTCCAAACAAATCCGATTGGTCTTTCTTCTCCGGCGTGGCACATCAAGATGGGATGCAAGACCATCAGTTGCTTGAGGCGGCTGAACGATTCCACAAGTATCGCAACACACAACTACCATCCATCCTCACTGACGCTGGACTGATTGAACAGAAGGAGCAAGTAAGTTCCTTCTTACTTGACATGAAGAAGGAGGGCGAGCGAGGTAAGCGTGAGTATGAAAGGATGCAACAGCAACGAGCCGACAAGTGGGAGCGTGAATCAAATGGTGACCGTGTACTTAGCAAGTCAATGCTCTCTCGCAAGAATGTATTCGATGACATGGTTGTCGAGGCTATCATGTACGCTCGTGAATGTGATGAGGCTACTGCCAAGCACTACATCAAATCATACATGGAGTCATGGCAACCACCATCATCAGTGCGTGTGTCTGTACAGCAAGTCGATGATGTGTGGCGCAACAAGTGGGGCAAGGAGATTAAGTCTTCACGCATCGCTTTGTCATACACATACAACCCTGCTTTCAATGCGGCCCTCAAGGGTGCGCTGTCATTCCCTCAAGTCAAGTTCGATGGGCGCACTAAGATGTGGAGCATCATGGATGATGAAGCGGTACTCAACAAAGCAGTGAAGGCGTTGGAAGATGCCGGTGCTTTCTTTGACGACACCCTCACTCAACTACGGGGCGACCATACTTTCACTGCTAAACCACAGGGCAAGAAGGTCACTGCTACCACTGCTACCTTGCGTGGTTCATCGGTGGTCTTGCAGTGGCCCTACATCAGTGAGCCTCACATTCGTACTGCTGTCATGGGTGCAGTGAAGCAGACACAAGGCCGCAAGTGGAACCCCGACAAGAAGACATGGAGCGTGGCTCTTAGTGAGGCGGCTCCCCTTATCGACAGGCTTCGTAAGTTAGAACTTACTCAAGCAACTGCGCTGGCACAAGCCATCGAAGTTATCCCCGAAGTTCACACAGTCATGGAAGAACGAGCCAACCGTATTGCTATCAGCAGTGCGGCTCGGCTTGATGATACCATGCTCGTGAGTGAGATGCGTAATGCACTGGCTGAACACTTCCCTGCTGGTCGTGAACTGTACCCCTTCCAATATGTCGGTGTGCAGTTCGCACAACTGGCTGGTGGTCGTTGCCTCATCGGTGACGACATGGGTATTGGCAAGACTATCCAAGCCCTTGCTTACATCGCACTGAACCAAGACAAACTACCTGCGCTGGTAGTATGCCCTGCCAATGTCAAGTACAACTGGGCGAAGGAGGTCAAGGCTTGGCTACCTAACTTGAGTGTGAATGTTATCGAGGGTCGTAGCAAAGGAACCATCGAACCTGCTGACATACACATTTGCAACTACGACATTATGAAAGGGCGACTCCCTCAACTGTTGACACATGGTATCAACATCGTAGTGTGTGATGAGTCACACTACCTCAAGAATGCTAAGACGCAACGCACTGCGGCTACCCTTGAGATTGCAGAAGAGAGTGAGTCGGTTCTGTGCTTGAGTGGTACAGCCATCACCAACAGACCGATTGAGTTCTTCACTACACTCAACCTGCTTCGACCCAATGAGTTCAGTTCATCCTATCAGTTCGGACAGTCGTACTGTGATGCTCACCACAATGGATGGGCATGGGACTACTCCGGCTCAAGCAACTCCGCCGAGTTGCACGAGCGCACTCGTGACTTCTGTATTCGCAGACTCAAGAGTGAGGTGCTGACTGAACTACCCGACAAGCAACGCACACTCCACACAGTCAAGCCATCCAAGCAACAACTGTCACACTACAACGGTGTGCATCAAGCGTGGCTTGATGAGTGGGCTGGCTACCGTGAAGCATACAATGTACCAGCAGGGTTCGTACTGAATATGCTGACCGACCTGCGCCACGAGTGCGGGAAGATGAAGGCGGCATCAGCAGTGGACTACATCATGGAGTACCGAAACATCACAGGCAAACAAATCGTTGTCTTCGCACATCACAAGGATGTACTCAAGGCAGTGTACGATGGACTCCAATCACTCAAGGAAGACATACCAAAGACAGCCGCCATCACCGGAGAAGTAGCCGCCGATATGCGACAGATGCGAGTCGAAGCATTCCAAGCAGGGCACATAGATGTATTGCTGTGCAGTACAGTGGCGGCGAAGGAAGGACTCACTCTCACTGCGGCAGACACAGTGCTGTTCGTTGAAAGAGAATGGGTTCCAGCATGGGAGGAACAAGCCGAGGACCGTGTGTACCGCATCGGTCAAGACAGTGACTCCGTACAGGCAGTGTACCTTACAGTAGCAGGTACGATTGATGAGAAGTTCAACGCTGTCATTGAAGCCAAGCGAGCAGTGGTCAAGGCTGTGCTTGATGGTGGAGATGTGGATGAGCGCATGGGTATAGCCAGCGCACTCATCGAAGCGATGATGGATGCAGGTGACCTACCTGCTGACTTCAACAAGAAGCAAAACAAAACAAGGAACTGAAACCGATTTGGTATAAAGAACAAAAGAAAAAAGAGATGAGAACTATGGCAATTAATACAGAAGCAATAGAATACAAAACAGAACGAGAGATTGAAGAAGGCGTACCCATGCTACAAGCAAGGGTGAACGCAGGGAGTGGTACACTTCACCTACAAGGGTGGAGCAATACATTCACTGTGAACAGAAATTATGGATGGGCGGCTAAGTTCAATGTCCCTGCTCAACTGACAACATGGCTGGCAAAGCATGAGCCGACTCACACTTCTTTCGCAAGCAGTGAGAGAGTGTATGTTCGTGGACTGACAGTTAGAGAATTTACGGATGGCATTCAGTTGCACATCTATACGGGTGGTGAAGTGCCGGGTGCAAATTACAACGACACTACATTCGTACTGGACATGAACCCAAACAAACCATTGGTTGCGGAGATGCTTGACTTCCTACGAGGCAATGACCTCATCGAAACATTCGATGAAATGAGGTGGACACAATGAACCATGCGTTTCAATCGGTAGTTGATGCACTGACCGAGTTGCACGAGTTGATGACCAATGATGTAGTGTCATGGCAAACATGGACTGATGAGTTCACCACTGCTTATCAGTTTAACAAGAGTGCGGCTGGTCTTCTTGAAGAGAGGATGACAGCAGACTCACCATACCACTCCTTGTGGATAGATGGCTACACGGCAGTACATGGTAGCAGTTCGTTCGACGCAGGGTTTTGGATTATGTCTTTCAAACACTTGGCGAAGATATTCGATGTTCCTATGTCATGGATGGCGGCACTACGCTTCACTGCTATTGCTGACCCTACCTCCGGTTATCGTTGGGGGTTGAAAGGACTACCATCATTCGTTGATGAAGAGGGGTACTGTAATGAATCACTATGGGCATCACACCGTGACGGTGTAGCGGCTGGTCTTATTGAGAACACCGAGTTCCCATTCCTACGCAAGCCCGACGCAGTGGCGATAAGTGACATTGCTATGAAATCAGCAACGGAGGCGGCGAAGTCACTTGACCTATCGTTGAGTCAATACCTTGAGCATCTCACGGACACGAGCATGGACATGACGCTTCCCGCACGAGGTGATGATGAATGATGATAGTCACTGATGAGCAGATGAAACAGGATTGGTATGACAACTTGACGAATGCGTATGACCTACAGGCGATTGTTCTTGCTCATTATGATGCTGGAAGTTTTGGCTTTGCAGACTACGACGAGGCACAGGATAACTTAGCCAGCGAGAACTTCCTCGTGTACACAGACGAAGAGGCTGACGAAGCAGTGCGTGATTACATAGAGGAATCAGTATGGGCTTTCACTCCATCGTTCTTACGAGCACATACAGACCACAGGGCAAGAGTCACTGTTGAAGCAATTGCGAAACTACAGGAGATGTGTGAGAGTGCAAACGAACCACTCAAGGCGATGATAAAGGACTTCGATGCCTTTGTTGAAGACGCAGTATCATGCGACGGGCGAGGACATTTCCTTGCTCCATACGACCATGAAGAGAACGAGATTACTTTCAATGGCATAACATACTACATTTACCGGAGGAATTGAAATGAGCGTACTGAAAATTAGGATTGAAACGGAAGAATACATTTACGAAGAATACTTGGAGGCATAAGAATGAAACTAAGTGAAGCAGAAAACATGGATGATGAAGATTTTAGAGAATGGTGGATAAATGAAGTGAGTGGTATTCCCAAAGGCGAATTGATTCAACTGTTTATGACTGACGAATGGCAACTCATAGAGGTGGACGCATGAAACTAATCATAGGCACAGACCGATACATTATGCTTGAAAGTATTCCCGACCTTGAATGGTATCAAGTGACCGAATCAATTCGATGCCAGCACATCACCGACGCAGGTGACATGGTGCGGAGAACACAACGAGGATGGGAGTTTTTCTCATCGCTCACAGATAACAGTCCAAGATATGTGCTACCCAGTAGGGCGGCAATACTTGACACACACACGGAAGGTGAAGAAGAATGAACAATAAGAAAGGAAAATGGACAGATATAGAAACGAATGCACTGCTACGAATGCGTACTGCTGGTGTTCCCTACAAGGAAATCGCCAAGCAACTGAATCGTAGCGCACATGCTTGTACACAACAGTACAGCAAGGTGAAAGATACTTTGGCATATCACACCGATAGAACAGTTAAGTCACCGGAGGTGCAAAGGAATCACGATATGATAAAGATGTTAGCCAACCCTAAGCAACAACCTTACACCCCATCAGTGCAACCACTATCCACAGAACGCAACAACAAGGCATGGACCGGCAAAGAAGACCGACTACTCAAGAGCATGGTAAGACACAAGGCAACCATGCTTCAACTCATGACCGCATTGAAGCGTACTGAAAAGGCCATTGATTCAAGAATCCGTACTCTTGGTAAGAAAACACGCAAGCCAAGACCTGCTAAGGTTGAAACCACTACGGACATTGGTATCGAAAATCTCATTGGGTTCATTCGTGGACTCCAAGAAGAGAACAAGCAACTACGAGCCAAGTTGGAAAGCATTCGTGACGCATTGAAAAACAATGACTGAAAGTGCTTTCAATCACATTCAAAGTAGTGATGTAGCGGGAATATACATGGGGGGTGGCACTGGGGCTTTGCTCCACTACACTCCCTATGGCCGTTTCGTTGAGAAGCGGGGTAGGAACTCACACCATGTACACAATGAGTGGTGCATGAACAGGTTCCTCGATGCACTCGGAGTGTGTGTCCCACAGGCTACCTTACATCTTGACACTCACTTGAATTATGTCATGCTCACGGAGTATGAAGAGGGTGCTACTCGCTATCAACCTAAACGGGATGCTGAACAGGTCACGCATGACTTCGTACCCCACGCACTAATAGCAAATTGGGATATGCTTGGGCTGGACAATGACAACATACTACGCCGACCCGATGGTAGGCTAACCTATGTTGATGTAGGAGGTTCGGGTCCGTTCCGAGCAGAAGGGAAACCCAAAGGTGAAATGTTCACAAGTACAGTAGGTGAACTCGATACGCTACGGGACAAGAACCCATACGAATTAGGACACATCACCGAACAGGACATAGCGCAATCATTCGATAGGTACGGTGGCGAGGATGCCATGTATGATGCACTGCGACACATACAAGATGGACGGACACGAAAGATTATGCGACAACGAATACAAGATGTTGCGAGAAGAGTTGCTTGAAAAAACAACACTGAAAGCAATTTGATATAAAGAGTAAAAGAAACGGTAATTGATGGAATCGAATACCGACACCCCAACCCCCCAAGAGAGCGCAACAGCAGATATGATTGACAGCATGGCTTTGTACAAAGCGATGATGGAACAAGCAATGTTCATGCGGCCACAACTTACGATGGAACAAGTGGATGAAGTTATCATTCGTACACTGAAAGACTGTGAAGATGAAGATGAAGATGTTGTACTCCGCTTGGAGTTCCATGCAGATGATGTGCTTGGCTACGGCGACGATGAGTACGCATTCCCAAAGAAGGTGAAGAAGAATGATTGACACAGACAAATACGAATACATGGTGACACACTTCAAAAGTGGAGAGTCCGATGGGGCATTTGCTACTTACGAAGAAGCAAAGGCTCACTATGATTCACACGATGAAGAATGGCGTGAAGCACATTACATTGAGGAAGTGAGAAGAAATGATTGACACAGACAAATACGAAGGAGTCAAAGGCTCTTTGGTGCATATTATTCCACATGAAGTATGGGTGACACTCACACCTGCGGCTCAAGCATTGATAGCAGACGCACCACTCCTCCTCGCAGAAGTTAAGCGGTTGCGTGAAAATTTGAAGCGTATTCGTCACACCGTGTTTTATGATATTGAAGAGAACTTCACTGACGAACAAGCGTATGACCCTGTGCTTATTGAGATAATGGAAAAGATGAAGGCGGTGTTGTGAATGATTGACACAGACAAATACGAAGGACACACAGAAGGAGTATGGGATTTACATTCGATGGGTGATGGTTGGACAATTGGACAATTGAAAAAGATTGACAGAACTTTGATGCAAGACGCACCACTTCTCCTTGAAGAAGTCAAGCGTTTGCATTTGTTAAGCGTTCACTATCGTGAAGTAATTTCAAGAGCAATCGCTACACTACTCTCCAACCCACCGGAGGAAATGTTTGAATCATCAAGCCCTACTTTGACTCAAGACACAGGTGACCTTGTAGGATTTTACACACAAGCAATGGGACATGCTATCGGAATTTTGGAGGGAACAGAATGATTGACACAGACAAATACAAAGGACACACACCTGCGCCGTGGACAGGAGTTACAATCGACACCATGCGTCAATATCCCGATAGCCCGACCATGATACTTGCACAAGACGCACCACTACTTCTCGCAGAAGTTAAGCGGTTGCGTAAGTTGCGTAAGCAACTTGAGGATTGTAAGCGACAAATACAATTTACTGCTGATTGGATAAGGGATAGAGGCGAGGACACTCATGCAAAAGAGTTGGATGAATTTTTGGAGTGGATGGAATGATTGACACAGACAAATACGAAGGACATACAAAAGGACCGTGGTTTCTTAATGAAGAATACGCTTACGAGTTATTCATTTGTGCAGGTGATGTAAGGCATGGTAATGTCGAGTTTGTGTTGAACAACGCTTCCGTAGATGTAAATGCACAACTGTTAGCAGACGCACCACTACTCTTAGAACATGTCAAGCGTTTGACTAAGACACTTGAACTGATAGGAAAGAACATGGAGTACGACCCATGGATGCACACTCTCATCAAAGATGTGATAGGCTACGAGAAAGCAGAAGTCAAGCAGTTGCGTGAGCGAGTCGCTACATTGGATTCGCTGATGGAATACATTGCGGAAGATTATGAAGAGAAGGTGATTGAATGAACGACCATCAAGACAGCGAGAACTTTTCTTACAATCGTACATGGGTAGAGATTCAAGACCTACTACATGAAGCCGAGCGCAAACAGAACCAACACCTACTCGCACTACAGAACACACGACTCACGAAGAAACAGAAGGTACAACACATGAGGGACTTCAAGGGATTGCAGGGTGTCATCCACGCACTACGCTGGACACTCGGTGACCTACACATGCCTCGTGACAAGGTACTTGGAAAGTAAAAACAACACTGAAAGCAATTTGATATAAAGAACAAAAGAAACAGAAGATGAAACAAACAAAATGGAGATGAATAACATGGCCCGAAAAATAACATATAGAGCATACAGAAAAGCAGACACATGGCAAGAGCAAGGATTGATTGGTGATACACTACTGTTCACGGATGATGAGATTGTGACACAACAGGCGATTGGGTACACCAAACAACTGTGTGATTATAACTGTCCGATGGACATTGCTGTGGTGTACAGCATGTTGAACCGAGGACAAGGTGCTACACCCACAGCAAGGGAACTACTCAACGACCATACACGAACCGCATATTACTTTGAGGCGGGACTCGTGGCAGATGGTTGGGTGTACGAACCAACAGAAGAATTGTACACTTGTACACCCACCGTGGACTTCCCTCAATTGGAATACAGTGAAAGTTCATACGGTAATTTAAGACATTCACCTGCGCTTGACCCTGCTAAGTTGGAAGGGTTCATTGCCAAGATACTTGAGAAGAAAGATTTGGCACTCATGAATGCACTTCTTGATGCGTACAATTGGGAAGGTGGTCCGAGGTATACTTTCGCAGGGGCCGCACAAGGTGACTACAAAGATTTCTTCTTGTTCAAGCGGGATGGTACAGTCAACAACCAACCATTCCAAGACATGATGAAAGCACAGCGTGATGAAGGTGAAACTGTTCGTGCATCCACAGTCATTGCACTCATCCAAGAGTATGTACCGTGGGAAATTAACACGAATGATAGGTGTGGTCGTTATGCAGACGAGGAAGAATACTGTACTACCCACAACCCGAAGAACTTTTACAACAGGGCTTGGGTGTTTAACCCCAACTCCAATAGGCGGTTGTACACAAACGAGCCTGTGAGTTCATGGGATAATCGTGGTACTCAAATTGGTAAGAACCACAGTGATACAATGTCGATGGTTAGGTTCAGCGACCACAAGCGACGGCTTATCCAAGAGGTCAATGACAAAGAGGTTCTCAAGTTAATCAACAAGTCATTGACTCGTATGGCAAAGCGTGGTACTGTTCGTCAAGTATCATCGGGCCGAGGGCGCATGTTCGAGTGGACCGCATGGACATGGTTAGAGCGTATTCGTACACGCATCCTTGCTTCCAATGCCAAGCAACGAAAGATTGGGGATGAGGTCAATGGTTGGAAGTACACCACTGGAAGAACCATCGAGTCATTCGGTATGGAAATCCACGACCATGATTGGCAACCTGTGGAAGACCTATACTACTGGACAATTGAATGCAGGTTCCCATCGACAGACACATGGAATGGGCAAAATGGCCGTATGAATAACCAGCGTTTGATTCTCCCGATTGTCTTCTTTGATGAAGCGTCGGCAGAAGCACACATGAGTCAAATGGAATCCTTTTCCATGTACTCACCCACAGAAGTAGGGCTTAACTGTGTACCAACACAACGGCTACTCGACAGTGACTACAATGTGTCTTCTCCCGAACCAACTTGGTCGGTGAAAAAGATTAGTGTGTCTATGTCCGTTGATGGCACCGCTGTCATTGAAGACTACGATACACCACAAGTCATGTACAAAGCAATGCAGATGGGTAATACATCCGCTTGGGAAAACATGGCCGAATTGCTTCGTGATGTTCCAAGACGACTTACAAAGTTGGTGACACAATGAAGAAGATTAACATGGTATCTCACGGTACGAACAAACCATTACCGATTGGTGGTGGTACGCTTACACTGTGTGGGCTTGATGACTTTAGGGACACACTGCGGGGCTACCATGAGGTAGTAACCCTATGTAAGTGGGAACCTACTTACCCGAAGGGGAGTGAGAACAAAGCGTATCACAGTTATTTTCGTGCCTTCCATGATGATGAATCGAAGTGGCGGGATGCGATACAACTGGTGGAGGTTTTACTTTCACAGGGAAAGGATGTGTTGCTTCATTGTATTCATGGTCGTGACCGGACTGGTGGGGTAGCGTATGTTGTCCTTCGTAATACCGGCAAGGACCATCGTGAAACATGTACACTACTCAACAAGATTCGACCACGCATGGCGTTGGAATGGAAAACAATAATGCAAGACCGGCGAGTGTTCCACGAGAGTTTGATGTGGGGTGAAGAAGAATGATTAACACAGACAAATACGAAGGATGCACAGACCAAAGGGCAACCGTGTTTGACAAACATGGGAGTGGTATCGGTGGGTGGATTGATTGCACCCAACAAAAAGGTAGCAAGTCCATAGACTCAGGCAATTGGTGTCGCGCTTGCTTCAAGTATTACGGAGGCGAAGAAGAATGATTGACATAGACAAATACGAGAACCACGACATGATACGAATTGCCAAACAACTGTTGATTGAAGACGCACCACTTATCCTTGAAGAACTCATCAAATACAAGAAGTTGTATGAATACCGTGTCGCTCGGACCCGTGAAAACTGGGCAGAAATCGAGCGGTTGCGTGAGCAACTAAGGCTTGCGAAAGAATGGGTAGCGAATGAACATCTAAATTGTCTTTCCACAATGGACATATTTACAGAATACATAGGAGGCGAAGAAGAATGATTGACGATGCAGGGCAAGAGATTGAATTAGGAATGTGGTATAAATTGTTAGAAGAAAAACAAGACCTGCTCGCAGAAGTTAAGCGGTTGCGCTTTCATTTGGAAAGTGTAGTGGATGAATTAGCAACTCATCTCGGTGACTACGAGAATGAGATGTATGATTGGGTTAGAAAAATGCACAAGTTATATGGAAGTGATTGAATGATTGACACAACGGAGAAGAATAACACTGAAAGCAATTTGATATAAAGAACAAAAGAAAAAAGAAATGAAAGAAAACAAAATGGAGATGAATAATATGGCACACAATATAGCACAAACGAAAGACGCAGAATGGATGACAGCATGGAGCGGTAGTACACCGTGGCATGGCTTAGGAACACAAACAGAAGGACTGATGACAAGTTATGAGGCGTTAGAAAAAGCGCATCTAAATTGGCAAGTCGAAAAGATACCACTGATGTACATTGATGGTACGAACGGCTTGGAAGTTGTACCGGAAACCTACGGTGTATTCCGCAACGATGGAGAGAAACTTGTACCACTGACACGCAACGGCAAAGCAGTGGGCAAGGTATGGAAGGCGTGGCAGAATGCTGATGCCTTCTCCTACATTGACGACCTCTTCCAAACACAGGAAGGTAAGATTGAGGTTTGCGGTGCGCTTGGTAATGGTGAGAAGGTATGGGTCTTGGCCCGTATGCCAAACAACATCGTGCTTGGCGGAGTTGACACAATCAATCAGTTCCTCCTTATCACGAACACTCACGATGGCACAGGTTCACTTGTCATCATGCTCACACCTATCCGTGTGGTATGCCAAAACACATTGAACATGGCACTCCAACAGGGTAGCGATTTCATTTGGCGAGTACGACACACCGGCAAGAAGGGCGAACACTTGGAGGCTATTCAAAAGGTATTCAACCAAGCCAACGAAGCCTTCTTTGCATGGGGTGAGCAAGCGGTTGAACTGCTTGACATTGAGATGACATTGGATGAGGCGAAGGAATACTTCATTGATACACTACAACTCAAACGCAACGAAGAAACCGGCGACCTCGCCGCTCGTGGAAAGGGTATGCTCAACAAGTGCGTGGCCCTGCTTGCTGGCGACAACAACAAGGTCGGCAACATGGAGGGTACAGCATGGGCCGCTTACAATGCACTGACTGAATACATTGACCACCACGCTACTGAACTACGCAACGGTGACAAGAGCATCAAGCGTATGGAGAGCGCACTGTTCGGGCTACTGGCACGACGCAAGCAAGCGGCATGGACCAACGCATTCGAGGACTACTCCGAGGCGGCGGCACTACAAGCAGTGGTGGTTGAAGAATGAATGTAATCAAGAGATGCTGTATGGATTGTATCTATACGCTATTTATTTTAGGTAAAGGGCATGTACCATACGACCACATGGTTTGTGATGTATGCAACGAAAGAATGGATTTCACGGAGGAAGAGTGAATGTGGGTGGCATTGACAGAAGGCTGGTTGAGCATCGTTGCTCACCGACACAAGCCCGACCACTTACTGGTGCGGGCACGCAACCCTAAGCACATCACTCGTACATTCCGTGATGCGGAGTTGTACATCAATACTGACGCAGACTATCCGTTTCGTGCTGATGTACCACGAGAAGATGTGATTGAGTTCATGTCCCGTCGCTTGGAACACATGTCCTATGACAACTTCAAGAACACAATCGACAAGCAAGACTACGGGTACAGGGAAGTGGCGAATACCGTTTGGACTGCCCTGTATCAGTATGGCATACCTTACCGATTCGACAACTCATCATCATACTTCACAGAAGATAGCAGTGATTCGATTTGATATAAAGAACAAAAGAAACGAGAGTTGAGAAACAATGAAAGAAAAACAAATAGAACAAAACATACGAGAGCAAATGCTTGCTCTTGAATCACAGATGAAACGACTACAAGAGTGGCGTGACACAGGCTACTCCGCTACGGTGTGTGCTGATGATAAACACGCATGGTTTGATATTGATACAGTGAAACTGAAAGAAGGTATCAGTGTAGTAAGTCAATGTAAGTGGTGCGGTATTAAGCGACATGTGTATTATGCAATGAACGATTCAATTACTCTTAGCGATGAGTGGTCGGATTTTAGAGAAGGCGGTGAAGAAGAATGAATGAAGAAGAGTGCGCCATTTGTGCAGACGACTACCATGACAGTGACCAGTACATTTGTGACGATTGCCACAACGAACTTGAGGCACTACAAGCAGACCAACAAGCATCGAGGTGGGACTGATGAAGAAAAACAAGCACGATTGGGAAATCGTCGCACACGATTTTCGATGCGATGTCATCATAGTTGATGCCAAATGCACGAAGTGTGGAGCATTACAGTACCTAACGGTGGACCTCGACAACCCCTCCGCATCATGTTGGCAAAGGTGGCACCCGAAATCGGGCGACACCCACTTTGATACAATTGAAGAGGAAGAGGAATGCACTGTGTCATCAAGGAAGGTGGTAGTATGAACATCTTCGTACTTGACACCGACCCTACCGTTGCGGCTCACATGCACTGCGACAAGCATGTGCCCAAGATGGTCGTAGAGGCCGCACAGATGATGGCATCAGCCTTGCGCCGACATGGTGCGACTGATGAGGACATGCCACTCACCAAAGCGGGTAAGCCCTACAAGGGCGGCTACGCTCACCACCCATGCACAGTGTGGGCTGGTGACAGTCGTGCTAACTTTTGGTGGCTGGCGACACATGCCCAAGCACTATACTGTGCCTACCAATTGAGGTTCGGCAAGAAACATGCGTGTGCTGACCCTATTGACCAAATGCAAGCACTCGCAGATAGCATTCCCGAATACACAGGGACCAACCACACTGGACTCACACCATTCGCACTGGCTATGCCCGATGAACACCGACCTATGTGGGTTAGTGGGCATAAAGGCATCATGTTCCCCGACGACTATGCCGATAAAAGAATTACTCATGCTTCACATCAAACAGCAGTTAAAGCGTACCGTCGCTACTACCATTCCAAGCAGTTCGCCAAGTGGGAGAAGGGTACACCTGCTCCCGATTGGTGGCGAGGCGTGGAGGTGAAGGCGTGAGAGATTGGGAGCATGAAGTCTTGATGTTTATTGACAGAACAGGTAGGGATTTTTCCTATGACTATTTTCTTTGGTTGGCAACTAATGCCGCATGGTGCCCTAAGTGTAATAAAGTCAATGATGACGAAGGTGGTCCACATATTGGAAACGATGTGATTTGCGATGAATGCGTGGAGGTGACGGCGTGACCGACGCATACCTATTCAGTGAATGGCAGTGCGGCAACTGCGGTCGTGGCTTCCCCGACAAGAACGATGCAGAAGAATGTTGTAAGGAGGTGACGGCTTGAAGTGCATACCCAAGATGAACAGCCGAGCGTATTCTAATACAAGCCAAGTTGATTGGTTGTTGGACATTGACTGTGATACTTGTAGAAGTCGGACATCAATGTGTAGAGTCAAGGTGACAATGGATGAGATGGAAGATTGGATTGCTGAACGAGGCGTGGAGGTGAAGGAGTGAAGTGCAATTGTGACGCTTACCCCTTTCAGCATTACAAATACCCCGATGGGCTTTGTGATTCGGTGGGGGAATGTTTGCATGAAGAAGATTGTAAATGCGTGGAGGTGACGGTATGAAACCAAAAGTTGAGATAGAGATGCACAGTGATGGTACATTATATGTTTGGATATACCACGATGGTAAGAAATATATGAATTGTTGGTGGGAAGAAGATTGGCAAGAATGGGAGGTGACGGCGTGATGTTGAAGAAAGATTATGAAGAAATGACGAAGGCTCTTATTGATGAATTGAATAGGATTGACCCGAAAGGACATTACATGAATTGCACAGGGAGTCATTCGTACAATGCACACCGACAATATGTTGTTGATAGTGTTAGAAGCATCATGAAATCCTATGGCGTGGAGGTGAAGGAGTGATTTACAAATGCAAAGCAAATCAAAAGACTTACACTCGTACTAAGAAAAGGAAGAGTGAGAACTATTGGAATGGTCACTTCACTCATGCTACTTCTTATGGAGTATGTTGGAATTGTGGGCAGGGGTATTGTTTGAAGAATGAGGTGAAGGCGTGAAGTACGGAGAACTACTTGAAAATATGCTTGCTGAATCTCGTGGTAAAATCACGGCAAGCGTCCTTGCACGCTATCGCTACCGTTTAGATGAGAGTGATGGGCCATTCTTGGAAGACCCCGACTGGTGGGGTTCTATGCGGGAAGCAAAACAGTTTGAAGAGGCTTGGGATGATGTTGAAGAATGGTTTTGCGGTCAGTGCGGCGTACAATACGATGACATAGATTACAAAGCATTCAAGTCTTGGAAAAAGCGTTTTACTCTCAAGGTAGGTTGGCACACTGATGGTACATGGTCCCACCCGTGGTGTTTCAAACACAAGGGCAAGAAGTACAATATCCAGTGGCCTTCGCTTGATGCAGAAGTGGAGGTGACGGCGTGAGTAAAGCAAGTATGATGAAGAGATTAGAATGGAGTATGATTCAAAACTCAAATCAATGGTTCACAGCAAAGGAGATGATGGACCTCCTTCTTACACATAGAGATACTGATGTGAATAAGAAATACCAAAGGGATAATGGTATGAAGTCAAGAATCCCTCCCAAGTTCTCTCATGGTCCTCCAAACACTGTATCTCTTGCCTATATGATTACAAAAACTAAGCGATATGAAATGAAGTATGTTAGTCGAAGTAGCAGAAGTATTCGAGCGTACAGATTGAAGGTGGAAGCATGAGCAAAGATATAGTGATACCGGAAACGGCTGGTGATTTGATGGGGTACGAACTTCTCATCAATGACGAGTGGCTGACTATCGTGACTGAAATGAATGCAAAGGACATAGAAATGAACTGCCCTACTTGTGGAGAACTTCACGATGAAAGTATTCTGTATCTTTTAGATGGAGGACAGCACCTTTACAAAGGGTTGTGCTGTGGGATGTTTGGAGTCTTAGTGACTAATGGTGAGGACAATGGATTGGAAGCCGAATGAAGAATTGATTGCTTGGGGAAAGGAACACTTGGGAGCCATACCTGTTGATGGTATATGGTCACCGGAAGGCAGTGGTGTACAATACAGGAAGATGGGCGAACATACTTTCGCATTGATGTTTATGTACAATCATCCTACTTCTCAAGAACAACATACCAAATTCAAGATACTTATGGAGAACTGTGACTACACAGTTCTCGAAGGTGATGATGTTGAAATGGTCACACCTGCTCTTGACCCATCACGCCAAATGCAAGATGAGTATGAACGCAAGCAAGCGGTGGCTCAAGGATGGGCTTGCCCCGAATGTGAGTACCCTCTCGCTAACAGTGAGTTGGAGTATCGTGTTGACGAGTTCGTTGAAACAACCGAAATGGAATTGTCCAATGGTGAACATGCAGAAATTGAACTGTGGCGTTGCCTCATCAACTGTGGTGGTTGCGGTACAGTGATTCCTATGGAACCCGATGACTACCACTTGATTGCTGGTGATGGCCTCTTCATGTCGTGGCGAAGTAAAGACTACAGGTTCACTGCTTTGACACGAGGCGACATGAAAGACTTGGCTGATGCTGGCGTACAAACAGGTCATGTACTTGGGAGCAAGTACGATGGACAACGAGTACCTCCGTGGATGTGGGGTATTTATGCCATCAAGACTCAACTACGAGAGAGTAGTGAAGAAGAGTGAAGCGGAACACCGAGCGGGATTACTGGGTGGACGATTCCAAAGTCCAAAAGTGGTCAGCCGGTAAGGGGAAGATTCGTCTTGCTTGGACTAAATGGTTAGGTCGTAATTGGATTGACCTGCGTATCATGCGGAGAGAGGATGATGGATATGTACACACACGACATGGAGTTCGCATTTCACCCGACCAACTACGCTCAATGCTACCAGCACTCAACGAGATGCTTGAACACATCGACAACACAGAAGAAGAAGAGAAAAGGAAATCCCCACCCAATGAAGATTAAGGGTGAAAGTATGAGAGCGTATCGTTTAACTTGGCAACAAAGAAACAGGGTGTGGGTCTTCAAAGACGGACCACTGCGAGGCGAGCCGTTGTTCTATGGCTTCGATGGTGTCATCACTAAGATGCTCACCAAGTTAGGTGCAGTGAAGTACCGTCGTGCGTTGAATGATGGTTGCCACCTTCTCTTAGGCGAGCGACCATTCCCTGCTTCTTTCGCAATGAAAGTAATGTTCAAGGAGAACACGGGCGCACGCTACGAGCATGATGAACTTGGTACTGGTTGGCTTGAATGCGAATTGCTTGATGCTTGTTATGATGTACTCCATGTCGCCGTCGAGGTGAAGTAATGCTCCTATCACGAGCGACTATCATCGTTTCAAAAATGCCTCACCGACTCTCGGTGGAGGACTTAACGAGGGAGGAAGCCCACGAAGTGTGGGCCTTCTTGTCAAGTGAAGACAGGCTCTCAATGACACGGCAAGCAGTGAAGGTACAACTCGCTAAGGAATGCGGAGTGTTCATCGAACAGATGGATGCGGTAGCCAACGGTGCTACACTCACCGAGTTGTTGGTATGGGAATCATCCGATAGCGAGGGTGGTACACTCACACTGGAAAACATCACTGCTATGTTTCGTAATCCTAATCAAGATGATGAATGGGTGATTGAACTATGTCGCATGATGAATCCATACGAAGGAGAACTGGCTTGGCGTTGGGCGTTGGGTGAACGACTCATCATGCTCCGCAATAGAATGCGTACATGGAGCAAGAAGGTTTCTGTAAAAAATGACACACTACTACCAACTGAAACACTTATCGACATAGCGTTTGGTGAGGTCGATGCAGAAGTAGTCACTGATACATCGGTCTTCAAACGACTACGCAAATGGGTAGGTGATGAGCCGGATGCTTGGTGGCTTGTACCCGATTGTGCTACACTACTCCACATCAGCGATGGTGCGGTACGCAATCGCAGGGGTGACATTGACATTGAGTTCACTCCGCTCACTGGTGATGCTGAACCCTGTTGGTCATGGGTGAATGCAGTGGGAACGCTAAGGCATCATACCGTCAATCAACAACTTTCATACTCAAAGTATCAAGAACCCATGTCACTGTCGTGGGCTGAATCAATGACAGTGCTACAAAAGTACCCGAAGAGTGGGTACATCATACTCCATGAGGGTGAGTACCACCTGCTAACAAGCGGCTCAATCACCCTCTATGCTCAAGCCCTCACGGTGAGGCGCATCAAGAACATCGGCTACGAGTTCACGATAGGCTTCAAGGATGGGCTGGACATTATCGACACTGCTACTTTTAGAATGAAAGAAATGGTGTACGACCTTGAGAGTTCGTTGAAGATGCGTGGCATCACACTACACAACTCTCACACCACCCATGACATTCCCGATGGCTTAGTGCTGTCACTGGTGTACACTTGGAGTCCGAGTGATGATTGGCACTTGCGCTACGCTGGTACTCATCGTGACATGGGTATCAGTGATGTGGATGAGATAGTGGACTACTACATGCTGGTGGGTGAAGACAATGAGTGAAACAATGCGAAGCGTCGGATTGGGTATTATCATAATGAAAGTAAGATTCCAAGTGTCCGTATCGAAGGTGACATGGGGATTTGGTTTCCGTACTAACATGTATGTTGACTTGGGTGAAATGAATGAGCATCAACGACTCGCCATGCAATTATGGTGCGATGAAAACGACTTGCTCTTACAGTCAAGGGTGCAAGAAAAGGAAGCACTGAAAGCATGGGTGGATGCTCTTACCCCCTACGAAACGCTACTGTGTGACACACGGGGCTGGGAACGCATGAAATGGATGATGGCTACGCCAATGCCCCAAGCAAGGAGCAAATCATGGAATGACTTCTATGAATGGGCCGAGCAATGGGACAATCTAAATGATGGACTGAAACCGAACTGATATAAAGAACAAAAGAAACAGAAGTTGAGAACAATGGCAAATTGGAATGAGCAAATACGACCCACTTCATGGGATGAGATTGTCGGAAATGGGGATTTCACGACAGCCTTCAAATCATGGGCGGAGTCGGGTGAGTACCCACCGGCACTCCTACTTGTAGGACCATCCGGTACGGGTAAGACCAGTGCGGCTAACGCAATTGTTCACACCATGCTCGGTAAGTGGAACAACGAAATGAATGTTCTATGGGTCAACGCCAGCGACGATAGGGGGATTGATTTCATCCGAAAGGAGATTAAGCAGTTCGCCCGTTTAAGCGGGGTAGGGGTATCTCGTAAGGTCGTGGTGTGCGATGAGGCGTGCGGGCTAACTGTCCCATCGCAAGACGCATTCAAAGGCATCATGGAGAAGTACGCTCACCGAGTGCTGTTCGTTCTCACCGCTAATTATCCCGACAAGATTCGACCGGCCATCAAGAGCCGTTGTCAAACCTATGTCTTCAACCCAGTCACCGCTAAGGAGGGTGCAAAGCACCTCGCTCGTCTTGAGTCAATCGGTGCGCCCAGTGAGTGGACACAGCACTACGAGGCTGTTGTTGAGCAACATGCTGGCGACCTGCGTTCAGCGGTTAATTACTTGGAGAGCCTACCGAGGACTCCCGAATCACTTTCCTCCCCATCCGAGGCATCCGAAGATAACGATGACTGGATGAACTTCACACTATCCAACAGTTGGCTTGATACACGAGAGTCGCTGTTAGATTCTTTATATCGGGTCGGCAACAGGCTGGCTATGATGAACAATTTCCACCGAACTGTCCGAGGACACTTCGATACTTCGCCCGATGTGGCGTTTACCGTACTTGAGGTATGGGGCGGCATGATGGAGAAGGTACACGAGTGGCCGGGAAGCGATGACGCTTTCGTTGATGTGTTGGTGGCAAGACTAAGAAAACAAATAGAGGTGAATACATGAGTTGGAACGAACAAGATGAATACATGGAAGAAGAAGCAAGCAACGGATTTGCGGAGGCAACTACGGAAGTAGCCCTCCCACCGGGTGTAGCGCAACGAATTGTTGCCTACGCAGAACGAACGAACAAGATAGCAAAAGAGGTCAAGGAAGAGTATCTTGCATACATCGCCAAAGAATATGGTGTTGCAGACATTAGCACTGAAACAGATGAAGATATTCTCATCGACTGGGCCGAGCAAATCTTCGTACAAACCCGAAAGCAAACTGGTGGTAGCAGTAATACCAGTATGTGGGTTGGCTCTTTTGTTGGCGTTGCTGACCGAAAGAAGGACAGACTACAGAACATTGTACGCTCGAATGTAGCACTGTACAACAAAGACCCTGCCGAGGCTATTGGTACGGGTCGTATAGGGTTGTTTGAGAAGCAGGGCGATGTATGGGCCATTCACAACAAAGAAGGGCTTACAACACTCACAAACAGTTCAAGCGAAGACCCACCACATGGAATCAAGAATGGTGACGAGTGGTTGTGTTTGGTGACTCGCAAGGGTCTTCCATCACCTCAAACTCGCATGGGTCGATACGCATACTTCCTCGGTGGGGAAGAAGGAAACTTCGTGAACAACAACGCTGTTTCACTGTGGAAGGTTGACTTGACCAATGAGAACGCTGACATGTCGCTTGACATTGGTAGGCCGTGTAAGATTTCAGTTGTTCCACCTCGTGAGAACACCACGAATGAATACTTCAAGACTGTTCTCGGTACATACGATGACTTCTCACCGAACTACACTGATGAGTTCCTACCCGAACAGTTCCGGTCACTCTTGAAGCCAGCCAACTACTGGACTATGGCTGACCATGAACTCTTCACTCCTATTGATGGGCTTGAAGAAGCCTTTGAGAACAAGAAGGAGCGCACCGAGATTGGAGGCCGACAGGTCACCTACGGTCCTCTTGTCGTCACTAAGGGTACGGTCAATCGCATGAGTACAGAACCTCGTGATAGCGAGTACGACCCGGAAGGGTTCAACTACAACATGACACTTTCAAGCACCATCGTTGGTGACATTGATTGTTGGATTGCTGGTGCTGTCGGTGTGATGTGTGACCCGTTCACAAGCGGTTGGGGCGATGATGCCTTCGACTACGCTGAAAAGTCCACAGTCTATGTCTTTGGCCGTTTGGGTATGAAAGACCGTGACGGACTACTCACTCCCAAGATTAGCGTGATGGGAATTTACGCTGACCCACGCCGTTGCCGAAAGCGAGCGACTGGCGGCGATACAGGAGTTGGACAGTTTGAGTGATGAATGCAACTGTGTGGATGATGAAGTCGGTTGGTGTTCCACACTTCAATATGTGATGCACCCTACTACGGATGGAGAAAAGGAGTTTCCCTCACCACTCTATGTATGCGAAGGTTGTAATACAGAAGTTCCAATGGTTCGTGAATCACACCTGTGGGATGATTTGCAAAGTGTCTTACTTGAATTAGGGGAAATGATGGCAAAATACACACCGGACAGACTAATCGAAAATGTCACATTGCGAGAAGAAGGACCACTACAAATGAACATTGACAAGGAGGAATAATTATGGCAGGTTTTGGACAAACAGCAGAAGCGCAGAAGAAAATTAAGGATGAAGTAGTTGAGCCGGTGGAGGTTGAGAAGCCTTTCATGGGCGACCCCTTCGCTGAAATGCGAGCCGAAGATGCGGCCCGCACTCATATCATGAAGACTCACCAACTCATCGGTATCATGGGACACGACGGCACATGTAAGTCGGCTATTGTTCTCGATGCCTTCGTGAAGGATGACACTAAGCCGGAAGACGCTACCTTAGAACTGGTGGACTTCGACGGTGGTGGAGTCATGCTCAACTCATCGGTGTACAAGAATGAAAACATCAAGTCATGGAATCCGTGGCAGATGGGTCACGACCGTACAGCACACGACTACCCCGCTACACACGAGCGCATTATGAAAATCATGCGCTACCTCATTCACGAGGCTGAAAGCGGCAAGCCGATTTGGGGTGTACTCCTAAGCGGTATTGATTCATGGCTTGAGATATGCAACCACAACATGCGTATCGTTGACTTGGGTATGGCGAAAGACTCCATCCAATCAGCAGACTACAGTGGTGGCGGTATGGAGAAAATCAAGTCACAGACAGCGTGGGGTATGCGTAATGCTCGCTTCCACCAACTCACTCGATTGAGCCGTGACCTTGTTCGGCTTGGTGTCCGTGTCTTTTGGGAAACCCACATGACCATCGCTAACTTCTCTTACAAGAGTGGCCCTGTCGATGAGTGGAAACCAGCATGGGAGAAGAAGATGAACGGCTACCTGCCCACCATCATTCACATGCAAGAGAGCCAACATCATGACGATGAGGGTGAATTGGAAAAGACAACTTTCACAGCAACATACACTAAGTGCAAGACGAATCCAAATCTTGTGAATCAATCTCGGACTGTCTTCGTGACAAGACCCGACAGTGATTACACATGGCATGGACTACCGGACTTGTATGACGGTACGCTTTGATACTCCCAGTGAGGTAGGTTTGTACAGTAATAAGTGGGCAGTTTCGACCGTTCAACGGGGGTGCGGTTTTTCCCTCCAACCACTTTTCCTACCACACTACGAGGTGATATTATGACTAAAATTACAGTGAATAAAAGCGATTTCCTATCGTTCCTTTCGTCATTCACGAAGGGACTACCGGACTTGCGTATGGAAGCATTGGGTACTCGACTTATCGTTGAGGTTGCCTATGCATCCTTTTACTTGCGAAAGTATTTCGTATCACCTACACCGTTTGCAGAAGATGGTGTACTACACATTGCTGACCTTGAGAAAGCAATCAAATTCATCAAGGCGACCAAAGAAGATACAATCACACTTAGACAAGTGGATTCTCATAAACCGCTACACATAGATGCAGGTGGGAACAAGTTGCAACTACCAAGCACTGATGATATTGAGTCGGCAAGTAAGTGTGTGTACATCCGTGGTTTGCTAACAGCATCACAAGAAGCAGGGTGGGGTGAGTTCGGTACAGACCGGCTTAGTACACATGCTACGATGATGACAAAGGACTTACTTTCATTCGCAAACATGCGTGGACTTCTCGGCAAAGATACAGACTTCAAGTTGCGTATTCATTGTGGTGAGGGAGAGATGGGTATAGTGGGTGGTAAAGCATCGACTGGTCGCTTGTTCACTACACTACCTGTGTCGGACACTGATGGCCCTGCTACCACCATACAGTCGATGTTCACGGACAGCCTACCTGCTTCGTTGAACTACCTTGATGATGGTGTCACTCGTATGCACATGGGCAACAACACTCGTGTTATCTTTGAACAGACAGCAACACTGTTGGTTGTCGTAAATGTAGGTGATGATTGATGATTATTGATTGGTTCACCGATGACCCATACGACCCACCCGTTCTCTATGAGCGTACTCGTGGGGCTGATGGGGTACTACATGAGCGATACATCATGAAGGGCGATGAAGACTATGTTGAGCCTTTCTTTTGGGTAGCGCAAGCCGCACCACAGTATGTGATGAACCGTCTTAGGGCGCACAGGGCTACCGTACACAAGGACATTACAGCAACAGGGCTTGATAACAAGCCGCTGATGAAGGTGACAGTACGCCACCCGAATCAATTGTGGGAAGTCAAAGAGAAGTGTGGTAAGTGGACATACGAGGCTGACCTCAACTACCTCGACCAAGTGTTGCTCACGAATTACCCCGACAAACTACCGGAGTTCAAACCTCGGATATGGTACTTCGACCTTGAGTGGGACACGGAAGACCAGTCCACTACTGTCATGGCTGTGTCCGATACATTCAGTGACCACCCTGTAGTGTTCGCTTGGAGTGAGGAATCTATTCGTGACACAGTACGGAAGACCGAATGGATTGACCGCTACGAAGGCTACGAGTTGCGTACCTATCCTAACATGGATGAGATGCATGACGGCTTCTTGTCATACCTTGAGGAATGCAACCCCGATATGCTGGTCGCTCACGCTATTGCTTGGGCTGACTTGCCTCACTTGTACGAACAACTGGGTGTCGAGCGGGACCGCTTATCACCTGTTCGCAGGGTGATTGCACCCAGCAAGAAGACGGGCGCATACCGTACCACAGCACAACCCATCAAGGGCCGACTCATCTTTGACACTGCGGCGCAGTGGACCGATGGTAGTGGCTTTGAGGGTATATGGCAGAAGTCCGGTAAGGGTCAAGCACAATCTCGTAAGTTGGACTGGTTCGCTACTGAACTTGGTTTCAGTGGTAAACTAACCAACGACATAGAAGGCATGACAGTCTTCAATGGATGGAAGGACTACTACGATGATTTCGTTGACTATTGTTTGGTCGATACCACGCTGTTGCGTGACTGTGATGAGAAGTTGAATTGCATCTCTTATCACATTGCTATGCAACAGTTGGCTGGTGTATCGTTCGGTAGTACACACAAGGTCACCCGATACTTCCGAGGGTTGATTGGTCGGCGCACTGACCTCAAAGCACCCTCATCATACCTCCAAGACCGCCCCGAACTACAGGCGGCATGGGTGATGCCACCCGTACCGGGCCGACATGAGAATGTTGCACTGGTCGATTTCGCATCCCTATATCCTAACATCATACTCTCCGCCAACCTATGTTGGACTACATTGGTTGACGAACCGGGCGAAGGTATTCTCACACTGAAAGTACCACCAAAGGCTGACAAGAACGGCAACTTCATCCCCGGAACCGGTGGTACTTTCCATTGGAAGCAAGATGAAGAAGGCATACTTCCCTTCGTTGTTAAACAAATGCTCGCTCTCCGTAAGGAGTACAAACGCCTCATGCGTGAGGCTGATGACCCCGATATCAAACTGGGCTACAACATGCTTCAAATGGCCGTCAAGGTCGCTGTCAACGCCATCTATGGTATGACGGGGAGTAAGAAGGTTGGTGGACAGTGGAGTAGTTATGCTATCGCACAGTGCATCACCTACCTCGGTCGTGAGTCCATCAGTATGCTGGTGGACAAGAGCGAAGAAATGGGCTACCGTGGCCTCGCAGGTCACACTGACTCGTGCTACATTCAAGTGCCGTTCGATGAAGCGGAAGAGGTGGCACAGAAACTCACCACCATTGCTCAAGATGAAATGGGACTAAAATATCTCGATGTTGAGTTGGAGGCTTTCTTCCCATACTGGTTCACTGCTGGCATCAAGAACAGAAACTTTGGTGTGAAGTCATGGCCTGTCGAAGAAGCAGGTAGCATGAAGGTGACAGGCTTCGCTATGAAAGCATCAAGCGCAACACCATTCACTAAGCGTGTACAGAAGGAAACATTCAATCTCATTTGCAGTGGTGCTGATGAAGGTGAAGTCTTCGATGCGGTACGCCCTATGGTCAAGGCTGTCTATGGTGGCGGTGCATTGGATGATGTGACCGCCTACGGTCGTATCTCAAAGAAACTCAATGAATACGACAAGGTAGTACCCAACACGGCTAAGGCGGCAAGATATTCAAACAAGTACAATAACACTGATTTTAACAAAGGTGACAGTATCAAGTGGGTATTCATCAATGGTGTACCCGAAGGTCAACCACAATGTAATGTGATTGCCTATGACGATGCATCGGAGTTGGATGAGTATGAAATTGATTGGTCAACATGCGTTGAAAAGATGGTGACAAAGAAACTCAAGACGGTGTACGAAACACTTGGATGGGACTTAGAACGACTCACTGCGAAGCGAGTATTGAGGGAATGGTGAATAAAATGGTGGAAAAGAAATGTATTGTTTGTAGTGAAATTTTTACTACAACATCGAATGTAAGTACGGAATTAAAGAACATGTGCGAAACATGCTACAGTAATAGAAAACAATCTCGGATGATGGCGAACTACACTAAGAAGTTAGAAGCATCAATCATATCATTGGAGGACCGAGTGCTACAGTTAGAAAACATGCTTAGTACCACTGTGGAAGTAATGGTGGCGGCAGAAGTGATGAATCAAATAACTCAACTACCAAACCCCCTATTGAAAATTGAAGAGGTCAAAACCGAACTTGAAGGTAAATTGATGAAACTCAATACAAAGGTAGTCGAAGCAACAGGTGGTACAATGCTTAACATCAATCGCTCCAACAGGAGGAAGAAAAAATGAAGTGCGTAAAACCAATGATACACAGACCGGAGTTTCAAAGCAAATACCACTGTAAGGCTTGCGAAGCAGAACGAATCATCAAGGAAATAACAGGTGAGGAAGAATGAAGTTGATTGAAAAATGGGTAATAGAAGGCATAAAGAGTCTTAAAAACGATGTATTTACTCTTGATGAACTTAAGGGTGCGATTATAGATAAAAAAGGTTCAAGTATTTATATCGGAAGTCCTACTCAATTAGCCCACTATTGTAAAAGACACGCAAGAAAAGTTTCTGCGGGAACATATAGAAGGTCAAAGTAATGAACAAGGAGGAATACAAATGAGCAGAATTGAAGACGAAGTATGCAAGAAGATTGCACAGCGAGCAGAAGTAGGCAAGAACAAGTACGGGGTCACTATGGAAACCGCACCACTCTCCCGCCTTGAATGGCTTATCCACGCACAGGAAGAAGCGATGGATTTGGCTGTGTACTTACAGAAGTTGATTGAGATGGAGCAAAAAACTATCCACGAAAAAATGCAAGAACGAGCCGACCGTATTAACGATATGAGGCGAGCGCACAGTATTAACAAATGGAATGATGAGGCGAAAGAATGAGATGGAATCCTACTGGTGATGATAGTCGCCCACGCATTGACGATTACCTTGAGGCCACTGGTAATCAATTGGAGGCTGACTCGTACAAGAGTAGCACCTACGCTTGGAATCCGAATGAGGATGACACTACCATCCTCCGAGTCACCAAGTCGAGTTATGGTACATTCGGCTGGTGTCCACAGCAATACTACCTTGAGAAGTTCAAGGGCTTGCGTGGAGAAACAGTTGACCACCACATACGAGGGCTGAATGTCCACGACATGATGGAATGGTTTTGGAGTAACTTCACCGACGAACAAGAAAAATCAGTGTTAAAGTTAATTGATGAAGGTGATTTACTTGAGGCTGAAAAGTTGTTCAACAGTGCTATAC